AAAATAAACACTATATTAAGAAGTATGAAGAAATTGGCTGCAAATGATGATTTAGCAACATACTCTGAGTTTTATTATAATATGAATTCACCTTATGTATTAAAACCTAAACCTTCTGCTAAAAATAATCAAGGATTGAATTATTATAGTTCTATTGGGTTACAAAATAGAATTAAGAAATTAACAGTTGAAGTTAATGAATATACTGATAAGAAAATTGTATTGAGTGGAAAAGCATTATATATGTCTCATGTTTTACATGAACTTCATGAATATAAAGATGATTGGAATATACGTGAAATTGCTAAGTTTTTAAAAGATCATCATTTTAATGGAAATGTTTCTGAGGTATATCGTAACTATCATGAAAAATATAAAATTTTTTAACAAAAAATGTTTAAGTACTAAATCCAAGGGTATTTATATAATATAGAAATAATATTGGAGGGATGAGATATGAATATAAATGATAAAGTGGTAATAAAAGACTTAGGCATATTTGGGGTAATTGCAGGTGTTATATATGACAATGGCAAAACTACATTAATAGTTAGAGAGAATTTGACCGATAATGAGTATGAATGTAAATATAGAGATGTCATTAGTAGAAAAGATTATAAACAAATGCTACAAGATAATGTAGAAAACGACATTACTAAAAAGGTCAAAGAGACTACTGATATCATAAAAGGTGGGAGATAAGATTTGAAAAGTTTAAAATCGTATGGCAATAGAAAAAAGTGCGAACAAAAAATAACTAAAGTTAAAGTGAATGATAGGAAAGATTTTAGTTATGAATTATCCTTAATCCAAAACGATTATCTTAGAAGTTTCGCTGAGTTCTGTTTGAATAATGCACCTGATTATTTTTACACATACCCTGCTTCAAAGAGTGGAGAATACCATCCTAGATGTAGTAATGAACTTTACGGGTTGACGAGACATGTCAAAATGTGCGTGAGGTTAGCTGATGAATTAATGAAAGATGGATTTTTATTCCCTTTTGACGAAAATGAAAAAGACTTAATTTATGTAGCATTATTGTTGCATGATCTTTGTAAATGGGGTGTGGGTAAGTACAAAAACTTCCGTAAGCACGGGGGTATAGCTGTACATTATTTGGAAGAATTAGTTCAAGGTACTGAATTTGAGAGTTTTATATTTAGTGAAAGTTGGTCAATTATAAGTGGTGCTATGAGACGTCATTTAGGAAAATATAGTGAAGAAGTATATGGATTACCACAAAATGAACTGGAACTATTTGTAGCAAGAGTGGACTATATATGTTCGCTGCAAGTACAGGACGAAATAGAGGATTTAAAAAATGAAGAAATTAGAAAAAAATAAAAATTTCTTTATTATATGTTTGAAACTTAAAAAGAGTGGTATCTATATATTATAATAAAAAATTAAAAAAGTAGTTAGTAAACAAAGGATTTCTTATATATTATATATGTAAGGAAAATTAAAAAAATAAAATTTTATTTCTTTATTATATGTTTAAAACTAAAAAATAGTGGTATCTATATAATATAGAAATAAAAAAATTAAAAAATGAATTGGGGGAATGATTTATGATGAATACAAATACTTTTAGTGAGAGATTAGTAAATGAAAATATGAACTTAGTTAAACAAGTTATATGGCAAGATTTTAAAGGTAATTTAAACATAAGTAGATTAGATAGAAAATATTTATTAGACGAAATGATAAGTGTTGGTAATATAGCATTAGTTCAAGCATCACATACTTGGGATGAAAGTAGAGGTATTAAGTTCTCAACATATGCTGGAACATGCATTAGACATAAGTTATACACATATTTAAACCAAGAATATCATAAACAATTAGATGATGAACAATCAATAAGTATGTCAACTAAAGTAAATGATGATGGAGAAGATGTTAATACATTAGAAGATTTACTAGGTGATGAAAGTTATACTCATGAATCTGAATTAGTATATGCAATCTATAGTGCTAGTGAAAGATCTAAAGTTAAAGATATAGATAAAATAGTAAAATTAATAGCAAAAGGATATTTGAAAAAAGATATAGCTGAAGAATTAAATATAACTACAACTGGATTAAACAAAAGATTAAACGCATTCAAAGAAGAATTGGTAAGAAGTGGTTTTAAATATTAAAAATAGGTTCACTTTTTAATAGTAATTAAGTATATTATAAATATAAGGGGGATGAGGATATGGAAAACAAACAAGGTTGGAAACTTTGTGAAGTTTGTGCAAAATGTAAGAACAAAAAGAAATGTGGTTATAAATTTAGTGTTAAAATACAAGCATTTCATTGTAAGAAATTCACACCTAGTAAAGAGGAGGTGAAGGGCAACGGTAAAAAAGGTAAATAAAACTTTGAAAGTGTTAGTTAATTTGTTGTATGAAACATTAAATAAGATAGATTGTTATACTGACGAATGTCCTTTTCAAAAGGTTTGTGAGAATTATTGTTTGTATCATAACTTAACTTTATGTGATGTATTATGGGATTTAAGTAGAGGAGGTAAGTAATATGAGAGAAAAAATAGAATTAGTTGAAAACCTAGATGTTGATTATTTATATGTATTAACTCAATTTTTAAAGACTAATCCACAAATGACACCTGTTGAATTAGAAAAATTATTAACTGGTATATCATATGAGTTTGGCGAATCACTAGAATTTACTCCTGACGAAATATTTGATGAATCATTAAATGTAGAAGCAAAATGTAGTTTAGTTAGAAATAAAGCTATAAGCAAAAAGAATAATTTATAAAATATAGTTGTTAATGTAGTAAAAATAATAAAATTTTGGAGGATATGAGTATGAATATAAACTATAAATTAAAAAGTGTTATGGGAAGTAAAAAACAAGTTAGCAATAGAGTAATGCCACAAAATGAAATAGTTATAAACTCTGATAATGAATTCGTATTACATTTTTATGAGGACTTCGCTCAAGATTCTGTAAGAGAAGCAACTAGGTTATTAAGATTATTTAATGAAGGTGTAGTTGAATTAATGGACGTCAATGAAAAGTTAGCTAAGTTAGGTGAACCTGAACAACCATTACCAACATTAAGAATAGTAATAACATCTTTAGGTGGATCAATGTATGATTTATTAGCTATAACAAATGAAATAATGGCTTTAAAAGACTTAGATGTAGTGGTTATAACTGAAGCCAATGGATATGCGATGTCATGTGGATTCCTATTATTTATGTTAGGTGATATAAGAACTGTAACTAGTGATTTTTGTACTGAATTACTATACCATGAAGTACAAATGCATGGTATAGTACATGAAAATGGTAACTTACTTAAAAAAGATATTGAACGTGCTAATGATATAATACTTAGAAAATACAAAGATATAATTGTAAGTGAAACTTTAGTTACTGAAGAAATGTTAGAAGAATATAGAGAAAAAGATTGGGTAATGGGTATAGAAGAAGCTAGAAAATTACGTATAGTAAATGACAAATATTTATACGATAAAGCAATGAGTGTGTTACAAGAGTTAAGTGAGGATGATGAGAAAAAAGTAGAAGAAAAAGAAGATAAACCAAGTAAAGAAACTAAACCTAGTAAAGAAGAAATAGAAGAAGTTAAAGAATTAGAAAATAAAAAAGATGAAAAAGTAGAAAAAGAAGTTGAAGAAATAGAAAAAGTTGAATCAAGTGACAATGATATAGAAAGTATAATAAAAAGAGCTATAAAAAAGAATAGATAAGGAGAATAATTATTATGGATTGTTATTTAAAAGATGTTTTTGATAAATTTGAACAAATAAAAAATACAAGCGCTAGAACAGGTAAAGAATCATTACTTAGACAATATGAAGATGATGAGATGTTCAAAACAACTCTAAAATTTCTTTTAGATCCATATATTGTAACCAATGTAGGTGCTGCTAAACTGAAAAGGTTTAGTAGCCCTTATATGGAACTTGATGGATTTGAAGAATACATAGATAGACTGAAAAAGTTTAGTAGCCCTTCTATGGAACTTAATGGATTTAAAGAATATATAGAGTTTTTAATTAATAAAGCTGATGGAAAACAATCTACTGTTAATATAATTATGGATTATATCAATAAACAAGATGGTGTTTATGAAGATTTTCTAAAAGATTTGGCTACAAAATCATATAAAATGGGATTAAGTAGCAAGACTGTTAATAAAATTTATGGAGATGGATTTATTCCTGAATTTAATGTTATGTTAGCTCACCCATATGATGAAAAAGATTTAAGATGTAGATTCATAGTAACATCTAAATTAAATGGTTGCAGGTTAATATGTGTGGTTGAAAATGGTGAACCATTATTTTTCACAAGACAAGGTAAACCTATGGAAGATATGATTCAATTGGAAAGGGAAATGTCAAGATATGAAGATGGCGTTTACGACGGTGAGGTGCTTGCCATTGGGGATTATGTTGATAGTGATGCACAATATAAAGACACTATTAAACGTAGTAGAGTTAAAGGTGTTAAAACTGGATTGAAGTTCGTCATGTATGATTTTATAGAATTGGATGAGTTTAAGAAAAGTGTATCAACAATACCTTGTGAAGAAAGAAAGGAACATTTAAAAGAATTAGTTGAAAATTATGGAATGAGTTATAGCGAATATCTTAATCCATTGTACATAGGTCACAATAGTTCTATATTAAAACCATTATGTGAACGATTGACATTAAGTGGTGAAGAAGGTATCATGATCAATAAAGCTGATGGAAAATATCAATTCAAGAGAACAAATGAAATATTAAAGTATAAGTTATTCCATGAAGGGGATGTTTTAGTTACTGATATAATTGAAGGTGATGGAAAACTTAAAGGAACATTAGGAGCTTTAAAAGTTATATACATGATAGATGGCGAAACTTATACAAGTAAAGTTGGTAGTGGATTTACTGATAAAGATAGAGATTATTATTGGAATAATAAAGATGAGATACTTAATAAAATAATCGTAGTTAAATATAAAGTAGTGCTACCGCCAAGTGAAGATGGAAATAGAGGATTATTATTTCCTGTCTATCAAGGAATTATAAGAGATGATAAAACATCATTAGATGATACAAATATTGAATAAATTTTGGAGGTTGATAATTATGAATTTTAAAGTTGGGGATAGAGTTATTATAGGAGGATATTCTCCTGCAATTAGAGGTAAAAAAGGAACTATAGTAAGTATAAATGAGACAACTTTATCGGCATTTGTGGAATTAGATTGTGGGGAAAAATTATTAATCCCTGCTCGTTTTCTAATTAAGGATGAAGGTACTGTATTTACTGTATTTAACATAATTGAAAAAAGGTTAGGTATAGATGCTTGTGAATTAGAATATGAGTGCTTGATCACTTGTGAGCTAGTTAATAAGTGGCATAAAAAACTTACATCATGTAGTTCAAGAGAAGAATATGCTCAAATAGTAAATGGTGTTGATAAGGATTTAACAAAATTCAATTTAACGTGGGGGCAATTTATACAAGCTATGACGAATAAAATTGAATTGGAAAAGGAAATTAAAAAATGGAATCAAAAATAGTAATATAAAGGTGGTGATGTGAATTAACAATAGATAAATTAAATGAAATATTAGAGAATCATGACTCATGGTTAAATGATGAAGGTGGAGACCGTGCTAATTTAAGTGGTGCTGACTTAAGTGGTAGTGATTTAAGTAATAGTGATTTGACTGGTAGTGATTTAAGTGGAATTAATTTATTATACTAATTAAAAATAGGTTCATTTTATTATATAATCTAAGTATATTATAAGCATAAAGGGGATGATACAATGGACGACTCGTATCGGATAATAGTAGTGAAGTATATAATTTTACTTATTGTATGTGTTTTATCTTTATTCAAATTGATAAAAATATTTTTATAAGGAGTTGATGTCTAATGGCACAATATCTAAATTATGGTGTATATAGAGATAAGATGTATGGATTAAACGTTTTACTAACTGAAAACAAATATAAAACTATAGTAATGTGTACTTTTAGTGAATTATCTGAAGGAAAACGTGATAAAGTATTTACTACAAAAGATAATTTCAATTTCCCATTAGAATCTGAACATACTGAAATAATTTATCAATTAAGAGATACTTACACATTAGCAATAAAGGTTTTAAATAAAGTAGAAGATCGTGATGAAATAGAATGGTTTAATAATTTTGTTGAAGCTGAAATTTATAGAAGTGCGTATAAAGAAATGATTAAAGAGGAAGAAAAGAGTAATAAACCTAAAGTTAAAATAGAAGATGTAATATTAAATGAAGACACTAAACATGAAATAACTCAAGTAATAGACTTTATAAGTAAACGTGAAAAATATACTGATATGGGCTGCAAAATACCTACTGGATATTTATTATATGGCAAACCTGGAACAGGAAAAAGTTTAATAGCAAAAGCCATATCGAATCAATGTGGTTGTTATTTCAAATCATATTGTGGTGGTGAATTTGCTAATAAATACGTTGGTGTAGGTGCTGATAATATTAGAAAAATGTTTGAAGAAGCAAGGAAAAACGCTCCTTCCATAATATTTATCGATGAGCTCGATGCGTTAGTTATGAAACGACATAGTGAAAGTAACGGTGAAGATATCAAAATGATAACGCAACTCCTTAGTGAAATGGATGGATTAAACTCAACGGATGATGTATTCGTGATAGGATCTACAAACGCAATGCACCTTATGGATGATGCTATCTTAAGAGAAGGTAGATTTGATAGAAAAATAAAAATCGATGAACCAAACTACGAAAATAGAGTAAAAATATTTGAGTTATACTTAGGAAAAATGAAATGTGATGACACTATAGACTGTGAAAAATACGCTGAATTAACTGAAGGTTGTAATGGAGCTAGAATAGCTGCAATTTGTAATGAAGCTGGTATTTTAGCCGTTGATAGAGATAAAGAAGCTATAAGTGATGATGAAGTTATTACGATGATGGAAAGAATATTAAGTTTTGATAAAAATGAAAATGTCATGGAAACTAAGAGAACAATAGGTTTTAATAGTTAATTAAAGGAGGTTATTGAATATGGATAAATGTTTTTTATGCGATAGTGATAGTTATATGATTACCAACACAGGAGCTTACATTGATATAATAGATGGCAATAGGTTAGGTATAGATTTTGATAGTCCTCACGTGTCTGAAATAGATATAGAAATTAACTTTTGTCCTATCTGTGGTAGAAAATTAGAAAGTACAACGGATAAAGGATATACAATAAGAAAATAGGAGGATTAATATGATAGAGATAGAATTAATCAAATTTATAGTAATAACAACGCTATCAATATTTATTATAAATTTGATAATAAAATTAGATAAAGATTTTAACGTTAAGAGTTATATATACGGAATTGTAATGGGAACTCTTATAGGTATCTTGTATTATATTTTTTAGATATGTTAGGAGGAGATCTAATGTATGGTGTAAAAACATTTTATTCATTAAAAGGATGTGTGGACTACGCAAATAGAAATGATTATGAAATAATAACTATAATTCCTAAAAAACTTAGAAAAAGTGTACATTATTTAGATGTAGACGAGTTTGAAATGGTATATAAAAAAGAAATAAAGGAGAGATATTAACTTGAAAGAAGTGTATATAGTTAAAATGTTTGACGGTGAAAGTAGTTATATATTAGGAGTGTTTTTATCAAAAGATAAAGCGGATGAATATGCAAATGCGTATGAAAAAGAGCAAGAAGAACTTTATGGATATGCATACGACACATGTCATGTATCTAGGTATGAAGTGATTGAATAAAAAATATCTTTTAGAGGAGGTAAAAATATGAATAAAGAAAGATGTGAATTTTGTAATGATCAAGATAATACTATAGATGGTATTTACCAAGATAATGAAGGTAATTATATATTGAGAGTATATGCTGGTGGATGGGATGAGTATTTGGATGATTTCGATTATGGAGAAATTGAAGTTAAATTTTGCCCAATATGTGGTAGAAGATTATAGTTATTAGAAGCAGTAATTGTAAGATTGCTGCTTCTATTTTTTATAATATACTTAAATTATTTAATAAAAATTTAAAATAGTAGTTCACTAAATTAGATGTTTTAAGTATATTATAAATAGAAGGAATGATAAAAATAAGATATTCATAAAGGGGGAATCAATAATGGCTTGTAGATTTGGAAATCCATTTGGAACTGTTTGTTGTTTTGAGTGTAAAAAAGAATGCGAAGATAGATGTAAAGGTATGCCAAAAGAATTCAAAGAATGTGAGTATTATTATGATGGTAAACATGAAAATTGTATAAATGGTGAAGAACTTATAGATAATAGAGAGTTAACGAATACTAAAAATTGTAAAGATTGCTTTTACAATGCAAAAGATGTGTGTAAGATAGATGGTCATAACATTAATTATGATATCTATAGAGCATATTCATGTAAATACTATAAATACTATGAAAACAATAGACATCAAAAATAAGACCTAGTTTGAGTGAATGTAACCCTGAAATATATGAAATTTTGAAATTTGAAGGAGGAAAATAATATGAAATATAAAATAGGTGATGTTGTTAGAATAAAAAACAATTTACAAGAAGGTGAAAAATATGGGGGATGTAATGTTATAGATGACATGTTACCATTTAGAGGAACAATTGATATTATAGAAAATATAGATGAAGATGGAGATTACCATTTAGCAAATAATAATAATCCTTATGTGTGGAACGAAGGTATGTTAGAACCTGTTGAATCAAAAGAAGAAATTACACTTAGAAGTGATTTAAAATCTGTTAAACTGGATAGAGTAGGTATATACGAATATATTTTAAATCACTTAGAAGAAACATATAAAGCTAAAAATAACGATTATGGTAATAGTGTAGCTGACACTTATGACAAGTTTGGTTGTGTGTCTTTCTTGGTAAGAATTACTGATAAGTACAATAGATTGATGTCATTATGTAACCCAAATGCACCGGAACAAAAAGTAAAAGATGAAAAAATTGATGATACGATATTGGACTTAGCAAATTATTGCTTGTTATGGTTAGTTGAAAGGGAATATAAAAATCAATAAGGAGGAATGTAAAGTGGATAAAACTACCCTTATTATAGCTGTTATAGATATGGGAATAGGAATAATAGAGTTAATGTGTGGCGAAATACTATTAGGTATGGGAATGATAATATTAGGATTTCTTTTAATAGTCATTGAATAGGAGAGTATAAAATGAATAAGGTTTGTAGGGTTGTAGGTATATGTGACATGCTTGTAGGAATAATAGATTTAATGAATGGTGAAATAATAATGGGTATTGCAATGTTATTAACAGGATTTTATTTATTGTTTGTTGAATGGGAGTGATATTATGGATTGGAAAAAAGCCGTTCTTAGAGGGAAAGATATAAAAGATACGTTAAAAGAATTAGAAGCGTTAATAGACATACTACAAGAGGATAAAGAAGATTATAGACAAGCGTATTTGAAAGTTAAAGATGAAAAATTTAAAGATGAGGAATTAACAAGATTAAGAGAAGAATTAGACTTTTATAAAAGAAATAGTTTAGTCACATTAAGTGATGAACAAATGAAAAGAGCGAATGAATTCATACATGAGCATTATAAGAAATGTGATACAGGACATAAAAGTTTTGTATATACGGTTACACCAACAAATGTGATAACTGTTGTTGAATTGAGATGTCCTGTATGTGGCGAAATAATAGATCTAAGTGATTAGTAGAATAATTATTAATTTTTACTAATAGAAGTAGTAATTGTGGTGTTACTACTTCTATTTTTATAATATAAAGTATTTAATAAAAATTTAAAATTTTGGTTCACTAAATTAGATTGTTTAAGTATATTATAAATATAAGGAGATGATAAAATGAATAAAAAAGTTGTGATACCTGCTTGTTTAATAGTGTCAATGGGTTGTGGATATGCAATGTGTCAATATAAATTTAACTTAGAACAAAAGACACAAATTGAAGAACAAAAGGTAGAACAACAAAAGACAAAAACATTCAATGATGTTTCAAATTCAATAGTGAAATCTATATTGAATGATAAATTTCCAAAGACAAAATACATTGTTGATGTAAATTCACATTATGAAAAAGACTGTGTGATAATATCAATCGTAGATAAAGAATTAGATTTATATGACATGAGCAAAGATCAAAGACAAAGAATCTTAGTTAATACTGGATTTACAAAAGACATGGAATCATTAGTAAGTGATATTAAACAACTATATGACGTAACAACTGAGGTAAAACTAAGATGTTATGATATGAATCAAGGTAGACCTTTCATGACAATTGATGCTAAAGAAGGCACTATAATTCATTAGGGGGTGTGATGATGAGTAGAGTAATCAAAATGTGGTCGGACGGAGGTTGTAGAGGCAATGGAAACGACGTTAATGTAGGTGCTTATGCTTGGCATTTAGAATTTTGGGTTAATGGAACACTTAAGGTAACTAAAGATGACACTGATGGTTTTTACAATACAACCAATAACAAAATGGAGTTAATGGGCTGCATTGAAGGATTAAAGGCTATTAAAAATAAAAGGATGCCATTAGAAGTACATTTGGATAGTGCTTATGTATTAAATGGAATAACAAGTTATATTCACAAATGGAAAGTTAAAGGTTGGGTCAATAGTAAAAATGAACCTGTTAAAAATAAAGAATTGTGGATGGAATTAGACGATGAAAGAAATAAATTCACTGATATAAAATTTATAAAAGTAAAGGGGCATAGCGATGATTTAGGTAATCAATTAGTTGATGGTTTACTCAATGATACAATGAATAAATTGGAATTTTAAGGAGTGATGTTTATGGATGAAAATAAATTAGGAGTTGAACTAGAAAAACTAGCTAAAGAATTAGATGGAAATCCATGTTCTGTTTGTAGATTTAGAGAAAAATGTAGGTTGTTAGAGAGTTTTTCAAGTGAATCATTATGTACTGCAATGAGTTTAGTTGCTTCTGTATTGAAAGGAGAAGAAATTTAAAATGGATAATAACAAAAGATGTATAAATTGTGATGGAGAATTAGTGTTAGTGGATCAAAAAACATTATATGACGAGGGAATTAGAGGATACGATGGAATGGTTTACTCATATGAATGCAAAGATTGTAAGTGTTTTATCCAGGTGTTTATTTATGATAATGAAAATTAATTATAATAGAAGTGGTGATATTACAATTGCCACTTCTATCTTTATGATATACTTAAATTATTTAATAAAAAATTTTAAATTTTAGTTCACTAAATTAGATGTTTTAAGTATATTATAAATATAAGGGGGAATGAGATATGAGTTATAAATTATATCAAGGGGATTGTTTAGAAGTTATGGATAAGTTAATCAATGATGGGGTGAAAGTAGATGCGGTAATCACCGACCCACCATATGGGATAAATTTGACACCTCAAAGAACTGGAGGTAAATTTAAAGATACTAAGATTATAAACGATGATTCTTTAGAGTGGTTGCCTGAGTTTGTAGATAAAACTTATGAAATTACTAAAAATGTAGCGGTAGTATTCTGCGGATGGCAACATATAGACAAGTTCAAGATAGCTTTTGAAAAAAATTTATTGTAAAAAATATTCTTGTATGGAATAAAGATTGGTTTGGTATGGGCAACAATTATCGTCCTAACTATGAATTGATTTTATTGTTATGTAAAACAAATATAAAGACTCACTCTAATAACAAAAGCAACATTTTGACTTATAGAAGATTATCCCCTCAAAAACTTAAACATAGTGCTGAAAAACCTGTTAAGTTAATGGAGGATTTAATTTCTGAGTTAACTAACCCAAATGATTTAGTTTTAGACCCATTTATGGGAAGCTGCCCAACAGGTGCTGCTTGTATGAATCTAAATAGGAATTTCATTGGTATAGAGTTAGACAAGGGGTATTTTGATATTAGTAAAGAAAGATTAGAAAATATTAAATAAAGGAGATGCTGCATAATGGCTAAAAAGAAAAAAGTAAAAATAAAAGATAGTGAGTTAAACGTATTACATGATGATTTTTATCATTTTTGTCAAAAATTAAGTAAAGTACAACCAAATTGCAAATACCATCCTGATTGCGATTGCTTGATCTGCGCGTTCAAATGGCTCGCTGAGTACCGTCCTGATTTATTAGGTGAAAAAGAATAAAAATAAAGGAGTGATGATATATTGGAAAAGATATTATATCAATTATTAGAAACTTATAAAGATAAAGAAATAGAATTAAATAAAACATATTATGTGAGTGAATGGTCATGGAATCCAATGTGTGATGGATATATAGTAAGTCAAGAAACAATACAATATGTTGAAGAAATAAATGGAATAAAAGTATATACAACTGGAACTAATTATAGACATTATTATAAATGGGATTTATTTGAAGATTATAATGATGCTAAGAAAATGAGTGACTATAAGGATAGTTTTGCTTATGATTGGACAAAAATTGATAATTGCATTAACTACAATCAATTATCATATACTCCTGATAAGTTGAGAAAAATAAATAAAGGAGATGATTAAATGAATGACTTTAAAGTTGGAGATAGAGTGAAGGTAAAAGATGATTTAGTAATTGATACGTTTTACGATGATGGATGTAAATTTATAGGTGATATGGAATATGCATTAGGTGAAGTAGGAGAAATCATAAGAATAGAAAGAAATAGTAGATATATTATAAAGTTTGATTCTGAGGAGTACTATCATTCATATTGTTATAGTCCTAGTATGCTAGAACCTATAACAAATAATACTAAAATGAAAATATATAAAATAGGGGATAAAAGCCCTTATGATTTTCTAAACAAGTTTTGGGATGATTTTGTGAATAGGGAATGGGCTAAAATGGTGATAATAAATAATCCTGAAGTAATAGTAATAGATAAAAATTTCAATATTTTTAAAGCTAAATGTCATAGAAGTGATGTCTTTAATCCTGAAATTGGATTAGAAATTTGCTGCAAAAAGAAAAAAATGGATATATTAGAAAATGAAAAAGAAAAGAAAGTAGAAGAACTAGTGTTACTTGAAAGAGCAATAGAAAACCTAAAAGAAAATTTAGGAAAATATTAATAGGTGATAAAATATGAGAGAAATAAAGTTTAGAGTATGGGATAACACATTCAAGATGATGTTGAGTCCTAACTTGGTGGATATTGATTTTAATGAAGGTAAAATTGAAGTGACAACCGATACATTAAGGTATGAAGAAATTTATGTTGATGAAAATAAAGATTTAATAATATAAAAAATTAAAAAATAGGTTCACTTTTCTTAGTGATCTAAGTATATTATAATTGTAAGATAAAAATAAACAAATAGGAGGTATTGGTCGATGAATGATCTACTAAAAGTAAAATTAATAGCTTATACACCAAATGCTGAGGAGGTAGTAGCACAAGCTGCTAAATTATGTTATAGTAAAGTTGGTGTAGATGACATAATGGAAAAACTTACTCCTGAGAAAATAGAAAAATTCTTAGCACATTTAGTTGATATAGGTCATAAAAGCCCATTAGAACATGTATCATTTACATTTGCTATTGAAGGTATTGATAGAACTGTTTCACATCAATTAGTTAGACATAGAATAGCTTCTTATAGCCAACAATCTCAAAGATATGTTAACCTTGATGAAACATTTAAACATACTACACCTAATGTAGTAAAAGAAATGAATATGATAGATGAATGGCATGAAGATATGATGGAGATATTAGACAAATATATTAAATGGCAAAAACTAATAAAAGAATATGTAGAAACAAATGATTATCCTACTAATGGAATGAATGCTGAAAAAGTTGCTAATGAAAATGCAAGAGGAATGTTACCTAATGCTTGTGAAACTAAACTAGTAATGACTATGAATGCAAGTGAATTATTACATTTCTTTAGTAAAAGATGTTGCCATAGAGCACAAGAACCTATATGTGAATTGGCTAATGAAATGTTAAAGTTATGTAAAGAAGTAGCACCTACTTTATTTAAATATGCTGGTGCACCTTGTATTAAAGGCAAATGTCCGGAAGGATCTATGACATGTGGTAGACCTTATGATAAATTAAAATAAAAAATATAAAAAATAGGTTCACTTTTTTAAATGAGTTAAGTATATTATAGATGTAAGATAAAAATAAAGAATTGAAGGGAGATTGGTAGTATGGCAAATAATAGTAAAGCTTCATTCGAATTTGTAGGTAATTTAAGTTTAGCTGAGGATACTGACAAAAGTTTACATTATGAGGTTAGAGATTTCACTAGAGATGATGGTAGTAAAAATGAATTAAAAACTTTAAAATTAGTTATGAAATGTGGGGATGATACATTTTCACCTAGAATACAAGGTTGGGGTGGAGATACAATTTATACTTTAGATAAAACTTTTAAGAAATTAAGTTTCCCTGCTAAAGAGTATGAAAAACATTTAGATGATATAGCTAACTTCAAGAAGTTCACATTTAATGATGGTGAAAGTAGATTTGAGTTTGCTAGAGAGTTTGAATTTATAGACTTTTTAAATACAAAACTAAAAGATAATCCTTATGGAAATAGATTATTTAAAGTAAATGGTGAAATAGAAATGAGTTCTTATGAAGATAAAGAAGGTAATACTAAAATATTTACTAATTACAAAGTACAAAGAATTTATGTGGCTGATGAAAATGGTATATTAAGAGATAAAGAATTAGTAGTACATGCTAAAGCAAATGTAGTTTGTTATATAGATCATAGAGCATTAGATGAAACTGAACTTGCTGAGAAAAATAAATTAAACATAACTTATTACTTAGGACAATTCGATGGTAAGAAAAAGAAAGCTGGTATGTTAGCTGAAAGAGGATTTGTAAGACATGCTACATATGAAGTTAGTGACGACCCTTATAAAAAAGCTAAACAAGTTAGTGTATTAAAAGAAAAAATATTTAGATGTGATGAAGATACATTAGCGATGACTGGTTTTTCTGTTAATTTAATTAATAGAGGTGGTAAGGTTGAGTTTGACGAAAGCATGTTAACTGAAGAAGAAAAAGAATTTATCGAACTTGACTTCTGTACATTTGAGGACATAAAGAAAGAGCATGAGTTTGGTATAAGTGAATATATAACTGGTGAAGAAATATGTGGATTTAAAAAACCTTATTTATCAACTGGTAGTGATCAAACTAAGATAACATTAAAAGAATTATTAGCTAGTGATCAAGATAAAGTTCAAGAATCATTTGAAGTTGTTGACGAGGACGATGAATTTGGTGATTTATTTGGAGATGACGATGACTTACCTTTCTAAAAGGTGTATCCAAGGTAATATTTTAGTAAAATTGTAAGGAATTAAAACCAGGAGTTGCTTGATTAATCAATAAAAAAAACGAATTTTATTTATAAAAATCAAGTGACTCCCCATAAAAATTTTAAAAATAAAGGGGAAATGTGTATATGTTTAAAAAACCAAGTGTAAATAAGAGTGTGAATAGTTTAAATAAATTAAAATTATATCTAAGAGCTATAAATAAATTCGGGAAAACAACATTATTTAGAGATATGGTCTTAGAAGAGTATGATGGTAATCCTGAAAAAGGTTTATTAGTTGGTGTAGGTAATGAGTATGGATATGCATTATTAGATGACTTAAATGTATCTCATATCGAATCTTGGAATGATGCAATTGAATTAAAGAAATATTTAATTGCTGGTAAAGCAAGAGGAGAACATGAGATTGAGTTAGTTGGATTTGATACATTAGATGAGTTAATTCCATTATGTGAACAATATGTATGTGAATTAAGTGAAAAAAGAAGTGGTAAACCTTGTGACACAATTAATAGTGCGTTTGGTGGGTTAAATTAATTCCAGGCTCACCCTAAACCTTGTGAACCTAGAAATCTAGGGTGTATATCTCACGATAAGGAGTTATAGGAAATGATAACTAGGAGATATGCTAATGGGGGACTCCTACCAAGTAATGTTGAGGACAATCCCATGCGAAGACTCACTAATAAGTGAGTAACGTTTATCGACTATCGAAATCACATTTAAACGAGAAATACGTTAAATGGAAGAGAGTAGAGTAGATATATAATTGAAATATTATATATCGAAGTGCAAGGGTAGATAACTTGGTAAAAGAGTTATCGAGAAGATATAGTCAAGGCTCGTAGTAATACGAGATAACCTGATGGAAAAGGTGCTGATAAAGTTAAAGAACTTGTAAAAGAATATATAACATCATTGTCCAAAGCAGGATTTGGTATAGTATTTATAGCACATACTAAAGTAAAAACTATTGTTGAAAAAGGTATGAACGCTGATGAAGGGTACATGCAACTAACAAGTAACTTAACTAATGCTTATGAAAATAGTATATCTGCCGTATTTGATATAATATGTACTGGTGTGATTGATAAAAAAGTTAATGGTGGTAAACTAGAAGGTACTGAAAGAAGATTATACTTTAGAAGTGATGGATTTGTAGAAGCTGGAGGAAGATTTAAATCAAATAGTGTTCCTGAGTATATAGTGTTTGAAGAAGATGAAAAAGCCAATGTAAAATTATTTTTAACAACATTAAAAGAAGCTATAAAGGGAAGTAAATCTACACCAATAACTGATGAAGAATTTGAAAAATTAGCTGCAAAAGAAAATGAGGAATCTAAAGAAAATGCCAAAGAAGTGTTAGCTGAGGAAGAACGTAAAGAAAGACCTAGTAAAGAAGAATTATTAGTACAAGTTAAAGAAATTATTAAAAAAGATGGTAGTAAAAAAGGAACTTTATTGAAAAAAGTTAAAGGTTTAGGTAAGAGATCATTAACTGAATTAACTGAAGATGAATTATTTGATATAGTAGAATCATTATAATTATAGTAAGAGAGGTTATTAATTTAACCTCTCTTATTTTTATGGTTCACTTTTTTGTGTAATTTAAGTATATTATAAATATAAGGAGATGATTGTATGAAATATTTAAAAATGATTTTAGAAGTAGTGATTAATCTATTTATAAGTTCTTTTCTTACACATATGATATATTTACTTATGTTATATGTTTTTGGATTTGTAGTTCCAACTTCATGGTTAATACTTATAGTATTTATCTTTGCTGCATTCATTGATGTGGGGGTGGACTAATTGCGTAAAGTTAAATGTCAATATTGTGGTAAAACATTGAATAAAGAGGATGCTTATTTGGATGAATATTTCAATGATAATTTTGTGATAATTAAAAAATATTATTGTAATGAAGATCATTATGATTTAAAGAAAAATGAAAAAGTTTATTATGATAAGTCGTATGATTTATTAGCCAATATATTTGGTGTTAAAGTTAAAGCAAATTTATATTTTGCAAAATTATTTAAAGAGATTAAAAGTAATTATAAACCAATAGTTATTTATAAATATTTAGAAGAAAATGAAACTAGATTAACTAGTATATTAGAAAGTAAATATTTTGATAACTTAAACAATGAGATAGGTTATTTTATGGCAATTATACAAAAAGAAATATTAGATTATAGTAGAAGAGTTAATGAAAAAAGAAAAGTTGAAATCAAAACAAAGGATGTTTGGGAAGATGAAAATATAGAAGTAAACTTTGAAAAATCAAAAACTAATAAGAAAACATTTGAAGATGTATTGGAGGATTTATTTGAGGAAGGGGATGAATAAGTATGGAATATCCAAAGGAATTAACGAAAAATAGACTTAATAAAGAAGGGTTGCTGCTAGGAGATCTATTTAATGATATGTTATTAATCAAAGAATACAAAATAACTGAAGACATATTTATGACTGATAAAGGTAAGTTTTACTTTACTATATTATCACAACTTATGAAAAAAGAAATATTTACTCCAACAAATACTGATATACAATTGGTATTAAATGATACTCTTTTAGAAACATATAATGAATATGGTGGGTTTGAAAGAATAAAGAAACTTATGAAGGCGAGTAGTAAAGACAATTTCGATGCTCATTACGACGAGATAATGAAAAATAATTTACTATTAACATTTATTGATGATGGTATAGACTTAACAAATACAATTGAAATAAAGAATAAAAAAGGTAAATCAATTGAAAAAACTTATTTAGAAATATTTGATGCAATGAATTGTGAACAGGTATTATCATTCATGCAAACTAGAATTAGTGACTCAATACAACTTCCATCAAATAATGGAGCTATTGAAGATGATGGTATGATTGGTGATGACTTTATAAATTCTTTAACTGAAGGTACTGAATTAGGAGTACCTATAGATTCAATTAGATTTGGTAATGAAAATGTTAAGTTTATGCCTACTATTAACAAAGAAATATTAGGATTAAGACGTGGATTTGTTACTGGTATAGGAGCGTTAGTTAACCAAGGTAAATCTACTTTAATGACTGAAATAGCAATGTCATTAGCTGGTGCTGGTGAAAAAGTTTTATATATCACTAACGAAATGAAAATCAATGATGTTAAATTAAACTTTATAGCTTACACATTAGCAAATGTATTAGGTCAATCTAATATTACTAAAAAGAAATTAAAAAGTGGTGTTTTAACACCTGATGAATTAGAAAAAGTTAAAATAGCTAAAGATGTGTATAATGAAAACTTAGGTAACAATATCTTTTTAATTAGTATTAACGATTCTAACCTTGAACAGGTTAAATCATTTACTAGAAAATATGCTTTATCCAAAGGAATAACTTGTTTACTATATGATACTTTTAAAGCTGATTATGCTACTGGGGATGAGGATTACAAGGATTTAATAATAGGTAGTAGATTGATAGATAAATTATGTAGAGAGTTTAACTTAGTGGGGGTAATAGCATTGCAAATTTCACAAAGTTATGCAGGTAACTTAATATTAGATATATCAATGTTGGCTGGTTCAAAACAAGTCAATGAGGTTTTAGATAGTTTAATATTATTTAGAAATTTATTTTATGAAGAACTTGACAATGATCATAAATACTTCTGTGAACCCTACGCTTGGGTAAAGGATGAACATACTCATGAATTGGTGAAAAAATCTGTAGACATTGACAAAAAAGGTACTTATAGAATATTTTTTATAGTAAAAACCCGTGACGGGAACACATTTAATGATAGTAATACTGCCTATTTATACTCTTTCCAAGGCAAAAACGCTAGTGTAAAAGAAATCTGTAGATGTACACCTAAACGTGGTACAATCACACAAAACTATTATTCTAAATAGAGGTGTTGAAAGTTGTCTAATGATATAAAAAACCATTTACTACATAATAAAAAAGATTTAATATTACTATTGAAAGAGTATGGATACGATAAGTTTAATGTAAATGAAGATGAGATCAGGTGTAGTAAGCCTGACTCCTCTAACGGTTCTACATGTAGGATAAGACTGAATAATATGTTGAGTTGTACCGACTTTAGTAGTTCATTTAACGGTGATATATTTGAATTAATAATGTTTCATACTGATGTTACCTATACTGACATAGTTAGTAAATGTTATGAAATGTTCAATATAGAAAATATTGATGATGAGGATTTTGATGGATTAGACTTAGATTTGGATACAAGTCCAAAAGAAGTTTTGATACCAATTTATGATAAAAGTGAATTAGACAACTATGAACATGTATGGAATTTGAGATTTGTTAAGGACAACATTATGCCAAAGACCCAAGAGGTATTTGGCATAGGTTATGATTATAGGAGTAGAAGGATTACTATTCCTTGGTTTACGGTAGAGGGTGAATTACTTGGAGTGATGGGGAGAGCTTATTTCAATAACTATGGTAACTTTAAATACGTTCCTTTATTAAGATTTAAGAAACATCATAGTCTATATGGAATATATGAGAACAAAAAATATATAGAAAATAATAGAGTGTATATAGGTGAATCGGAAAAGTTTGTTTTGCAACTTCATACAATGGGTATACACAACTCACTTGCATTAGGAGGTAACTCAATAGACAATTATAGATTAAGTTTACTGGAGAAATTAAATGTTAAAGAAATTGTGTTCTGTTTCGATGAATCATTAGATATTGATACACAAAAACGAGCTTTAAAGACAACTAAAAAATATTTTAAAAACAAAATAAAGATTGGAATTATGTATGACAAGCACAACAAATATTTACCTAAGGGATCTAAGTGTAGTCCGAGTGATCTAGGTAAAGACGTGTGGACTAATATGGTAAACCATTGTATACGATGGCTAAAATAAGGAGAGGGTTAGATTGAGTGATGTAAATGATAGAATTGGTGAAGAAAAAACTAATAATTTCGGTAGTACAATGATTATAAAAGAATATAGAGGATGTATGGATATAGATGTATATTTTCCTAAATATAATTATACAACTGAACATGTGCAATATGATAATTTTAAAAAAGGAAATATAAAATGTGTTTATGAGCCTAGGACATTTGAAGTAGGGTATTTAGGCGAGGGTGAATACAACACATCAATAAATGGAAAATCCACAAAATATCATGAGATATGGATTGAGATGTTAAGAAGATGTTATAGTCCTAAATATATAGAAAAATATCCAACATATAAAGGGTCTGAAGTGTGTTCCCAATGGCATAATTTTCAAAATTTTGCAAGATGGGTTGAGGAGAATTATTATAATATAGGAGAAGAACAAATATGTTTAGATAAAGATATATTAATAAAAGGAAATAAAATATATTCTCCTCAAACTTGTGTATTTGTACCTCAAACTATAAATAAATTATTTACCAAAAGCAACAAATGTAGAGGGAATTTACCTATAGGAGTGTCTCGTATGGATAAAAAATATAGAGCTTGTTGTAGTGTAAATAAGAAGAATATATCTTTAGGATGTTATGATACACCTGAAGAAGCATTTCAGGCTTATAAAAATTTTAAAGAAAAATATATTAAAGAGATTGCTGAAAAATATAAAGACAAAATACCTAGTAAATTATATGATGCAATGATAATGTATCAAGTAGAGATTGATGATTAAGGGGAGAAGAGATATGAGAAAACAAATAACGTGGTCGTACTCAAAATTAAGTTCGTGGCACAATTGCCGATACGGATGGTATTTAAATTATGTGAAACATCAAAAAGGCAATGAGAATGTATATGGGGTACTGGGAGGCAAAATTCATAGTTGCTTAGAGGAGATATTTAAAGGTAAAATGGACATCGAAGAAGCAAAACGACAATGGATTGAGGAGTTTGAAATGTGCGAGTTACTCGATATGCATTTCCCTACTGAAAAATCAAAAGAGAACTATTATCAATCTATGATACACTGTTTAGAACATTGGGAAAAATATCCTGATAATTATAAATATTTAACTGAATTACATTTTGTATTTGAGCCGATTGAAGGTATAAGACTGCAAGGGTATATAGATTTAATTCAAATTGATCAAGAGAATAAAACCATGAGGGTTATAGACTATAAAACAAGTAGTAAGTTTAGTAAAAAAGATTTGGAAACTGAAAAGGTGTTTCAATTGATACTCTACTCGATGTACTTAGAGGAAATGTATCCTGACTACACAATATTAAATCCGTGTTTTGAGATGCTTAAATATACAAGAAATAAAAGGAACACAATAATAGAACGTAATACGGTAGATGATTTGTTTGATAACTTTGATTATAAACGTTGTTTTATTGAAGTTGAATATAATAATAAAATGAAAGAAAAACTAAAAACGTTTATAACTAGCACAATAGATGAAATAGAGAAACATAATCCTGATGTTGAAGAAGACTGGATTCCTGAACAACCTAATGGTTTCTATTGTAAAAACTTATGTGGACATTGTGAACATTGCCCATATGCCAAAAGATAAATTTTTTATCTTTTGGTTCACTTTTTCGTATAATCTAAGTATATTATAAGTGTAAGATAAATAAGTAATAAGGGGGAGCTATATTATATGAGTAAAAAAAGAATAATCTATGAAATTTATTTTCCTGCCTTTTGTAATAACTTCAAAGATTTAACTGATAAACTAGATTATGTTATAGAATTAAAAGGAATCACTAGTATTTGGTTAACTCCTTTTTACGAATCTCCTAGCACACATGGTTACAACATAAGTAATTATAAAAAGATTAAAAGAGAGTATGGAAGTATGGAGGACTTTGAAAAATTTATAAAAAAGGCTCACGACAATAATATCGAAGTATTTTTAGATATGGTATTTTGTCATACTGATTACAATCATCCATTATTTTTGGAATCAATAACTAAAGACAACGATTGTTATTTTTGGAGTGATAAACAAGAAGATTCTCGATGGAGATATTGTTATGGAAATCAAAAATGGTATTTTGCTCCATGGGATCACACAATGCCTGCTTTGAATGGTAATAACCCTAGAGTTAGAGCAATGATAGAAGATACTGTTAAGTTTTGGTTAAGTAAAGGTGTTGATGGATTTAGATTAGATGCTGTGCCTTTCATAGAACACCATGGAGTAAAAGGATTGGAGTTTTGGGGTTGGTTTAGAAGAATGTGTGAGAGCATAAAACCTGACATATACTTAGTATGTGAAGCATGGGATGAGTACGAAGTAAGTCATGCTTATGGTGAAGTGATAGGTAAAGCATTCAATTTTGAACAATCGGGGTGGATTAAACATCATATAAATAGTGATGAACCTCTTGTAATTAAAAATGATATTAAACATGATGTTAATTTCCTAGACAATCATGATATGAGTAGGGTTGCACAAACCTTCAATGGAGATTTAAATAAACTTAAAAGAAGTGCTGATATATTATTTTCTTTAGGTGGAGATATATGTTTATACTATGGAAGTGAAGTAGGACATGGAAGGGATGCATTTGTACATCAAGGAGGAGAAGGAGATTGGAAAGTCCGACAACCAATGCCTTGGTACGATGTTGAAATTCAAAGGAAAGACCCAAATAGTTTATTTAATTATTACAAAAAATTAATAAAAGAATATAATTTATAAAAGGAGAGATGTTGATATGAGTAAACATAAACATAGTAACAAAAAAGTTTTAGTATTTGTGCTAGAAACAAGTGAATATATGCTTTGTGAATATTGTTGTGTATGTGGAAGAATAAAATATATGTCACGAATATTGAACGATGACAAAACTAAGATGACAATTAAAGACATCATTAAAAAATATAAAGGTTTACCTGTGAGAAGTCTAACAAGAAAAACTGATAAATATATAAAATAAATTATGCGAAGACTAGGAAATTCCTAGTCTTTCGTAACATAAGGAGGAATTATTTATGGATAAGATTTATGTAATTAAAGTATTTAATGTGGAACATAAGAATGATAAATATACATTTAGTGAAGAAACTGCAATGATTACTTCACATCGTTTACTTGCATTAAGAACTATACATGAAAATATTGGTGGGATAGATGATTGTTGGTATAGATATTGTTTGCTAATTGAAATCGAGGATGGAAAAGTGTATGGTGAGATTGATCCATTAAATTTAGAAGTATTCAAATATAACAAACCTTTGAACATTTATGAAAAATTTGATGAGGACGAAGACATGATAAAAGCTATCGAAAAACGTTACTGTTACTATAAATAATGGTTCATTTTTCCTTGTAATTTAAGTATATTATAAGTATAAGGGGGAGATAAAGTTGAAGAAATTACGACTGATATTTTATGACTTTGAAGTTTTTCACGATGACTTTTGTGTAACATTCATAGCATATCCATCTATGAAAAGAAAAACTTTTATAAATGATAGAGCTGGATTGATTGAATTTCATAATAGAATCAAAGACAATTACATATTATGTGGATATAATAATGCTCATTATGATGATGTTATTTTTAAAACAATTTTAATTGGAGAAGATAGAATAGGACATAGCTTAAAAGAAGTGAGTGACATGTTAGTGAGCGGAAAAAATGCTTTTAACATATCAAGACTTTATAATAAAATTGGATTTGTAAACACATATGATTGTATGATAAATAAAGCTATGGGGTTAAAACAATATGAAGCATTCTTTGGTAGTAAAATATATGAATCTGATGTAGATTTCAACTTGGATAGGAAACTTACAAAAGAAGAATTAATAGAAACTGTACATTATAATATACATGATGTTGAACAAACTATTAAATTATTTGAATTAACTAAAAATGATTTTGAAGCTCAACTTAATTTAATACAAACCTTTAAGTTGCCATTAAATTGTTTTAACAAAACTAAAGCTAAATTATCTGCTATGATTTTAGGTGGTGTAAGACAACATAATTTACATGATGAGATGGAATATGGTTTTCCAAATACATTAGTTTTAGAAAAATATGGGGATATAAAGAGACATTTCGATGAGAAAAGATTTACACATGTGATTAATGAAAAAGGAACAAAAAGAAAGAATCAATTAAATATAGATGTATATGGACTGAAAACAACATATGGTTATGGTGGCTGCCATGGAGCTTTAGAAAAATATTACACTGATGATAGTGATGGAGGATTAATAGTCCACACTGACGTAGCGTCGCTATATCCTAATCTAATGATAGAATATGATTTGCTTAGTAGAGGTGTAAGTGACCCTAATAAATACAAAGAAATACTAGAAACAAGGTTAGCATTAAAACATGCTGGTAAAAAGAAAGAGCAAGCTCCGTACAAGATAGTCCTTCGATAGAGGGTCTATTCAAAACCTTATGAACCTTACCAAGGGTATGATATCTACGTTTAGTAATACCAGGAAATGGGTATGAAAGATATTGTTAACAGGGGAAGCCTAAGTCGGAAGATATGGTAATCCTGTGTTTGAATGTAATTATTTTATAAATTTAATATGAGAGGGGGTGGAGATATGATAGGTAAAAAATATGGTAAATTAACAATTTTTAAATTAGATGAAACAAAAAGTGGGAGACATAAATATTATATATGTGAATGTGAGTGTGGTAATAAAAAATCTGTTAGGTTGGATTGTTTAAAATCAGGTAATACTAAATCTTGTGGTTGCTTAATCCATGAACCTAAAGGTGATGGTCGTACAAAAGAAAAATTGTATCACGTTTGGGCAGGAATAAAAGATAGATGTAATAATCCCAATAATGCAAAATATCAAGATTACGGTGGAAGAGGTATTAAAGTATATCCTGAATGGAATGGTTCTCATGATTATATTAATTTTAAAAATTGGGCATTAAACAATGGATATCGAAGTGGGTTAAGTATAGATCGAATTGATGTAAATGGTGATTATGAACCTGATAATTGTAGATGGACTACTCAAAAAGTTCAAACTAGAAACATGAGAAATAATATAAACATAACTTATAAAGGTGAAACTCATGTTTTACAAGATTGGGCTAAGATATTAAATATAAATCCAAATACTTTATATAGTAGAGTTGTAATTTTAAAATGGTCAATTGAAGATGCATTTGAAACTCATGATACTAATAATTATATAAATGGTCTAAATAAAGCTAATGAAAAGAATAAACAAGAGTATGAGAATAAGCGTACTATGATTATAAACAGGATAAAACAATTGGTATCATCAAATACACCAAATGAAATAATAAATATAATCAAAAAAGAATATTCTATTAAAGACTCTAGGACTATTTATAAATTCTGCTGCAACACTCCAAGAAAATGTGACTTCGTTGACTGGTTAAAAAAGTTATAAAATTAAATTACATTCAAATCAAACGACTATCGAAATCTCTTGTATTCGAGAAACACGATATAAAGAGTAAGTAGAGTACATTAACTATTGGTACGTTAATGGAAGCGTAAGGTAATAATAATTGGTAATAGATTATTATTAATGATATAGTCTACTCCCCTAATAAATATCGGGAAACCGAGGGTATAAAGGAAATTCGACTTATGGTATCACTCTTGATCAATATTCTACTTTATATGACCCTAAACATGGTAGAAGTGTATGTGTTTATGGACAATTATTGATAACTGATTTAATAGAAAAACTAGAGAAGGAGTTTGGAGATAGATGTATTCCTATCCAATATAACACTGATGGGATTATCATGAAACTTAAAGATAAAAAAGATTTTGACGAGTATGTAAATGTATGTAAAGAATGGGAAGATAGAACTCGATTAAGTTTAGAGCATGACATAATCACAAAGTTATATCAAAGTAATGTCAACAATTATGTATGTATATTTGACAATGGAAAGTTAGAACGTAAGGGAAAATATTTTCAAGAAAACTCATTGTTAAAAAATGATTTACCATTTCTATCTAAATCAATTGTAAACTATTTAATATTTAACAAACCTGTGGAAGATAGTATTAAAGAATGTAGTTATATTGATTTTCAAAAGGTAGTTAAGATTGGGAAAACGTATAAATTTGTATCACATGGAGAAGAAAAAATAAAGGAAAGAGTCGTTAGAATATTTGCTAGTAATGATGAAAATGATAGTGGAGTGTTTAAAGTTAAAGACAAAATGAAGGATGGAGTTATGATTGAAGGGTATGAAAAAATTGCTGATACAAGTGAACATTGTTTTATAGATAATGGTGATATAACAAATAAAGATATTCCTAGCAATTTAGATGTTAATTATTATATTAATTGGGTAAAAAAAGAAATAAGAAGAATGGGATTTGCAAGGGATGATTTATAGAGGAATTGGATTTGAGGAGGAAAATATATTTTATTCAAGGGGATTGATTAGTATGAATAAATGTAAAGTTTGTGGTAGAGAACTAGATAAAAAATATAAACATGGTCTATGTCAAAAACATTTTGAAGAATTATCTGAATATGGATTTTTCATATCAAATACACCCCGAACATTTTATGACCCAAATGAATATGAAATACACGATAACATAGCTGAAATGAAATTATATGATAATTTACAAGAAGAAGTTGATGAGATAGTCATAGTAGATTTAGAAGACTTAGACAAAATAAAAGATATTAGATGGGATAAGAAACAATCTTGTATCACAGGAAAAGTGTTAGGGAAATCTGTACTATTACCAAATTATATTTTAGATACTGATGAAAAGATAGAACATATGAATGGTGACTTTTTAGATTGTAGAAAAGAAAACTTAAAAGTTGTAAAAAAAGAATACAAAAAGAAAAAAGTAGATAAGCGTAGAAAAGGAAAAATAGATATTACTTCTTTAGGTACAAGTACCATAGGAGTAACTGGTTCTTGTTGGAGCATTGAATATGACAAAGTAGATGGTACTAGAGGACTTATATTGATTGAAAATGGGATAAATCAAGGTGGAACTGTTGTAGAAGATTATAATGCTAATAAAAGAATGGCTGATTATATACCTTATGATAGAGCTGATTTCATGCTATATACTCATGTACATGGAGATCATCTACTTTTATCACCTGCTGGTATAAGTAGAGGATTTCATGGTAAAGTGATAATGACCAAAGGTATGAAATTATTAGGCGAAAAACTTTTATTAGATGGTGCTTTTATTCATGATAGAAACATAAAAGAACTTAAAAAGAGTGGTAGAAAAGCTGAACCATTATTTACTGAAAGTGATACGTATTTATTTTTAAACAAAGTAAAAGAAATACCTGATAATGAAATAGTAAAACTTAGTGAAGAAGTAAGTGTTAGACTATTAAACAATAGCCATGTATTAGAAGCATATCAAATAGAAATTTATATTAAGAAACCTTCTAACCACATAGTTAAAATATTATACACTGGAGATTTAGGAAGTAAGAAAAACTTTGAGTTCCAACCATTTTTAAAAGAAACTGAAATTGTTAAAAAAGCGGATATAATGATATGTGAGTCCACTTATGGTAATAGTCTTAGAAATTTCACAAAACAACAATGTATAGAAGAAAGAAAAGAATTAATGCAAATAATAGATGATACAATTGCTGCAAAAACCAAATGCTTAATACCTAGTTTTAGTTTTTCTCGTACTCAATGTGTTATGTGTATGTTATATGAGCATTTAAAAGATAGTAAAGATAATTTCCAAATAATAGTGGATAGTAGATTAACTGGAGAGATAAATAATGCTTATCGAGAAGTTTTACAAGGTGAAGATAGAGAATATTGGAATGAAGTTATGGGATATGATAGATTTAAATTCATAACAAATTACAAAGAAACATTAGAGTATTCTACTAAAAATGATGGCATTCCTAGAATTATATTATCTAGTTCAGGATTTATGGAAGCAGGTCATGTTAGAACTTGGGCAAGTAATATAATGTCCAATCCAAATAATACAATTTGTTTCATAGGATATAGTGGAGTTGGAACTTTAGCCGAAAGAATACAAAATTGTAAAAGTGGAGAACTGATGGTTGATGGTATAAAATGTAAAAGAAAATGTACAATAAAAACTTTTAAAACTTTTAGTAGTCATATTCAACAAGATGAGATAATAAATTATTTTAAACAAATATCTATAGGAGATAAAATTCTAATACATCATGGTGATGAAAGCTCAAAACATGAGTTAAAGGAAAAAGCAACTAAAGAATTAAGAAAAATAGGAAAAACTACAAAAATAGTAGTTGTTGAAAAAGGTTGTGATACGTTTGCATTGTAGAATTGGAGAAGTTAATTATAATAAATATGGTGAAGAAATGAAAATAATAGAATATAATAACGCCAATAACATAATTGTAGAGTTTGTAGATACTAAATTTAAAAGAAAAGCGAGATATGATAAATTTAAAAAGGGGATTCTTTTATCCCCTTTATTCTAAGACTGTATATGGAGTTGGATATTTAGGTAATTTCTACAACTATAAAGGTGTAAGTAAACTAAAAGCATATTCACATTGGAAAAATATGATCAAAAGATGCTACTGCGAAAAATTTTTAGAATATTCTCCTGACTATAAAATAGTTAGTGTATGTAAAGAATGGCATAATTTTGAAAATTTTAAAACATGGTTTGATCATAATTATTATGAAGTGAAAAATGACCTAATTTGTTTAGACAAGGACATAAAAAATAAAAACAGTTTTATGTATAGTCCAAATAATTGTATTTTTATACCTAATAGAATTAATGTTATTTTTCAAAAAATGAAACGAGAAACGGCGTTAACTAGAAATTCTTTACCACTTGGAGTTGAATGGATTAAAGCTGACAAAATTTATGCTAGTAGATGTAGAGATAATGGTAAAATGGTATGCCTTGGAAGGTCTCATGATGTTAATGAACTTTTTGAAAGATATAAACAATATAAAATGAAGGTGATTAAAGATCGTTTACAAGAGTATGATGACATTCCTGATTATGTAAAGGACATTGTATTATCATATGAAATAGAGATAACTGATTAATGTTATAAATACTAAACCCAAGAATTTCTTGGGTTTTTTAGTTCACTTTTTCATACAATTTAAGTATATTATAAATATAAGAGGTAACTAAATAAAGAAGGTGATGAAAAATGATTTAAAAAAATAAAAATTTAGGTTCACTTTTTTAGTTATTTTAAGTATATTATAAATGTAAGATATAAATCTTACAAATATTTATAAATTGGGAGGGAATTACCATGAAAGATATAAATGACGAACTAAGATTATATGCTGATGATAGTCAATCTTTATTCAATAGATTGGAAAAAGTGATATATGCTATAACTGATGAAAATGATACTTCTGAGGATACAATAGATAGCTTAAGATTTACATTAGAAGAGTTTGGTTCTGTTTATGAGGATTTACTTACACTTTTAAATGAAAAATTAGATGAAGAAATATAGGAGGATTTATTATATGTGGGAAATGAATGAGTTACAAAGAAATATTTGGGAAAGAAAATATCAACATAATGGTGAAACATTTGATGAATGGTTAGATAGAGTGTCTAATGGAGATAAAAATATTAGAGAGCTTATGGAAAAACAACGTTTCTTATTCGGAGGGCGTATATTAAGTAATAGAGGTTTACATAAAGAAGGAAAAAAAGTAACTTACTCAAACTGTTATGTTCTTTCAACTGACGATTCAATAGAAGATATATACAAAACTTGTAGTGACTTAGCGAGAACGTTTAGTTATGGTGGCGGCGTGGGAATTGATATATCAAAACTTAGACCTATAGGAAGTGTAGTTAATAACACTGCTAAAACAACAAGTGGAGCGTGTTCATTCATGCCTACATTCTCTCAAGTTGCTGAAACAATTGGTCAAAATGGACGTAGAGCGGCACTTATGATATCTATGGATGTTAATCACCCTGAGATAAAAGAATTTATAAACATGAAAACTAATACTGATCAAGTAACAAAAGCTAATATTTCTGTTAGAGTTGATGATGAGTTCATGAATAAAGTAGTACATGACAAAACTCATGTTTGTTCTTATGAATTACCAACTGGAGAAGTTGTAAATAAAGTATACAAAGCTAGAGACTTGTTCAAATTATTATGTGAAAACAATTATGATTGGGGAGAACCTGGAATCTTATATTGGGACACGATTGAAGATTATAATATTTTAAGTGAAGATGATGAATTTGAATATGCTGGAGTTAATCCTTGCGCTTTAGGTAATCTTGGGTGCAAGTAAAAAATCGGGGTATATCGGTGAACCCTAAGTTATTTATTATTGTGAATGAGTACAAATTATATGAGAAGAGAGATTGAATTTGATTTTAAGGTATCTAATAGATATAAATTTTATATAACTGAAGATGGACATGTGTATAAAGTTGATACAAGAAATGGAAAAGAAGACGAATGTTATTACCATATAAGCAGGGGATATAAGCGTATTCGTGTTACTGATATAGAAACTGGTAAAAGAAGATATTTGAGAGTACATAGACTTGTAGCTAAGTATTACGTACCTAATCCAAAACCAAATGAGTATAATTTAGTTAATCACATTGATTGTGATACTATGAATAATCATTATACTAATTTAGAATGGTGTAATACTAGTATAAACACACAACATGCTTATGATAATGGATTAATAAAAGATAGAGGGGGTTGGAAAAGTACTCCTTATTCACAAAGAATTAATAAATAATAAGGCAATACCGAGAGCAATAATATCTAATATTGTTTGTAGAGCGTAGAGGGTGAGCATTATTATGAAAGCAATAATCCCTCCAAGAGTCCCCGACATCGATTGTACCACTACCAAGTGGGAGATGAAAATGTACGCCGAGCTAGAGTGGAATAAACCACTAGTAGTCAAGTGATGGTAATAAACTTGATGATGGGAGAAATCCCTAGAAGTAAAGGATAAAAAGCCTTTACGATAACAAAACTGGAAGAACCGTTACCTAATGGTGGAAGTTGTTTATTAGGAAGTTTTAATTTAAGTGCTTATGTAAGAAATGGGAAATTTGATATGGCACAACTTAAAAAGGATATACCTTTTGTTGTAAAAGCAATGAATGATGTATTAGATGAAGGTTTACCTTTACACCCATTACAAATACAAAGAGATACTGTTAGAGATTATAGACAAATAGGGATAGGAATTATGGGCATAGGTGATATGCTTATAAAACTTGGTTTGAAATATGGAGACAAAGAATCATTAGAATTATGTGATGCAATTGGTCGTACATTAGCTGACTCTTCTTTAAAAGCATCATCTAGGTTAGCTAAAGAAGAAGGTGCTTTTCCTAAATGTAAAATAGACAAAATACTTAAATCAAGTTTTATAAAAAATAATGCTAGTGAAGAAACTAAAGAGTTAATAAAAAAATATGGTTTAAGAAATTCACAACTTTTAACTATAGCACCAACTGGAACATTATCAACAATGTTAGGAATCACAGGTGGAATAGAACCTATATTTGCTACTCATTACACTAGAAAAACTGAAAGTTTACATGATAAAGATGTATATTATAAAGTTTATACTCCTATAGTTGAAGAATATATGAAATCACATAAATTAGAAGATGACAAAGATTTACCTGATTATTTTGTAACTGCACAAACTTTAGATTTTGATGAAAGAATTGATATGCAAGCAATTTGGCAAAAACATATAGATGCTTCAATATCATCAACAATAAACTTACCACATGATGCAAAAGTAGAAGATGTTCAATACATTTATATTAAGGCATGGAAAAAAGGATTAAAAGGTGTTACAATATTTAGAGATGGTTGTAAACGTATGGGTGTATTAACAATGGATGATAAAAAAGAAGAGCCAACTAAAGAAAACGAGTTAAAACGTGGTGAATGGGCACCGATTCCTGATGATACAATATATGTAAAACGTAAAGTATATACTGGATGTGGTAAACTTAATCTATTTATAGGGTATTCACCTAGCGAAAATAAACTTGTTGAGTTTTATACTAAACGTAGTGGAAATGGTGGCTGTGAACACAATATAGATTCAACTGTAATAAGTATGAGTGGTATGCTTAGATTAGGTGGAACGTTAGACAATGTGAAAAAAGCGTATGAAGGTTGTGGAGCTTGTAATTCATTTGCAAGGGCAAGATGTACTGGTAAAAAATTAAGCCCTGGTAAATCATGTGCTACTGCAATATTAAACATGATTGAAAAAACTATACAAGAAATTAATAATGATCAAACTAAAAATGAAGTTGAGAAAAAAGAAACTAACATAAGTGATGACGTAAAAGTTTTAAATGACAAAGTACAAAAAGTAAACGAAAGTAAACAAGAGTTATTAGATAAAGGATTATGTCCTGAATGTAAAGAACCATTAGATAATGTTGGTGGTTGTGTAACTTGTAACAAATGTGGATTTAGTCGTTGTGAATAATAAAATGGAGGAATGTAAAATGAAAAGTATATTAATAAAAAGAATAAAAGATGAATTTGGAATAAGTTCAATTGCTGGTCGAAAACTAGAGTTATATTCATTCTACTGTTTGGTCGGTTTTGTCACAAGAATGAGAAATGGAGAAGAAATTAAATAGATTAAAAAGAACTCACTAGATTAATCTAGTGAGTTTTATAAAATAAAGGGGTGATTTTATGAAATATAAAGTTGGGGATAAAGTTAGATTAAAAGATGATCTACGACATGGTGATTGTAATGGTTATTATATGTGTTACATGAATCACTTCAAGGGTAAAGATTTAACTATAGCTAGTGTAGAAGAAAATAATGGAGTAGTAGTTTACACAATCGACGAAGATAAAGACGATATAAAATGGAAATTTGTAGAAGAAATGTTTGAAGAAGTTACATCAAAATAGGTTCACTTTTTTGCACAACTTAAGTATATTATAAGTGTAAGGAGGTTGAGAAAATGTGGAAATAGATAATAATTTCAAAGTAATAGAAGGTAATTTATTTATATTGGTCGATGGAAAGTATGTTCCATTTGGAGAAAAACGAGTAGATATGACTAATGATATGACTTTTACATCGTCCAATGACACAATTGATTTTGATAAACTATCAGGTGAAGGTAAAGAGTTATTTGAACTATATAAGACAACTTTAAGTTTAGATGATGATTTAGCTAAAAAAATTATAAGTGGTAATCAAAGTGCCATATTCACACTAAATAATAAAAGAGGTAGAATATTATTTAATAAGATGAATGAAGTAAGTATTTTGATCAAGGTAACATTAGATAGAGATGATATAACACCATTGACTGAAGATGAAATTGACAAGTTGAGAGAAAAATACAAATAAAAAGGGTGATGTTTATGTATAAGGTCATTAGTATGAGTGTGACTGGTGAATTTCGACATCATTTGGAATGGATTGATAAACATGTCAAATTAGTTGAGACAGGACTTGGGTTATTATATTTGGAGTGTGAAAATAAACGTGTTTTGTTAGTATCTCCAAAAATTTATAAAAAAGATGGGTATTTGCATATTTTAACAAGAAATGAGCTTTATGTGTTAGAAAAAGTAAAAGATGGTTCTGAACCTATTGAAAACACTAGGGTGTAAGGAGGAAAAAACGTGTTAAATAAAAAAGTATTTTTATTGGTAGGAAAAAGTGCAAGTGGTAAGGATACACTTATGAACATGTTATTATCTGATTTTAAAGAAATAAAACCATTAGTTTCTCACACAACTAGACCTATGAGAACTGGGGAAGAAGATGGTAAGACATATCACTTTGTAGATGATTCAACTTTTGAAGAAATGATAGACAATAATGAATTTTTGGAAACTACATCATATACTATAGAAAGTGAAAATAAAATTTATAAATATGGGTTGAGTAAAAAAGAAGTTATGGACACTCCTTACGCAATGACAATAGTCAATCCTTATGGTTTAAATGAATTATCAAAGAGTGAATTTAAAGATAACATCGTATCAATTTTAATAACAAGAGATGATAAAGATAGAATATTAGCATATATAAATAGAGATGAGAACGTTAACATAAAAGAAATGATTGATAGATATAAACGTGATGAAGAAGATTTTAAAAATGTGGTTGCTGATTATATACTTGAAAATGATGACTCAATATGTAGTTCATATATTAAACTATATAAGTTAATTAAAGAAGAAATTGAGGAAGAATAATGGTTATATTAGGATTAGATTTAAGTAAAAATAATACTGCGTATTGTGTATATGATGATGAGAATAATACATTTGAGTACGGGGAAATAAATACGGAAAAACTTAAAGGGGATTTTGATAAGATAACCACGATATGTAACTTCTTATCAGGTTTAATAAAAGACCATAAAGTTAATGTAGTAACATTTGAAAAAGAAAAGTTAACTCCTTCTTTAGAATTTAGATTTACCTATAACAAAATAATAGGTGGTGTATATAGAATTGTGGATGAAAATGGAGTTAAAATTGGGGAAATGAAAAGTAGTTTTTTTATAAAAGAAATTATGGGGGTAGGTAATTACACCTTACTTGAAACGTTTAGGTATGTTGCTAAAAAATATATCAATATAGGGAATATAATTAATAAAGGTAAAGGCAAAAACAATCATATTTATAGAGCAATATGTGTAGCAATTGCATTTAGTATAGGGGAGAAAAGTAAAAATGGAGAATAAAAATGTCTTAGGATTAGATTTATCATTATCATGTACTGGATATTCTATAGTGAGGTATGACCAACAATCATACCTCATTCTTGATTATGGAACAATTAAAACTAAACAAGCTGATTTCAATAACACAATAGAACGATTAGCACATATATGTGAAGAAATTCAAAATATATTGGACTCAAATGACATTGATATCATTGTTATAGAGGATAGTATACCTGTTAAAAATAGTAAATCAGTATTACAAGTGAATGTTTTAAAGGGAATGGTTATTAGAACTATCCAATACAATGATAAGGAAATACAATTATATTATCCTTCTACTGTTAAAAAGAAGGTGACAGGCAGCGGTAGGGCGTCTAAAGAGGATGTAGCCAATGCTATTAAAGAAAAAACTAACCTTGATCTTGAATATTCTGATAAAAATAATAGCAAGAAAACAAGTGATATATTTGATAGTATAGCATTATGCATATGTTATTTAGAAAAATAGGTTCATTTTTTCATGCAACTTAAGTATATTATAGATATAAGGAGTTGATAAAATGGAAGAGTTAAATCTTATAACATATTAATAAGTATAAAAATATAAAAGGAGTTGGGATTATGGCAACATTAATATGGAGTGTTATATTTGGATTTTTTAGTGGTTATGTAGCTCACGAAAAAGGTAGAAATTGTATAATATGGTCAACGTTAGGCTTCTTCTTTAACGTAATTGCATTACTCATAATAGTATGTTTACCTGATAGAAATAAATAAGAAGGAGTTGATGGGGAATATGATTATTACCAATGATACACCTAGGAAATATGTATATGATTTGATTGACAACATAGCAAATTCATATAACTCTTGCTTTTGTTGGAGCACAAGTAAAAGATGGATTAAATCCTTTGCTGAAAGACATTTAGAATGTTTTGTATATAGATATTTAGACAATGTAGAGGATGAAAATAAGTTACTTCAATATAAAAATAGATATCTAAAACGCATGTATGAAATAAACGTTGCTTATGTTGAAGAATGTAAAGTTAAACATGAGGAAGAAGAAAAGAAAAAGCAACAAAAATCTAAAATAAAAAGGAAAAAAGGAAAATAAATTATTTAAATTAAAGGAGATTTGATATGATGGATGTTAAAATAAGAAAAATAAGAGAAAATAGTATATTACCTGTGGCACATAACGGAAATTGGATGGATACTTATGTGTCTAAAATAGGAACTGTATCACCTGATGAGGGAGGGCGATATAATTATACTGAAGTGGTTTGGTACGATGAAAATAAACATGACACAATACATTATGTTAAAGATGATGTTGTAATAGTTAAACTTGGATTTGCTTTACAATTACCTCCTAACCATGAATTACATTTATTACCACGTTCAAGTACATTTAAAAACACAGGTTTATTACTAACTAACTCCATGGGAATTGGGGATACAAGTTATTGCGGGGAAAATGATGAGTTTAGTGCAATGTTCTTCGCAACTAGAGCTGGCGAAGTATCAATTGGACAACGTATTGTACAAATTAGAATAGAAGAATCAATGGGTGATAAATTTACATTTACTGAAGTAGAGCATTTAGGTAATCCTGATCGTGGCGGCTATGGATCAACTGGCAAATAATTAAAATAAAATAGGGAGAAATTTTCTCCCTATTTTTATAAAAGGTGGTGGTAAACAATGAAAAACACTCTAGTGGTTAACTTATTTGGTGGTGCTGGAGTTGGTAAATCTACTCTTATGGCTAAAATATTTGCCGAGCTTAAAACTGAAGGATATGACTGTGAGATGGTTACGGAATTTGCTAAAGACCTTGTATGGGAAAAGAGGGGTGAAACTTTTAAAGATGAACTTTATATATTTGCTAAACAAAATCATAGATTGTTTAGAGTTAATGGCAAAGTTGATATAATAGTTACTGATAGACCAATACTTTTAACTAATGCTTATAATCAAGACAATAAGGAATTATGTGATCTATGTTTAAAAACATTTAATCAATATAATAACCTTAATTTCTTATTAAAAAGACAAACTGTATATCAAGAAAATGGTAGACTTCAAAGCGAAGAAAAAGCTATAGAAATAGATAATATAACACAACATATATTAGAATCTAATAATATTAATTATTTTATTTTTACTAACAATGACATGAAAAATATTATGAATGTAATAAAAAGTAAGATGAAATAAATAATATTTTAAAGGAGTGTGATCTATGAAATATAATGTTGGTAGTACTGTTAAATTAAAAGATGACATCGAAGTGGGGAAAAGATATGGTGAATATTATTTCAATGAAGAAATGAAATATTTAATAGGTAAAAAATTGGTTATAGACGCCATACATCATTTACATGGTGATAATCATATACATTATCATATTAGAGATGTTAGTAGTAGATATTCTTTTACTGATGAAATGTTAGAAGATTTTTATAAAGATAAACCTAATTTTACAATAGAAGTGAGGGAGATTAAATGAAACGATTAACAATCCTGTTGGATAATGATGATGTTATAACTACTTTCATAGATGATTTATTAAACAAATACAACGAAACTTATTCCACTAACTACTCACCTAAAGACATAACATTTTGGAGAATCAATGAAACCTTAAACTTGAAAGAAAATATATTTGATTTAATTACTTATGATTTTTTAGTTAACAAAGTTCATGAAAAGAATAATAGTGTACATTGGATTAAAACACTCATTGACAATGGACATAAGGTGTATATAGTTTCTGATACTACTGGAGAACAAGCACAATCAGGTAAACGAGATTGGTTGTTAGATAGAATACCATATTTCAAAAAAGATCATATAATTTTTATTAAAAACAAAGGAATGATAAATGGTGATGTATTTGTAGATGACAATATAAATAACATAAGACAATGGCAAGAAAAGAATCCTGATGGAAAAGCTATACTGATGAGAAGTAATCATAATGCTAATAAACCTATTGGTGATATGACTGTTATAGATAATTTAGGTGAGATATACAATTATATTTAAAAAAAAATAGGTTCACTTTTTTAAATGAATTAAGTATATTATAAAAGTGAGGAGGTTGATGATATGAAATTTAGAGGGGTGCTAAAAATAATGATTGGCTTACCTGGGTCAGGTAAATCAAGATTCATAAAACAACATAGGTTGGTTAACGAAATTATAGTAAATAGTATAAATTCACCTGAAGAATTAGAAGAAGTTAAAAATCTTCTTAAACAAGGTAAATGCATTTACTATGATGACACCAATGCAACTAAGGAACATAGAGAACACATAATCAAAGAACTTAAACCTTATACCTTATTCATAAAAGGAATATTTGTTTACAAGAGTTTGTATCAATGTTATTATTGGAACTCTCGACGTGAAGGGCAATTATCTTATGAAGAGATACATAACATGTATAAAAACTTCAATGTACCGACATTAAATGAAGGATTTGATTCATTAGTTTTAGAATATGATAGAGAAGCTGAAGGACATTTTTATCATAAAAGATTTTTAGACAAAATATGTAATGGCGAGTTATCATTATATGATTATCATAATTTTCTAAAACTTACTCGAAATGATGATTGTATCGGTGTCTCTCAAAACTCAATACATCATACATTATCAATTGATCGACACATGTATGCGACATATAAAAAATTAATTGAATTTGGGTCAACTAATCAAAATTTACTTGTTGCTAGTTTATTACATGACATTGGGAAAGTAGAATGTATTATGACTGATCAAGATGGAATACATTATCACTTCCCTAAACATGAAAACGTATCGGCATATTTAAGTATAAATACACTAAATAGCTTAGGAATGAAGAAATCGAATATACTTGAAATAGCTGGATTGATCCAAAATCATATGGATCCGATCAATGAAGTGGGTGAGCTATTACACCTTGCTGATAGAGAAGCAAGATAATTAAAAAAAATAGGTTCACTTTTTCACATAATTTAAGTATATTATAAAAGTAAGAGATAATTCTTACAAATAAATTATAGAAGGAGATTGATATTATGAATGAAGAAAAATTTGATAAAGAAATTGTCTTAAACGTATATAAACAAGAGTTAGCTGCTAAACAAGATGAGATAATACTTTGGAAGACTAGATATTTTCAACTTCAGGCACAAGTAAATGAATTAATTGCAAAAATAGAGGAACAAAATAAAGAACAAACTAAAAAAGAATAAAAAAAAGAAACCCTACTCCAAAATTTGGAGTAGGGCTATTTTATATAATTCATAATATAATCATAAGCATTAAAGCTATCATTTTTATTATTTAATATATTATAAATTATATCTAGGGGAGATGTTTTTGTTTCAATTTTCTTTTCATCTTTTGAAGGAGAGTTATTAGTTTTTATTTTAGAAGTTATCTTTTTTTCACTTTCTTTAATAGGATAACTTTGCATTATTTTAATCATTCTAGTTAATTGTTTATGATAGCCTGCATCACGTCCATTTTCAACCCAATAATAATTACCTAACTGTTCAGTAGTTGGAGCTTTATTGAATAAATAACTATGGCGATTGATTATACCAGCATATGTTGCCATCAAATTAATCATGTGTTTATATCCATCTTTTGTTGTATGAAATCTTTCCCAACCATGATGTCTTACTGATTTTATACCACCTGGATTATTAAACGCTACAAACAAATGTGACTTACCATATCCTGTTTCAATAGCTGAGATAGCTATAATTATACTAGGGTCTATACCCAATTCACTAGAATAATCATATACAAAATCTATATCATCAAGAAATTCTTTACTAGCATGTCTATCTTTCATACAAGCATATGCTTGCGATTTCTTTACTATAGGAATTTCTTGTTTTAAATCATATGAGTAAGAAGGAATAAAAGAACTCATAATGATTATAATTATCAATATAAGTGTTTTAATTTTTTTCATTATTAATCATCTTTTCAAAACGATTATAATATAATTTGTTCAAGTCAAATCTTTTGCCATTAATCCACTTGTTATCAGTACATTGCCATATTATATAGTTATATTTATAATAACAAGCGTTTGTCCAAGATGCAATCCAAGTATGATATTTATCTAATGTATCTCTACTAAAATAATTAGAAGCGTAATCTAAATTAGTATAAATACCAACTTCATATCCTTCTTTTTTAATTGTATCACAAAAGATTCTTGCTAACTTGTTGACTTTATGTCCACTTATTACTGCACCCATTTTATTAGCATAATTGATACTGTCATATTCAAAGTCATAAAATACAGGTAAACTTATGTGTTCTTTATACTTGTTTATTGTTTCTAAACAAGCTCTTGCTTCTTTGTATTCCATAGCAGATGTATATGAATAAGAGAACCAATAAACACCTATTATCATATCATTTTCTATGGCTTCTTCAATATTTCTTTTAAACATAATATCTGTATTTGGGGTAGTTCCATATCCAGCTCTTATTATAACAAATTTAATGTTAGCTTTTTTAATAGCATTCCAATCAATACGTCCATTATGTTTACTTATATCTAATCCTAAAATATAGTCGTCATCATTGTTACTTCTATTTTTTATGTCTAAGTTGAAACTATGTTGTGGTACTGGTGTTACCTTTTCTTTTTTGAATTGATCATATTTTACTAGTTTGATTTCTTTTTTAGTTTCTTTTTCCCCATTAATGATGTTGTATATAATTGAAGTACAAGTATTATTTTTTCCACTGTCTTTGTTCAATATGTCGTAAATAATATCTGCTCCACTGGAGGCATAACAATTTGTTATACCCCCTATTATCAACAACATTGATAAACATAAAGCAAATACCTTACGAAACATGGTTATTTGTTGTCTCTTTTACACAATATCCATGTTACTACCCCTGCAACTGCAAATATTGACATTTTGAAAAAGTTTACAATTAATTCAACGTAACTTTTTTGTATAGCATCAAATGTACCTCCTGATGGAGACCAACCTACACCTAATACAATAAGTGCTAACCATAAAACTACTATGGCAATTGTATGTTTATGTCTTTGTAACCAATTTTTTCTTGGGTTAGGACAACATTTTGAACAATGACATCCAACTGAATGCATTTCTTCTTCTCGTTCAACACAATCTACTTCATTGCATAAATTACATTGATGATTACAAGTAACGTGTTTGTATTCTACTTTTTGTTTAGGTTGTTTTATAGGACAACCAGCTTGAGCATCAGTAGTACTATTTAATATGTTAGCGATTTGTTCCATGTTCATCATTTCTGCACATAGTCTATCTTGTTCTAATTTGATTTTAAGATTTTGAGTTTCTCTAATTTCTTTTTCTTTAAGTGCTTCATCTATACTTCTAATTTCTTTTGGAACTTCTTCTTTACGTTTAAATTCATTCGCTCTTTTTAATATTTCTCGTTTAGATAACTCACTCATGGTGTATACCTCCTTAATTTTCTTCCATACCATGTAATTGTACATACTTCATTTGTTGAAATACTGTTTCGGGTTTACCTAAATTAATTGTTTCTAATAAATGGTTAATTAACTCCATATTACAATAATTACTCATATATGAAGATAATTGAATTAAGGTTGTTTTTATAAACCAATATATTAAATACATTTCATCTTTATTATAATTACAATCTAATGTAACACCATGTTCTGCATATAAAAATTTATTAAATTCCTTAATTAATTCTTTCATTTAATCACCTTCTTATTTTTCATCTTGGTTAATTAGATTCTTGAATGCTTGATGCAATCCAGTACTAGCTAGTCCACTAAATAATCCACCTAGTACGATTTCACCACTAATTTGAAAACCACTTAACCAAACATTTAAAACTAATCCTAATACTGCCATTATAAGTGGTATATACTTGTTTTCGATAGTAGGAAAACTTGTTTTAATTACATAACCAACACATACACATATTCCTACCACTACTAAAACTAAATAATTAGATAAAACATTTAAATCAATCATTTTACTACACCTCATTTAATAATTTATTTTTTAAGTAGTCATCCAAATATATAACTGGTATAGATAATAACATCCATATTATACTAAATGGAAGACACACTTGCCCTAAAAAGTTAAAAGGCACATGAGAATAATCCCATATACCTAAACCTAAATATATATTTAAATAACATCCTGATATAAACTCAATTAAGGTAACTATGGTAGTACCTAAAATACATTGATAAAACAATGGCATATCAGGAGTATTGTCATTTATTAAACCTATAAGTACTCCACACAATCCACCTACAAAAAACATAGATATATGTGTGTGACCTCTATATAATAATTCTAGACAAATATATAAGAAACCAAAAATTACAAATATTATAGTTTCTTTTTTCAAAAATTGTATTTTTTTCATTTTATATCACCAAATTACTCACTTTTTGGTACAAATATTTTACTAACTCCATTTATTGTTACAACTAATTCGCCAGCTTCATTAAATGCAAACATATTGCTTAAATTATCATCTACATATTTCTTAGTAGTTAAATCGTCATCTTCTTTAGGAATAGACGCTTTTACTCTACCATCTCTTTTTACCTTAAAAATCACATTTTCCTTAGTATCAGTTCCATCAGCTATACCCATTATGTCATCTTTATCAAAAGTACCACCCATACCAATGTAAAGTCCTGAATTTACAACGTTTAAAGAATTTCCTATAATTGATACTGGCTTATAATTAATGGAACTGTTATCAGGCATATATCTATTACTTTGACCTATGATATTAATATAAGTGCTATACAAAGAAGAATCTGCCCTTTCCGCGATGGTATTATATTGACCAAGTATGTTATAAAATTGAACGTTAGATAATGTATTTTTATAACCAAAGATTTGTCCAAGAGAGCAACTATTTTTAAATTCGTTATGTCCATTAACCCCTGCCATGATAAATGTATATTTAGGACTAGATGAACTAGATAAATTTATACTTCCTATTCCAGTTTCATTTTTATTATCTGAATGAGTTATTGAATATAAAGATGTACTCTTCAAACTAGGAAATGGTAGTAAAGAATTATTATAAGTATAGATAGTGTATTTAACGTGTATAGTTTTATTAATAAGAGTTTCATCTTTACTGTAAAATATCAATATCATGGATTGAGTATCTTGTTTATCTTCTTTATTAGCAGTGCCATTTTCTTGTGAATATGTATATTTAGTGTTAAATCTGAATATTGTTTGAAAAGTTAATGAGTTACCACTTGATAATTTTAGTGAACTAGCAAAACTTTTAACAGTACTTCCATATATCATATTCATATCTGTATCATAATTACTTTCATCAACAGATATTGATATTTTAACTAAATTGTCAGCTTTTATAGGAAAATTATCGATCGCCCAAGTTATATAGCATTGACCATTAGACTTTTTATAAAATGATGTTGGGTTATTATTATTTGATATATTTCCTTCAGAATCAATTAAAATTTCAAAATCTCCTATATCATTAGCGACATATCCCTTTGTCATATCAACAAGACCGTTATTATGTTCCCCTTCTAGTTTAGTTAATTGTTGTTCTAATGTTTTAGGTTTATCAAGATTTATCATTTTAATTCTATCTTGTATAGCTTTATCATCACAATTATTTTTTATGAAATAATAAATCCTATACATCTGCTCTTTATTAAAGTCATCATCAATGATTCCTAATGTATCACCATACTTTTCGTTGTACATTTTAATTAATTTTTTCAATTACATGACCTCCATTTCTTATTCTTTATCCCATCCAAATGCGTTGGCTATTACCTCCGCATCGTTTCGTTTGATATAATTTTGCGTTGTTTCAGCCGATTCATGATTTAATATTAATTGTGTTTCTGTTAAACTTAATTTTATATGTTTTTTCTTACATACATAGTGAGTACCATTTGTCATATTTGTAGCAAATGCATGTCTAAAACTATGTACATTAAAATCTAAATATTCACCATATTTCTCTTCAATAATTTTATTCCATCCCTTAACAACAGAATACATCCAATCTATTGTGTACTTGTGATCAGGTTCTTTACACCATAATTCATCATTTTCATAATCTCTTGTAGCAACATAAAGTTTATATGCTTCTTGAGTTCTTTCATGATAATATAGGTAAAACCATTTTGCTCTTTTCCCTAACACCTTTTTAGTAGTTCTATTTTTTTCAGGATCAATATAATCCAATTTTAATCCGTATACTTCATTTTTTCTTGCACCTGTATCATATAATATTGCTAATAAAAGTGCTTCTTGATATTTTTCAGATTTAATCAAAGTTTTATATAAATAACCTATTTGTTCATCAGTTAAAAATATTATTTCTCTAGCTTCATCTTTAGGTAATCCTTTAATCTTAGCCATATAATTAGTTTGTATCTCAGGATATTCTTCATCATCTTCTAAATAATTTAACATTGATGATACTGCACTTTTCATACTATTAACTCTATTGGCATGAAGTCCTAGATCTTGTAAATATAATAAGTAATTTCTAAATTGTTTTTTCTTTAATTGATAAATAGGTACATTATATTGTTCCTCATACACCCACATGTAAAATAATTTTACATTTCGTTCATATTGGTATAATGTTTTTTTGCTTTTCTTTTCACATTTCATTTGTTGTAACCAATCGGTAAGTGCATTTTTATTATATTTGTTAACTAATTTATATTTTTCTTCATCGAATTGCTTGTTATAAGGTTGTTTTCTTGGCAACGTTTCCACCTCCATTGGAAAGATAAAAGACAAGGGAAATTCCCTTGTCTTATTTCATAGTTTCATAATCAATTACTACTTTATATAATTTTTCTACTGTATCACAATCTTTTAATTCTACTTCTTTTGCTCTTTGATATTCTGCTAATTGAGTTACATAAATATCTATTTCACATGATAAAGCAAATAATTCTTGAAAACTCCATTCTTCACAAAGTTCACCAGTATCATTCCACCACTACTTTATCTTCTTTTACATATACTTTATCTTTTACATCTCCTACTCCTCTTAATGGTTCATTTAATAAAAATTGTATTTTATTAGATAAACTTTCATCTGAATTTCTAGATAAAATTTCGATTTTATGACCATCTACATCATTTTGACCTACTGATTTCATTCCTTTAAAGTATCCAAACTCTCCATCTACTTTAGGTGTTACTACTATTTTAGACATATTAAAACCTATACCTGTTGTCCATAAATAATCAAGAGTTATTGTAGCACTGGTAGTTATATTAAATTTATTAATTCCTTTTACTATATTTAAATTTCCTATGACATCAGAACTATTCAAAGCAAGTGCATCTAATTTTCCATTATTATCACTTTCAAATTGGATTGTATATTCTGTATTTGGAGATAAATATTTTAAACTTGTGCCATAACTTTGGAATGCTACTTTATCTATTGGTACTATACTATTCATATCTAAATGTCCATTTACATAGCTATCTAATAGTAAATTATCATTAGTTGATATTACTTCTCTTGTAGGTGTTTGTAATTCATATATAATTGTCATAGGATTTTGTTGCAACCATGTTCTAAATTCTTCAACACTGCTAAATCCTTTATATATGGCCACTGATTGACTAATATCATTATTACTGTACCATAAAGATATACCTTCAACTTTACTGTTGCTTACATTGTCAAATGTTGTAGTACATAATTTATCACAATATATATTAGCTATATTACCACTAGTTGGAGGTTTGCTTAAAGGTAACTTATTCTTATTTAAAGAAAATCCTTGTCTATACTTATCTCCTCCATTAGGAATACTTTCAAGTATTTCATCATTACTACCATCAAATACTGCTTTAATATATTTATGCACATGTACTATATCATTACCACTTTGTTCTATTGTATCTCCTTCTAATAATGGAGAATTTAAATATAATGTTTTAGTATATTCTTTATATGGCTCATAAGTTGTTGCTTTCTCGCCTTCTTCTATTTGGAATGTATCCTTTTGCTTTAACATCCCATTTAGTTTAATATATCTAACATTATTTGGAATTGTAATACCTACAGTACCCGCGTTAGGAAAATTAGTTATAAATTGTTTATTTTCATTATAACCTAGTACTGCATTTCCGTTAGCTTTACCACTAATTTTATAGGAAGTATTAGGAATTACTGGAATAAAATCTGTAACAAACCAATTAAGATTTGCGCCAATAGTTCCATTTCCTACATCTGTTATTTCATATCCATTTAAAGTTTTACTTTTATCAAATTTATTCTTACCAGTAACTTTATAGTCTACTTTATATTTGCCACTATGTGCATCCTTTTCGTCTGTAATTAATTTATCCTCAAAGGAAGATTGCAAACGTAGATTTTTAGTCCCGTCAAATGCCATTAATATTTCTTCTGTATCATTATCTATCCATAAAGTATTACCATATATATTAGGTCTACATTTACCATCATATTCACCTTGTAATGCTATATGATTACCTGTAGTTACTTCATAGTTTTTAGTAATTGCTATTGGGTCTTCTTGGTCACATACATTTACCATAGTATTACCTTCTAATGCTATATCTACCTTACCACCATCTACACCTTCTGTAAGAGTAACATTACCGTATCCACTAGTATCTATATCTCCATTAAGTGTTAATTCTTTAGAACCATCTTTACAACAGTTAACCATTGTATTTCCTTGCACTTCAGATAATTGAATTATTTCATCATCTTGACAATCATTTAATGTAACTACATTTCCTTCAACAGTATCATATTTATGGGTAACTAATACATTTCTATATGGACATAAGTTTAAAACACTATTACCTATTACACTATCAATGTATGCTTTTGTTTTCTCATCAACTCTCGCATCTCGCATATATAATGATGAAAAATCTTCTATTTCATATGGTATCATGCCAGTAGCATGACCACCTTTAAATAATAATTTTTTACTCATTTATGACTTCCTCCTTTCTGTTTATTTTAGAGTTAATCACCATAAACTACGCAACCTGCTAACCAAACACCTTTATAATAAGTGAATATTAATTCATAATATTTATTATCTTCAAATGTAGGTATAGCTTGCCATTTACAAGAAGGTAGAGTTAAAACTAATGTTTCACTACCTTTAAAAATTAAATGTATTTCTGCCACTTCACTATTTCTTACTTTAGGTAATTCGATTTTTGCAACTTCACTTTTAGCAAAATCAACGAATTGATACTTATAATCTTTATTTAATTTTACTTCATTATTAACTATTTTTATATTTTTCCACGCTTTATTTTTTCCATTGTTCTCAGGAAATAAAGGTAAATACATAAACAATCACTTCCTTTATTTGATTATTTTCACATATTTTTCAGAAGCAGTTATATATAAACCACTTTCCAATTTATACATATTCCCACTTAAGTTTTTCACCGGTTGATGATTTACCGGATGTTTTCCTTTTATTTTTGCAGCAATCCGATATATGTTTAGCCCCAGTTATAATTTTAGCTTCAAATATACTGTCAAATATTTGATTTGTAGTAATACATCTTACTTTTCTTTTTCTTTCCATATTTGTAGGTGATATATTTTGTCTTGATATTTCCCTAATATGTTCATTCAACCCTTTTTCCCAAGCATCATTTACATTTTGTTTTTGAGTGCACCATTCTAAATTATCTGCTCTATTATTAGTTTTGTTGCAGTCAATATGATTTACAACTGGTAAATTATTTGGGTTATCTACAAATGTTTCTGCAACGAGTCTATGTACAGAATATGTTTTTTTGGTTTTGTTTTTATATAACACTACAATATTATATCCGCGACCACCCTTTCCTTGACTTAAATTTTTAATTGTTCCATTTCCTCTATAATTCATACTTCTAACATTACCTAAATTACTTACTTCATATAAGCCTTCATAACCTTGTATTTGTTTCCATATTTCCAAAATCATCACCCACATATAACATTCAAATAAAAACAGTTTTAAAAATACTATTTATATTTTTTTAACATACTTAGGACTAGCCGTTATGTAAAGTCCTGATTCCAAACGATACATAGGAGTAGATCCATTTTTAGCAGCAACAGTATCCACTACATCTAATATTTGTCCTTTTTTCACAGTAGTTATTGCTTTAGCATCCCAATCTGCTACTTTTCTTATATTTAATTCATCTAAAGTTTGTATTTGAAATTTAATCTTTGTTTCAGGCTTATCTTCTTTAGGTGTTTCTTCTTTAACTTTTTTCACATATTTATTATTTAAAGATATCCAACCTTTAGCACCTTGTATTAATCCCCAACCATCTTTTTCATGTGTTATAGTAACAACATCACCTTTTTTTAGTGTTGATATTTTATCATATGATGTACTAGCACCATATCTAACATTTAATGTATCAGTTATAACTTTTACTTTGTAATTAGGTACGTCTTTTTCTCCACTTCTATCCACAACTTTTGGTTGTTCTTCAACTCCATCTACATAGTTCTTTACGTCCTTTATGAAATGTGCAAATCCTTCAGGAGAACAACCATAACCCCAAAATGCAGTACCAGGGCAAGTTTTAGCACTTCGACTAGCATTATATTTTCCTAAGTAAGTTCCACCAGCAGTAAACCAACAGTGGGGTCTTATGTGTGTAGTGTTCACAGGGATGTCAAATCTCTTACATAATTCTCCATATAAGCATATCACTGCTTTCTTTTGTGCAGCAGTCATTTTATCTTTACCTTTATCGAAGCATCCATAAATCTCAATGCAAATTGCATTTGTATTCCAACCTCTAATACCAATTGGAGTACTATTAAGATTTCTACCTGTTGTTATCTTTCCGTCAGGGAAAATATTAAAATGTTGGGCGATCCAATGCCCATGTCCATCACTATAGTGCCATTTAGATTTTCCATAACTGTCTAATGATTGTGTTCTTCCAAAATGTGGTTCAGAAAACACTTTTTTATCTGTCTTTTCCCATGTAGAATAGTCAGGCAAATCCATATGATGCGTTTGTAGTCTAGTTATTTTTCTTGTTACTTTTTGTTTTGCTAGCCAATTTCTTACATCTTTAGCATTTTCTAAAAGTGTAAATCCATTTTGAGTTTTCATTATTTTACCACCTCGTTTATAAATTATAACTCATACCAACACCCTAAAGTATCAGTATGAGTTTACTTTTATGTTATATCTATTTTCTATTCAGTTTTTGGTACGAAAGTTTTACTAACTCCATTAATAGTTACTACTAATTCTCCATTTTCATTAAAACTAATTTGAGGTAAACCAGTGACTTTATCATCTACATATTTTTTAGTTGCTGGATGATATTCTTTAGTAGGATTATATTCAATAATGTTAGCGATAGGTAAATAATTTTGTAAAGTTTCAGTTACTTCTACATCAGTATTCGTACTGTGTTTAGTATAGTCAACTTTGTAAGCCGTATTATTATATGATAACGTACTATAATTATCTTTCGTAGAATGTACTACCTTTAGTAGATGTACAACTTTATTTTTCAAAGGTAAAGAACGAATAAGTTTAAAACTTCCATCATCACAAACATATGCAATACGATAACTTTGTTGTCTAGTTTCATTAGGATCTTTATGAGTAGAGTATTGCACACCTTCAATTAAATCCATAATATTAACAATCTTTGCTATAGTAGTATCATTTTCTTGTATTGTGTGAACTGGTAATGGATGTATTACTGTATTTTCATCTATATATTCTTTAGTAGCCATTTCATCAATTGCTAATATTTTTTTACTCTTTATAACTAAATCATTAGTAAATGCATAATTTTTAACAGATGCAAGTCCAGTGCTACAAGCAACCAAGTTATTCTCAGCAAAAGTCATACATAAATTAAGAACATTCCCATCTTCAAGTTCGCAAAGAGTGCCAGTATATCCAGCTAGTTTATCTGAAGTATATGTTATTTCATTCATAATATCTCCATAACAAGCATAATAAATATGTTTTCCATCATTAGGATTTATAACATTTAAATTTTGACTTGGTGAAATTCCAGCTCCACTATCATTACATTTGTCCAACTCAGATTGTGGCACAGTCAAAACAGTTTCTAATTCATCAATTACAAATTTATTATCTACATATTTTTTAGTTGCTGGTTGATATGTATCTGTAGGTGTAAATTCATTAGAATTATCTAATGTTAAATAATTTCTTCTTCTTACATATACAGATACAACACTATTTTTAATTGAATTAATATCTTCTTCTGATATATATCCTGATAAGATTCTTACTTGCAATACACAATAAGAATTATCATCTATTGTTGTTGTAGCGTTTGTACATCTCTTATTAGGTAATACTTTTACTGCCATATTGCCATATTTTATTTTAACGCCGGAATAATTGATTACATCTGATAATTCCATTTGAAAAGATTTTCCATATTTAATATCACCTGATATAGCACCAGTTTTTATTTCATTTCCAACTTTATATTTTATACTAAAGAATAATTCATCTAAATCATTTAAATCATCTAAAGATTTATTTATATTACAAACGAATAAAGGTGCTTTATAATTAGAATTAACAGTTGAGTTTCTCATTTGTTCAAATGAAATTATATCAGATAATTTTGATTCTACAATTAAAAAATTTTTTGAATATAAATTTTCACTAATAGTTTCAATATTTTTAAATTCTAAAACATCAGCTTTATTATCACTAGCATCATCTTTAGTACCTTTATTATGTTCACTCTCTAGTTTAGTTAGTTGTTGTTCTAATGTTTTAGGTTTGTCTAATTTGATTTTAGCTAAACGATCTTGAATATCTTTATCGTCACAATTATTTTTTATGAAATAATAAATTCTGTACATTTGCTCTTTATTAAAATCATCATCGATGACACCTAAAGTGTCACCGAATTTTTCATTATACATTTTAATTAATTTCTTCAATTGCATAACCTCCTAATTGAATAATAAATTATATAATGGGTTATGTTGAACTTTCGTGTTATTCATATTTTCTATGTCATTTTTATCTTCTTTTGCAACTTCTATTGTCATGTTTTTATTTACTTCGTCTTCCCTTGGTTTTTCCTCGACTAAAACTTCTTCTTTAACCTCTTTTTCAACTTCTACTTTAACTTCTTCTACCTTGAATAATTCGCCAACTAATTTATTTATGTTTATGTTTTCGTCATCCAATTTAATATGTCTATCTCCAGTTTCTTTGTCAATTTTTGCTCTTTTAATTTTACCAGTTGCAATTTCTTTAATTTTACCATTTTCAGATACTTCAAATCCTTCATGATTAGGTATTACTTTAAATTCTTCCATCCTTATCACCTTCTATTTATTTTTGAACATTATTGTGGGAATCCATGAGTCCAATTTTGTGGAACAGTAGTCATTGAGAATCTTCTCCACTCTTTTGTTATTTCAATTATCTTAGGTTGTGCTACACCTTTGTTATGTTGCCAACTACTGTCAAATCTCAATCCTTCAGCTAACCACCAGTCACCACCACAACTTGCACAATAATGAGAACTATCTCTATCATCTGTACCACTATCATTCCATTTTACCTTACGTAAATCTATGCAAGTGTATACATATTCATATTTTGTGTCAAAGTTTTTAATATCAGAGAATGGGTGATACATACAATTTTCACCATTAACCTTATTGGCTTCTCGTAAAATTATAGTTTTACTAGTGCTTGTAGTTTTTATACTATCACTAAAATATTGATTGCTATCACCTGAGAAACTTTCAGCATAGAAATTTCCATTAGGAACTGGTAAATCTTGCACTTTTTCCCATTGACCATTATACCATCCATAAACTTTTATATTTCTCATCTCTACCCCAGTATTAGCACTAAATCCTTTATCTTTTACTCTATATACATTCGCCCAAGCACCCAACGCTCTAAATGGTACTGCCCCTGGACAACCTGCTTGACCACAATTATGAGCTAACGCAGTAGGTCTTTGTTGGTTTTCCCAACGTGATTGAGTTGCCCAAGTATCTTTTACTCCACTTGGTAGCGCTTCGTGATTCTGTGGCATTGGATACATTTTATCTAGGATGTAAGCAGATGTGCATGATGTAGCATATTCAGTAGAATCTCCTCCACCAGTATCACCACCTGACGTTCCACCACTTGTCTTAGTTAATGTACAATAACTTAAATATTTACCTGGATCATAACAACCATATCTTATTTTATTTGTAGGTGCAGTGAATGTATATTTATAGTTATTGTTACCAGTACTTGTAAATAAGTCACTAACATAATTATCGCTATCGTCAAAGGCATAGCCCCATACCCAAGTACCATCCATTTGTAATGTATAAGTTGCACCTTTCTCAACTGTTACTGCATTAACTGTTGCCCAACATTCTGCATTATCAGTTATAACATGAGTACTTTGATTTATACCCTTACCATATGTCATATTACCAATAGTACCCGGTTCAGGAGTAGCACCACCGGAATCCTTAGCTTTTAATACTCCATTTGCTACAGTTAATGTAATTTGTTTTGATACACCTGAATGTGAAGTACCTGTAATTATCACTTCTCCATTAGCTCCTGCATAACTACTACATAACCCACTATGGCAAGTTACTAAACTTGTATTACTAGATTGCCATGTGATTGATTTATTAATACAGTTATCGTTGAATTTTGGTCTAACTACGCAATTATGTGCACTATCATTAAAATCTGTAGTTTCTAATTCAAAATCAGATGAATTTTCAACTAAATTATCTGTACTTAATGGATAATATTTTACCCAGTCAACATATTGAGTTATTTCAGTTGTGTTACTATCAGGAGTACCACCACTAGCACCGATCGCTTGGTTAAGTAAAATAAAGTGTGGTATATGGAATGCTCTATTATCAGTAGCACTTGTTCTACTTAATTCATGGTCATCAATAGAGAACACTAAACTACCATCTGTATTCCATTGCATTGCGAACTCATGCCAATCACCAGTAGGATAATCATTATACCATACACGACCACTTTCTTCTTTTTCATTGAAGAACGTACCACAAGTTAATTTTCCATTATAGAATTCCATTACATCGAATTCACCACACCAAGCCCACCATTCACCTAAAGTATCAGGGCTACCATTTTCTTTATATCCAAATTCAAATGAATCACCTAAAGTCCAAAATGCACCAAATGAACCATTATAGTTACAAGCTCTAACTCTAGCAACTATTTTACCATACATGAAAGCAAAATGTCCTTTAGATATTATAGATGCAGAAGTCCAAGAACCATCACTTGCTTTTTTACCTCTTAAAGCTAATATACCATTGTTAACTTCAGCATTTGTATTTGTATATTTTTGAGTTTCATTATTTCTTACATAACCTAATTCATATGACCATTTATTTGAGTCTACACTACTACCTGAGAAATCATCGATTACATAAGCACCAGTAGAATCTAATAATGAGCTTGAACTTGATCCATTATCTTTTAATGTACCTGTAATAGCAGTACTTGCATCACCAGTAGCACATATCAACATCTTTGTTACATTTGTTGGCACAGTGAATGTATATGAGAAGGCTTTGTTTGACCAATCATCTGTGTTACCTTCGACAAATGATACATAAGAATTTGATGAATTATAATAACAAACACATACATAATTAGCTTTATTAAGATTGATAGTATATGATTTACCAGCAGTTACACTTATATAATTTAATGTACTATAATATGTTCCATCTGTGGTATCTGCAATCACACCATCATTAAGTCTTTTATATTGAGTGAATACTAACGCGTCTTTATTTACTAAAGTAACAGTGAATACATTGCTTGTTTTAGTAGTACCTTTTGCAGTTGTAACTCTTATAGCCATTTGGTAAGTTCCTGCATTACCCTTATTATCGTGTTTAAATCGATAGTTTGTTCCATTAGCAGTTACATCACTTGTTTTATCGTAGAATGTATTTCCTCCGTCCCATGAAACTTCATGTTTTGTTACTACAATATTTGTACTGTATTCAATATAAAATTCTGTGTTAGCGGTTTGTGTTATGTTTCCAATATTACTTATAGTTAATGTTTCAGGAGTAATTTCTCCTCCACTGCTACTTTCAACTGCTTTATCAATCACTACATTAACACTAGAATTATTTTGGTAATTTTGTTTACAATCTAATTTAGTTAAACCTATTGTACTATAATCACCAGTGTCATCCCATTTTAAAAATTTTAATACTTTTAAAAATGTATTATTGTGTAACTTAATATGTGATTGAGATTCAAAACTAGTTGTATAAATACTTCCATCATTGAAGAAATTATTTTTAATGTTAGCTCCTTTTATATGTCCTCTTAAGTCTAATCCAAAATTTCTACAATTAATAACATTAGAATTGAAACCTCTTTGAATTGTCAAAGCAGATGTTCCATTATAAACTTCATTGTTTATGAAAAATAAATTTTTACCATTTTCATATCCATCCTCAAAATCTAAAGCTAATTTTGTTACTTTATATTCATTCTCATCAGCAACATAATTGAATGAACAATTCTTTATTAGTAAATGATTGTATATGCCAGGGTGCATGGCACATGTTCTTGTATTATGAGATTTTATATTTATTAACTCACAATTTGTAGCCCCACCTGTATGGCATATTGTCATACCTGATGAAGTTGTAGTTGGAGTAAAGCCAGTAATTCTCATAGATTTTGCACCACTTGGTATTTTAACCACTTGATATTGTCTTGTTTTTATTGTTGTTTTATATGCAGAATTACTATCATAAAAATGGAAAAACAATTCTGCTTTATTTAAAGCCAATCCCCCGTACCCTAGGTATACATTACATTGTATTTCACCTCTATCTAATAATGTTGAAATATCAATTAATTCTGTTGTACTCATAGTAGTGCTGCTAACTGTGTTACCTTGATCATTTATATAATATGCATTCGGAAAAGCTAACTGACCAGGAGTACCTACATATCCTGCTAATTTACCTCCAAATACACCTAAGTTATAACCAACTGAATATCCCATTTCCATATCTTCAAAAGATGAATATCTTGCCCCATTAATTTCGGCCACTGCTAATCCTTCACCAGGGATATTATAATTAGTATTAGTCTTCGTTGCTTCAAAATCAAATCCATCATAGTTACCAATTAACTTACCATTTTTAACATGTGAATCAAAGCAATCCTTCAAGTCTACTAAATTTGATACATTAATGTCATTGCATTGTGTTGCTTTGAATGTAGCACCATTCATGTCTACTGTAAAATGGTCAGGCAAAACTACTTTATCAGAATGATAATCTAGCATATAAACTTTGTTTAACATAGTGATCTTATTATGACCATTATTTTTAACTGCTTTAAACAAGTTGTTCAATCCTGTATTATTTGCTTTGGCTTGTGTTGTATTAGCAGTTGCACCAACAGTAATATTATATGTAGATAAATCAGCAGTTGTCATATTATAATTATTTACTTGATTATATGAATCATTAACTATTAGTATATCAAAAAATTGTTCAATACTTGCTACACCATTATCATCTATGGTTTGAATACTAAAATAAGTTTCTCCAGTCGCAGCAATTGAACCTATATCAATTGAATATTCTCCTGCTTTAGTAGTTTTATTATATGTCTTATCTTTTATTTTAACAATAGTTGTAAAAGTTTTACTATCATCCTTATTCAAATACTCAGCTTGAGTACTATCAGATACATAGTATCTGATAGTTATTGTCTCATTTGCTTTTATTTTAGGATTAAAATATCTAATATATAGTTGAGGTATTTTTGTAGATGTAAGATTATTAGTAGAATTTATCGTATTCGCCATGATTATTCACTTCTTTCTATATAAATTTTATAAATGTTAACTCGTGCAAAATAACATGTGAATGTTAAAGTTATATTTGATAAATTACCAGCTATTGTCCAGTAAGTATCTACTTTACCATCATTTGATAACGCTTCATTTATTTGCACCTCATTAATCATGTTAGAATTACTTATGTTATTAGCTGATCCATCGCCTAAAACTAAACTACGTAAAGAATAAATTGATGATGGGTCACTTGTTCCTAATCCTAAAACTACATGCACTTTATCATTTTTGTTAAGAGTTAATGGATGATTACTTATAGCAACACTAACATCTTGATTTTGGTTAGTACTTATATAAGTTCCATTATTAACTGCATTATTTAATGATAATGAAGCACCTTCCACTAAAGTACCATTGTCATAAATTACTTCAAAATTACTATTAGCACTATCTATAACATCTACTGTTATTGTTTTACTTGTTAAACCATTTGATGAAATTGTTAAAGTATATACATCATCAGTTTCATTATTATCTGCAACAGAAGTAATATTTACTGATTGTGCAATATAATAATTTTCAGTGGTAAATGTTAATTGACTTGCAGAACATGTTAAATGAGAAGATGATGAAGAAATATTTATAGTTGTATTTGATGTAGGTTTATTTGATAACTTAAAGTATATAGTCTTACTTCCACCTTCGGCAATATCAACATATGTACAAGAAGGTAGTATTTCAAGTTCGTCCTCTACTACCGGCACATCAGGTATATCAGGTTTAGTACTTTCTTCAATAGCTTTAACAGTGATAATTACGTTTCCTGTAACAGAATTTATAGTTATAGTATTTTGATTAACAACACTATCTGTTATATCAACTCCACCCATACTTACATTAAATGTACTTAATACATATCCTGTATTAACAGTTATTGTAGCAGAGTATTTACCATTAGCACTTACAGTTTTAGCATTATTGCTAGTAGTACAATTTGTTAAGTTGTTAGTTATTGTATACGTGCTAGGTGTAACAATTATGGCTTTGGCAGTAATAACTATATTGCCTGTAACAGAAGCTATGGTTATAGTATTGTTATTTACAACAGTATTTGTTACGTCTTTACCACCCATAGTTACTGTTATAGCACTAATCTTATATCCATCTCTAGCAGTTATTATTGTTGAAAAACTTCCACCTTTAGTTACACTTGTAGTACTATTACTAGTGTTACAATTTGTTAAGTTATTAGTTATTGAGTAAACAGTAGGTGCAACAATTTCAATAGCTTTAGCAGTAATAACCACATCACCTGTGACAGAACTTATAGTTATAACGTTGTTATTAACAACACTACTTGTTATATCTTTTCCACCCATGGTTACAGTTATAGTGTTTAATGTAAATCCTGCTTCAGCATTTATTGTAGTGGAATATTTACTATTAGCATTAATGGTTTTAGCAGTATTACTAGTTGTACAATGTGTTAAATTGTTGGTTATTGAATGAGTAGGTGTAACAGTTTCTTCATAAAATCCTTTTAGTAAACAAGTATAATTTTTGTTTACTAGATTTGCTATATTAAAGTCAGCACTTGTTTGTGTCATACTCACATTATTTAAAAAATTTTGTCCATTATCAATACTTAATTTAACATCAGTCAATGTAACATCTGATGTGAAATAAATTTTCACAATGTTTACATTCGCATCAGTTATATTATAAGTGATTGGGCTAACTGTTATTTTTGCCACGTTCATACCTCCTATCTTTAATTATTTATGGAGTTTTGTGATTTTAAACCCATTGGAATCACTAGTGTTGTTTTAATTTGTCTTTTAAGTCAGCATTAAAATAAAAAAATTCATCCATCTTTCTTTCAAAATCATCTACACATGAACCTCTATTCAATTTTTCAATCCATTCTTCATATGATTTAGTTATGTAATGATCTAAAGTTATTTTATCCATAGGTGTTAATCCATATGACATTGGACTATAAACTCTTTTGCAATCTGAATCAACAATAGTATTATAATTATTAGACATCATAGGAAAATGAGGTGACATCGCTACAATTCTATGAGCCTTAACTATACACTTTCCTCTAATATCATTATAATAAGATACGACTTTTGTAAATCTTTCTCTTACTAATCCATCTTCTTTTTTTATTTTGCCATCAGCATTATAAGTTAACCAATCTATATATAACCCATCATATTTTTCATACTGTTGCATAAAATCATTTATATTAGAACCATCCTTTATATTTATAAATTCATCAGCATCTATAAAAGCTATCCATTTTGATTCCCTACTATAATTATATAAACAATTATTATAACATTTTATTTGAATATTACCATGTTCTTTTACATTCAATTTCCAATCTCTTATAGTACACTTATTTAAATATTCCTTTTTTATACTTTCTTTAATTGGTACTATTGACATATTATCATATATATAAAAATGATTAATACCTATACCAATATGATATTCTAACCATTCATTAATGTAAGGATTTTCATCTTTACATATAAGACATATAGAAGTATTATATTTAAAATCTATCATTATTGTTCTTCTTTTCTATTTGCATTTGGAATAGTTTTTGGTTCAAAATAAATATTAGTTATATTTGCTGTTATATTTTTATCATTATCATTCAAATCTGTTGCATTTAAATTATATACATCTGTATAAATATATAAATCATTTTTATCTATTTCTTTTAATCTTATATCATCTGTTCTAATATATAAAATTTTAAAAGATATATCAGTATATTGACTACTTTTATAACATATTAATTCACTTTTTTTAACAAGATAAACTGGCATATCTTCATATGAATCATAAGAAAGTAAATTCTTTTTATCGAATAAAAGTGGAATATCTATGCTTGATGTACCAACATCAACTATAACATGTATATATCCACCCATATCTAATAATTTTTCAATATTTACATCTTCCGGTGAAATAGTAGCATCACCATATGAATCCGGAGCAAATGTTATAGGAAACATTTTTGAATCATTAGTATTTGAACCATTATTATGTTCCCCTTCTAATTTACTTAACTGTTGGTCTAATGTTTTAGGTTTGTCAAGATTTATCATCTTAATTCTATTTTGTATATTCTCATCATCACAATTATTTTTTATAAAATAATAAATTCTATACATTTGTTCCTTATTAAAATCATCGTCAATAATACCTAAGGTATTACCATATTTTTCGTTATACATCTTAATTAGTTTCTTCAATTTATATAACCTCCTAATTAAAATAAAGGAGGGGAAATCCCCTCCATATTATTCTTTATAAGTTACTACTACTGTCATAGCACCACTACATACTGTATATGATGCTTTATTATAATCCCCTTGTAAACCAAAACCTTTCATAGTTCCATTTTTAATTGCATTTAATACGGCAGTATCAGTAATTGTAACTGTTTTAGTTTCTCCTACTTTTAAACTTATTGTCTTAGACCAACCATCATTGTAAGTTGGTTTTGAACCACTAGAGATACTAGGTCTACTTGCATATTTATGCATTTTTAATGTAACATTATGTGCAGATTGATATCCACCAGTTTGACGTTTAATTGTGATTTTAATACTTGATATATTTTTACCTTTTAGATTAGCGAATTGGCTACCAAAGAACCAACATCCATTGCAATCCCCGTAACCATAGTCACCTTGTCTACAAGTACCATCTTTTTTCCAGTTATTGTATACACTACTTCTATATGTGTCAGCACTTGTAGACTTATAAGTAACTGTTTTAGTTTTTGGTGTAGGGTCTTTTGGATTAGATGGATTTGGAGTAGGGTCAGGAGTAGGGTCAGGTGTTATACCAGGGTTTCCACCACTATTTTTAATCATATCTTTGATAGTACCTAATATTATATCTCCATTAGATTCTTTGTAATTAGCAAGTGTACCACTCATTTGAGTACCATTAGCTAAGTGAATTATTGAACCACTTTGAGCAGTCCATCCATTACCTTTAACTTGCCCACTTGTATTTGTACCATAAATTATACTAGAAGATGTTGCAATTACACCATGGTATCCATCTATAAATTTAACACCTAAAATAGTACCACTTGAGAATTCCATAAATTTCATTATAGTCGAAGCAGTTTTATTCTTATTTCCATAAACATCACAATAATATATGGCGAAGAATGGAACTTTGTGTACTAGTATGGAAGCACCATCCATGTCATCATCACCACCAACATATAATGAATCAGGAGCTATGATTCCTCTAGCAGTTGATGTTTGACTATCACCTCCATATATTTTTATGTCGGCATTACAACAATAAAAACGTAAATATCCAGTTATTGATAAACCACACAAGAAAAATAAAAGTCTTCCACCAAAGAAATAATTAAAAGTTACTCCAGCTGATATATTAGATCTTAAAAATATTCTTACTGTTGATCCATTTAAATTCTTAGGTAATTGAGCCAATAACCCTTCTAATGTTTTAAAAGTACATTCGTCTTCCAATGTAATATCATCTGAACCATTGGTAGCGTCTATATAAACATCTATTGAACCAGTTAATGCTTTAGGATATTGTGGATTACTTATTGATTTAACAGATAATGTATCACAAGATAAATCTTCTTCTACTGCTAAAGTTTTATATCCAGCCGCACCATCTTCACTTATATACCAGTTACCAGGGATTACTTGTTCAACACCATCTTCATCTATTATTGTTCTATTTGAAATATATCCACATAAATCTATATTAGCAGCCGTTAATTTAATATTACTACTTATTGCTTCTAATACTTTATCAGTTAAAGTTACTGAACTACTTCCATCAACTGATTTAACTAATAAATCTATTTTATCAGCACTTTGTTTTATAACACTTATTCTATCATTTATATCACCAATTGTAGAACTTAATGTTTCGTATATATCTCCTTCAATTGTTTCAACATTTATACTACTTGTTATGTGATATAATTCTTTAAATTTCTTAAAATAATCAACTAATACTTTTTCAACATTATAACCTTGTAAACGAGCATCAGTTGTATTTATATTAGAAGCATACATTTGATTATCGTTATTATTTGCTTTTTGAATTATATATATTTTATTCAATTATTTCACCACCTAACAAGTTATTATCCAATCTTCATAATATATCATATTTATAACATGATATCCTTTTGACATAGTTATAGTTTCAGTATTATCACCTGTACTTCTAAATGTAACTTTAATCTCTTTAGTACATTCCAATAATAAGAACATATTAGCATATGCACAACCAGTCATATCAGGTAAAACTATAATTCCATTATCTGTTAATTTAGATGCTTGTTTACGTTCAACTTTTAAAGTTACAGTATTACTAACAGGAGTAATATATATTACATCTACATCCATCAAATAACTTAATGCACTTTCAACTTTATTTAATTTACCTGCTTCAATAACATCTCCATTATTCCATGTATTAGCTTTATATGATTTATCAGTATTAAATATTCCACTTTCAGTATCTCCTAAGCCAACGTGACCTTTATTTACTGAACTTGTTCCTACGTTTACAGTATCTCCACCCATACTTAAAGATGGTCTTACATGAAATTGATTACTTATTAAGGGTAATGTTAAAGTACTATCAGTATCACTTATTTTAATTTCTAAAGCATAAGTTCCTACCTCAGTTAACTCATCAATCATAGTTGGAGATACAGTCATTGTTATTACGCTCGCGTCTATTGTCGCAGTAGCATTCACAACTTTACCAGCTTGAGATAATAAATTTATTTCACATGTAGTACAACCACTTATGTCATAATCTAAACCTTTAATATTAAATTTTAACATTAAGTTTTTATCTCCAGCGGTTAAATAAACATCTTTATTCAAAGATGATTTTCCATTTTGAACAATTATATTATAATTATTTGTAATAGCCATATTTTCACCTCGTTTATTTTATTAATTAGCAGTCGTAGTGTAAGTTATTGTTACCGAACATGAAGCACTACAACAACTATAAGATCCACCTGCACCTGTTGTATAATCACTTGTGCAAATACCTAATCCTTTAGCTTTATTAGATATTAAACTTGTGATTTCACTACTACTCAATGTAAGTGTAATACTTGATCCAGTTGCTAAACTAAATTTCTTATTGATAACTCCAGTACCTAATTGACTAGGTGTACCTGATGGTTTCTTAGCATAAGTATGTGCTCTTAAATAGTGAGTTACTGCTGAGTTTTTACCACCACTTTGTCTAGTAATTTTTACTTTAATACCAGTAATAGTGCAATCAGGGTCTTGTAATATATTATAAATATCACTATCAAAGAACCAATATCCTACATTTTTACCATATCCACTTGTCCATGCACCTTGTCTAACTATTGATTCACTAGACCAACTATTAGCATAACTACCACTTGTTCTCCAAGTACGACCACCTGAACTTTTTATAGTCTTAGTTACACTTATAACTTTAGGCACATCAGGAGTAGGAGTAGATGTATCATCTTTAACTAAACTATTGTAAGTTACACCAGTATCAAATATTTGACCATTGTTGTTGATGTACGTAGCCCCTTTATCAGATGTTGTACCACAATGAGTTCCTTTATTTAATTGAATTATACTACCACTAACACAATGGAATGTTTGACCACTTGTTCTACCACTACTACTTGCAATATAAACATGAGATGCACTATGACATCTAACCAACGCATAAGGACTATTTATAGCACTTATTGAAGATAAATATCCAATTGCTCCATTTGTACAACAAATACCATTATTTTTATGATCAGTAGCAGTACCACTATAACATCTCACATCATATACTGTAATTCTACATCTATTAGCTATTAAACAATATCTATAATCACTTATAAGTCTACCATTTGCTCCAGGCACTATATTACAATACACACTTGCATTGTTTGTTGAACCAGGAGTATTACCATAAAATTCATAATCCATACCATGACCATAGAATAGTATACTACCATTTAATTGATGACCTTGCATAGCTATTCTAACTCTACCATTATTAAAATTGTCAAGCGTTATAGTCTCAGTATGTTTTTTAGTTACATATATATCTAATGTGTAACCATTTAAATTTCTAGGAACTACGTCTTGTAAATCACTAAAACTTGCAAATATCATTCCATCTTCAAAATTGTTTTCATCATAATCATCAGGATATGTATAACCATATGTTACATAAACTTTACAATTTCTAACTAAACTTTTATCTTGCCATTCAACATTACTTGATTCAGCTATTATTTCTTTACAACTTATTCTACCTTCTATTAATAAGTCTTTTGCTTCACAAGTACCATCATCTCTAACTCTAAAGTTATCATTTACGTTTATATTTCCACCTGTAACATTTATATTAGAAGAATTTAGTCGTCCTTCGTGGTTTACATTAAATGGAGCTTCAGTTGGTATGTCACTACCAGCCCAAAATGCTAAATTGCTACCTGTTTCAGTACCCATACCAACGTTAGTACCAACTAAATCATTTTCAGATATAGTAAATCCACCAATTTTACCAACAAGGGCAGTTATGTCACCACTTAATTTAACATTTTTACCAGTTAAAGTACCATCTTCAGTTACTCTAAAATTCTCACCTAAAGTGATGTTACCACCTTTAATTGTTATTTTTGAAGCAACTACATTACCTTGTGGATCTACACTAAAGGAAGGATTTGTAGCAGAATTCATTATTGTAGCACCAATAATTGTTTTACCATTTATAGCACCGTCTACAAGCATATCCCCAGTAATTTTAACTTGCTTTGTAATAACACTTAAAGCATCTTCAGTTAATTCCATAGTACTAGAGGAATTACCTTTAACAAGCCATCCTATTTTGTTTGATTTTTGGTCTATCCTACTAAATTCATTTGTTACAGTTGCAGTATCTAGTATTTTGGCAACAGATATTGTTTTACTATATGTCTTTTTAGATTCAACATTAATTGATATATCTATTTTACCATTACTAGATGTGACACTATTTACAACAATTGTCTTATTATCACTACTTAATTCAGCACTACAATTCGTGCATTTAATTATAGTTACTTTGTATTCTCCTGCTTGTGGTGTCGTTTTCACAGGAGTTAATAATACATTATCTTTCAATATATTTACAACTGTACTCGGTTTGGTAGTTTCTTGCGTAGGTCGGTTAATAATCATATTGAAAGAATTACTAAGGATACTTTTAGGCGTAGAGTCGTTTGTATTTGCCATAATCATTAAACCTCCTAACTCAATATATTACCGCTCAAATCAGTTGAAACTATCACAGTTTCTTTTGTTATATTTAAAACGTAATCACCTAAATCTTCTATAAGACTTGCACTATCTTCAGGAGCAGGTGTCCAGTCACTAAATGTATTTCCTTTTTCTAACATCATATCAATTATTTCTACTGTTCCTACAAAAGCATCCATTCTAATTTGTACACCAGTAGCAGTATCAAAATTAGTTGGTGTAGTTATAGTATGTTTATAAGTAAAAGTACCATCACTATTAGGGGTAATTCTACTCCATCCTTTACTTGAACCTCCATAAGTTTGTATTATAAAATCTCCACTAGTATAACTTGAAACTTTATATGTGAATGATAATGACATTTTTTCACTATTACAAGAAGATTTTGCATCACTTAATATATATAGATTAGTACATTGATTAGCACTATTAGTACCAGTAATTGTTTTAGCATTTTTAGTATCAAGTAAATAGTTTCTACCACCAAAACTTAATTCTTTTAATTCATCTTTTGTTGTATATGTTTTACTTACTGTATTCAATATACCATTGGCTTTTTGCTCAATCGCACTATTCATATTAGTTGTAGTAGTATAATTGCTTGATAAATTATTAGCCAAATCATTTACAACTGTTTTCTCAGCATAACTATCACTTACTGTACTTAATATACCATCGGCTTTTTGATTAATTGCACTATTAACTTGTGTACTAGTATAATAATCTTTTTCTAACTTAGTATTTAAATCTGTGACACTTGATGTTGTAGCGTATGTTTTACTTACTGTAGTTAACACACCTTCAACTTTTTGGTCAATTATACTATTCATGTCACTTGTAGTTGTGTAGTCTTTAGCTAATTTATTTGTTAAATCAGTTACAGTAGTTTGTTTAGCATAATCCTTACTAACTGTTTGCTTAAATCCTTCTAATGTATGTTCCAAATTAGATTGTTGACTTTTAACTTCTTTAACTGCTTCGCCTAATTCTTCTAATATTGGCTTAGTATAAGTTGTTTTAGTTGGATTTTCCCAAGTTTGTTTGTATCTAATCCAATAATATTTACCAACTTCAATTGTAGGCATAGTGTCTGACCAACTTCCACCTGCTTGTGTAGTTGCACTAGTAGAAGCATACCATTGAGGAGTACTACTTGTCATAGATTGACCAGTGTCACCTTTTTCACCTTGTTGCCCTTGATCACCCTGTTGTCCTTGGTCTCCTTTTTCTCCTTTGTCACCTTTATCGCCCTTAAATCTACTCCATACATAATCAGTTTTATTATTACTTTCAGCAGCACTTGTTTTATTGATAGCTATCCCAATGTAGTTTGTTGTATCTTTTGGCACATCATATAATCCAGTTCCATCTGCGTTGTCACTGTACTTAATCCAAGTGTAATAAGTAGTACCATCTGTACCCTTTTCCCCTTGTACACCTCGGTCACCTTTATCACCCTTGATTAGACTCCATGTGTAATCGGAAGGGGTATTACTCTCAGTGGCAGTTGTTTTGTTATAAGCAAGACCTATATAAGTTTTACCAGTCGGGTCGTTACTAAGACCAGTTCCTTTAATATCATTTGCGTACTTAATCCAAGTATAATGAGTAACACCATCTTTACCCGGTGTACCAGGTATACCTTGTAGACCTTGATCTCCTTTTTCACCTTGTTCTCCTTTGAATTTGCTCCATGTATAATCGGTCTTATTAGTGCTTTCGTTAGGGGTAGTCTTATTTATAGCAATACCAATATATTTTGTACTATCTTTTGGTAGGTCGTATAGTCCTGTACCATCTGAATTATCGCTATACTTAATCCAAGTGTAATAAGTCTTACCATCTTCGCCTTTAATACCTTGTACCCCTTGGTCTCCTTTTTCACCCTTAATTAAACTCCACACGTAATCAGAAGGAGTATTACTTTCAGTTTGTGTTGCTTTATTGTATGCTAAACCAATGTAAGTTTTACCAGTAGGATTGTTACTAATACCATTTCCTTTGTCATCATCAGCATACTTAATCCAAGTGTAATAAGTCTTACCATCATTTCCTTTTATACCTTGCTCACCTTTAAACCTACTCCATGTATAGTCAGTCTTATCATTACTCTCAGCTTGTGTTGTCTTGTTGACTGCAATACCAATGTACATTGTACTAGCCTTTGGTGTATCGTATAAACCTGTTCCATCTGAATTGTCACTATATTTCACCCAAGTATAATAAGTAGTACCATCTATACCTTTGTCACCTTTTATACCTTGATCACCTTTTTCACCTTTGATTAAGCTCCATGTATAGTCAGCCTTATTAATACTTTCATCAGCAGTTGTCTTATTATAAGCGAAACCAATATAAGTTTTATCAGTTGGGTCGTCACTAATACCAGTTCCATTGACATCATCAGCATATTTTATCCAAGTGTAGTAAGTTTTACCGTCCTTACCGGCTACACCCTGTAAACCTTGGTCTCCTTTTTCTCCCTTGAACTTACTCCATATGTAGTCAGCCTTGTTGTTACTTTCAGTAGCAGTCGTTTTGTTAGGAGCAATACCAATATACATTGTGCTATCTTTTGGAGTATCGTATAAACCAGTTCCATCAGCATTATCACTATATTTTATCCATGTATAATGAGTGACCCCATCTTCACCTTTGATACCTTGTACACCTTGATCCCCTTTATCTCCTTTTATCAAACTCCATACGTAGTCGGAAGGTTTATCACTTTCAGTTTGCGTAGTTTTGTTATAAGCAAGTCCAATATAAGTTTTTCCTGTTGGGTCATTACTAATACCTTCACCAGTTACACTATCAGCATATTTTATCCAAGTATAGTAGGTCTTACCATCTTCACCTTTAATTCCTTGTTCACCTTTAAATTTGCTCCATGTGTAATCAGTCTTGTTGTTGCTCTCAGTAGGTGTTGTTTTATTAACACCAATTCCGATATATTTTGTTGTATCTTTTGGAGTATCATACAATCCTGTACCATCGGCATTATCACTGTATTTAATCCACGTATAGTAAGTAGTACCATCAGCACCAGTATCACCTTTTATACCAGTATCTCCTTTTTCCCCTTTTATTAGACTCCATGTATAATCAGTTTTATTAGTGCTTTCATTTTGTGTTTCTTTATTATAGGCAAGACCGATGTAAGGTTTACCAGTTGGATCATCGCTAATACCAGTTCCGTCAATACTATCTGCGTATTTTATCCATGTATAATATGTTTTACCATCTTTTCCGGGAACACCTTGTAAACCTTGTTCACCTTTGTCACCTTTGAATCTACTCCATACGTAATCAGTTTTATTACTACTTTCGTTAGGCGTAGGTTTATTTATGGCGATACCTATATACATAGTACTATCCTTCGGTGTATCATATAGCCCCGTACCATCAGCGTTGTCACTATATTTTATCCATGTATAGTAAGTAATACCATCTTCACCTTTAACCCCCTGTACTCCGGTGTCTCCTTTTTCCCCTTTTATTAAACTCCATGTGTAATCAGAAGGTGTATTACTTTCGGTAGATGTTTCTTTGTTGTAAGCAAAACCTATATAAATTTTACCAGTTGGATCATTACTAATTCCACTACCATCTATAGTGTCAGCATATCTAATCCATGTGTAATAAGTTTTACCGTCTTCACCAGGAGTTCCAGGTATACCTTGTAAACCTTGATCACCCTTATCCCCTTTTTCACCTTTTATTTTACTCCATGTATATTTAGTAACTAGTTCACTATCTTTGTCGTTTGTGTCAGTGTAAACCCCTATATATGCTCCAGCAGTTTCACCCTTATTTGCAGTAAAAGTTTTACCTCCATCATCACTATATTTTATGTGTAAGTAATAAGTTAATCCATTTGTACCATTAGTTCCAGGGATACCTTGTTCCCCTTGCATACCTTCAAATCTACTCCATGTATAAGCAGTATAATCAGTACTATCATTTGGGTCATAATCAACGTAAGTACCTATATAAGTGCTAGGAGTTTCACTTATTGGATTACCATTCGCATTGGCACTATATTTTATATGAAAATATGTTGTTTTACCAGGTACTCCGGGTACACCTTGTTCCCCTTGATTACCTTGAATACCTTGTTCTCCTCGTTCACCTTGTAAACCTTGTATACCTTGTATACCTTGGATACCTTGTTCTCCTTGATCACCTTTTTCACCTTTATCCCCTTGCTCACCTTTAGCACCTTGGATACATACTGGTGTTGAATATTTTATTCCTCCATTAGAATAAGTATATTTCATACGTTGCCATATATATTTTCCAGTAACCCATGTAGGAGATTTATCAGTAATCCATTCGCCACCTTCTAAAGAAGTAGGTGAAGTAGATGTATAAAATTGTGTTTCAGTGTTAGTCAAGGAAGAACTTACATTTGTTTCAAGTGTTCCTATTTTAGTAACTAAACTATCTACTTTACTAACAGTTGAATTGTAAGCATCTTTCAATTGAATTGTCTTACCATTCTCACTAGTTATTGTTGTATTATCAATTAAAGAACTAATTTGTCCTTGTTGAAGTTTTATGTTAGTTGTATTGGATTGAACTTGTTTTATAACAGAACTCAAATCACCATCAACTGTTATTTTTTCTATAATGTCAACCTTAGTTTTTAAAGCAGTAAATGCTACATCTAAAGTTTGGTTTGTATCATCGAATTTAATTTTACTAGAATTAATAGTACTTGTGTTTCCATTTATATTAGTAATTAAACTATCAATATCTATTTTTCCACCTGATATATGAGCATTATCACTAACCATGTCATCTACTATTAATCCATTGCTAATTGCTCCACTTTTTATACCATTCTCATCTATTAATACCCCTGTTCCTTCTGCATTAAACAATGAGAATGTAAAATCACCGGTAGCGTCTTTTCCTATTTGAATACGTACCTTACCATTCTTGTCTTTAAATTGTTGAAGATTACCTTTTAATGTCATACTTCCATCTTCAGATTCTATATTAACTTTATTAGTATTTAACACACCAGTATTTATTTTATTAGCATTTATAGAATCAATCATAGCATCTTTTATAAACGCGTCCTCAACTGTAACTTTACTAGCAGTTAAAACTAAAGATTCAATATTATTAGAAGTTAAATGTCCATTTAATAGTAATTTTATATTCCCTACTTCAGTTGTTAAATTCTTGATTGCAGCAGTATCTATATTTGCCAATTTACTTTTCAATTCTTCTATATCTGCATAAGCAGTTGATAACCTATCTATTTCAGCCATATCAATTTTAGCGAAAGCAGCTTTTAAATCTTCTATCTCAGCACTTACTGCATACAAATCGTCAGTAGTAATTGAATCATTTTTTAGATTTTCTAACATATTATCTATTTCTTTTTTATTATAAACTTGTTGTTTAGTATAATAGTTAGATAAATCTACACTAAAAGGTGGATCTGCAACTCTATTTACTCCATAAGTTAAGTATATGTTTTCATCGTCTTGTGTTAATGATTCCACCGTTAAGGCTTCATAATTCTCGTCATAAGGTGGTTCAGTAGTAATTACTTGTTTATAACCATACTCTTTCATTAACGCTTCATCTTCATTGAAATTTGTTATTGTTTCCTTATCAGATTTTTGGTATGTGTTTGGTGCAGTAACTAAAACATTTTTAAATGTACCATCTTTCTTTATTCTACCATAATCACTCATGTTATCACCTCAAATTAAGAATTTGTTGCAGGTGTATAATATCCATACCATAAATCATTTATATATGCTAATGATAATTTGCACATTTTACCTTGTGTTATCACAGGTACGTTATCCCAACTTATAGTTGGTAGTTTTATATTTGCACCTTCTTTAGTTGACATCACATATAAATTAATTTCTGCAAATGTATTAGGGCTAGGTAATTGCACTTCTACATCAGCATTTACATTTAAAAATTGACATCTATCTTCAGTTACGTTCGCAAATCCTTCCACAATAGGTATAGTATGAATTTCTTGTTCATTGTTAAATACTGTTTTTTGGTTTTTATCATATTTATATTTATGAAATTCTTTTTCATCAGATTTACATCTTGATATTCTTGATTCATATGCATCATAATAAGTTACCATAAAATAGTTTTCTCCAGTCAATGTATATGCAACATCTGTTGAAAAATCTCTAACTTCTCCACTTATAATATAAAAACCTTTTTCTAAATTAGAAATTGTTATTGGTTTTACTTCAGTACCAACTAATGTTTGATGCACTTCATTATCATTAAAGCTATCTATTTTCACAGAATTAGATAATACTGTATCAGTAAGTTTACTTATAGCTTTTTCAATTTTATTCATTTTTGAAGTTGTTATTATGTCACCAACTACCCATAATGTTCTATTATAAGTACCATCCAAATTGAATAATATCAATTCATTTCCATAATTTTCTATAGCAGTCTCATTTATAGTTGCTCCTATAGAAGATGTTTCCAATTCATTTAATAATAAATCTGTTTCAACTAAAGTCATATTTATAGGTGGTAATACCTTTTTATTTCTTTTATCATCCATAATAACTATGTATAATTGATATTTACCAGTTTCAGTTAATGAATTCATAATTTTATTATCTAATGTAAAAATAACAATGTTATTCACAACAGGAACAACATTGCTTTCAGTACTATTACCTAATTTATCTCTTAATACAACCTTAGCATATAAATCAGTTTGATTAGATAATTTAATGTATGGTGAATTTAAAATATTAAAATATATACTTACACCTATATCATTTGTATATATTTCTAAATCGTCATTTAACTTACTTTCGCCCTTATCAATAACGATTGTGTATTCTCTTTTTATACCACTCATTTGATTTATTCACCTCTAGCTTTCTAATTTTTTCAATCTTGCATCTAAATTTTCATAATTATTTTGCAATAATATCACAGTATCACTTAATGTGCTTACTTGTGTTTTGAGAGAATCAATTTGAGTTTGGAATGTTTTCTTCAACTCATCCAATGTTGCTTGTGAACCATTACTATTTATTTCATTTATACAAATTGTAAGTTTAGAACCTAATACATATCTACTATCTTTATATTCTTGGTATGCTTTTGTAAAAGCACTTCTATCAGAGTTTGATATATTTAAGTCAGATAATTTATTGTTTACATAACTCATCATAGTATAATGTTTTTTATTAAAATCATCAAAACTAGATTTTAATTGTAACTTAGTAACATCTGATAAATTAGTGTTTGAATAATAAACTTCATAATAACCTTGTATTTGTGTATAAAAACTTTGTAATGAAAAAGCATAACTTTTAAATGAATTGTATTGTTGCGTAGTCATTACACCATTTGTGTGAATTACGCTATTATGTAAAGTGACTATTTTATTCAATACCACTCTTATATCATCAAGGATATTAGCTATTTCTTGTTTCTCAGTATTCATAGAACTCAACATTGATTCTTGTAAATCATTAAGTTGTGTAGTTAACGTATCTATTCTATCGTTAGCTTGATATATTTCAGATGGTATTTGGCCTCCTGAACCCAAGAATTTTAATTCACTACAAGCTGTCTTTAGGTTAACTAGCGATTCTATCATATTAGTTATGCAACTTGTTATGGGAATTGCAACGTCACTTGTCATTTTTTCCTCAGCTGAACTAGTTAAATTCGATAGATCCACTTTCAATTGTGACATATAAGTTTCAATTAAAACCTTGTATTGAAACACATCATAATTTTCTTCAGCTTTGTCATCTTCTTTTAAATATTGACAGTATAAATCTAACAATGCATCAGCATAAGCTAAAGTAGTTATGCATAAATTATTTGTTTCATTTAATTTTGAATTAATTTCTCCTTTTTCAAAGGTAGTGAATTTACCATCATTTAATACTTTTTTCAATGAAGTATTTAAATATATTAAATTTGAATTAAAATTTATAAGAGATGTATTTAAATCTTCTTTAATTTCATCAAAACTTTTATCTTCTTTATATTTATCAGATAAACTTTCAACGTTATTTGACATTGTTTCCATTGCTACAGTATAATCAGTCATTTCATTTTTAATAGTTTTGATATTTTCAACAACCTTTTCTTTGTCAAAATTATCAAATATTAATCTTAATTTAGGATTGTTCATGATAACACTATTACCATTCATGTTTTTTATAATAAAAAGTAAATTGTCTTTAGCTATTCTGTCATTACTTGTGTATAAATTAAATGGGTCATCAGAGTTCCAATATATGTTCTCATCTTTAACTACAATATTATTAATAGGGTAGAATTTGTTATCAAATTCTACCACTAAGTTTTCAATATATACATATCCATTTTTAGGAGTGTTATTGTTACAAGCCATATCTATCCCTCCTATAATTTTTTATAATATGATTGATTTTTTATATTTTTATCAGTGGTGTCAAATTTCCAAAAGTTTATTGTACAACCACCATGTTTCATGTATTGTGTCCAAGCGGTATGAAATTTAAATGCACCATAATAATTTACACAGAATTTTGCCATGGCACTAAAATTAGATGCAACACGTCCTTTTCCCCAAGATATTACATACACATCTGTATAAAGTGGTGATCCCAGCATTGCTCCAGCTTTTGAATCAGATGAACTCAAATATAAATCGAAATCAAAACAATATCCACCTGTATCATGAACTGTATAAATTCCTGATTTGTTTCCAAACTTACCTTTTAATTTAGGAATATATAATTTAGTTCCATAAGGCATGTTATGGGCGGCACAACTTTTACCAGCAGTCATTTTTTGTCCACTTGCAGCTTGACTAGCATTACCACCATAGGCAGTACATCTTGCATTCGTAAATTTATAAATATATTTATTTCCATCTTTAGTACCATGTTCATTGTAGCAGTTAGGGGCATCTTTTTTAGATGTATTAGGTTTATCATTTTTACTAGGTTTTTTAGTTACTGCTTTTTTATCAGCTTTTGATAATTCCTCTATTCTAAAGAAAAATACTCTACTTTTTTCAAATTTTCTTTTTCTTTTTACTATACCGGTTTGATATCCAGCTGCTTCAATAATATATCCATCACCAGCATATATAGCAGTATGAGATGTTGTTACAGTGAACATATTCTTCTTAGTTACAGTATGTCCTTGTCTAGTCCACATTACAATATCACCAGGTTTACATTTACTTAAAGAAGTATTATCAGCATATCTCCAAGCAGTAGCATTATGTTTTCTAGCCATGGCTTGCAATGTACCACCTGAACAAGATAACCCTCTCATGAATGAATATCCAGCATAATCATAAGCACAACCAACTAATGAAGAGCAGTCAAATCCCCATTTTCCATAACCAGGTTGTTTATAAGTAATTCCCATTACTGTTTCATAATGTGCTTTTATAGTATTTTTTTTATTATAGTTAACTGTTCTATATGCTTGAGAATACCATGCTTTACCTTGTTTTCTTAAATTAACAATGTCGTTGGCTCTTTTTACTATTTTATCACGAACACTAGCTAATCCATCATTATCAATATTATCATCTTTATCATCATCGGTTTTCTTTTCGATGTATTTTGCACTACAATAAGCAACTAAATTTTTCCATTTTATTTTTGCCCAATCACCACTTATAGAATAAACATCTATTTCTTCACCTTCACTAAATGTACCTAATACTTTATACTTAGTTCCTGCTCCATTTCTAATATTCAACGAACTAACAGTACATACATACTTAGTTGTTGGTTTATTTAAACTAGGATTTTCTCCAAGGTCATCACTAGGTTTTTGTGGTTTTGAAGGTTTTTCTTCATCTTTATCAGGTAACTCATCTTTATCTTTCTTAGTATTCATATCAGTTAATATATTTGTAATCATATTGTCATATAAAGATTTAGCACCATTCATATTTAAGTTAAATCCATCATCACTATAAGTAGTTATTAATAAATTATTTTCTACAATTCCATCAGAACCATTTATTATTGTGATATGTTCGATACCTTGACTATATGTAAAGATTGCATTATTAAATTCTTCAATTTCCTTATTGATTGCTTCATATGATGTTGAAACCTTATCATATTCAACACTTACTGGCAATTCTTGTACAACATATATTTGTTTAGATTTGTATTTAATTCTTAATTTATCTAATAAACTAGTCATTTCTATTATTCCAGTTTTACTAGGATTAGTAGCACCTAACATAACTATTACACAACCAGGGTCTTTTGGTAAATCATTTATTATGTCTTTACCACTTTCATAGAAATATCCACCTGATACTTGAGATTTTGCTACAACTGTCATTTTACTTAAAGCACCTAATGACTTCATGCTTAATACTCTATCTGAACCAAGTATCAAAGCATTATCTAAATTAGCATGTTTACCTTCATCTACTGGTTCAACTGTCAACAGTAAACTAGCCATAATATCAGGGTTTTCACCTGAAAATACATTTATGGCACAACTTCCTGCACTAACACCAACCACTAATCCTTCGCTAGTAACTACTGCTACTTTAGTATCTGTGGAAGCAAATGTAACATTTCTATTAGTAGCAGTTAATGGAATAATAGTAGGTACTATGTAGAATTCTCCATTGATGTTCATAGTATAACTCATCTTATTTAATCTAATTGATGTGACAGGTATTTTATCATGAGGATTATAATATTCACCGACATTAACTTCACAAGAAGCCTTTTTCAAACCATCTTCACTAACACATGTTATTGTAGCAATACCTCTTTTTACACCTGTTATTTTACCATCACTAACTGTTAAAACACTAGTATCAGAACTTATCCATACTACATTTTGGTTAGTAGCATTTTTAGGAGTAAATGACACCATTAATGTGTATGAAGAATTTAAATCTAAATGTAATGATGTTTCACTTAATTGAATTTCTTCCACAGGAATTTTAGAAACTAAAGGAGGTGTTACAAAATCAAAGTCTAATATATTACTAGTGTAAATACTATTATTATCACGTTGATATTTAATATCATTTAATAAATATCTTTGTGATGCTTGTGCTTTCTTTGTAAGTTTTGCTTTTTTCAATAAATCAGCCATAGTTTTTCCATTGTTTAATGATGATTTTTTATTTGAAAAAGTTAAATTTAAAGAAATCAGATTATAATCTTCATAATTCGCTTCCCAACCAACGAAATATACAAATTCTTCTTCATCTTTTTCTTTATCATATAATGAAATTACATCGCCTAGTCCTAATTTACCATGCCATTGTTTTCTCGTAGGATTCATAATTAATCGTTGCATAAAGTTGGCACTATCTATTGTGAATTCAAAAGTAGGCATACATTTAGAAGCCAATACTTTTTCTCCAGTTTTTAATAACTCCTCAGCTTCAATAAATGAATCATCAGAATAAGTATCATAATAAACAAATTCTTTTAGTTCATCTAATAATTCATTTGTAAATATAGGATGTCCTACGTAATCCAAAGCACCTTCTCTAGTACATAATACATTCAATTCATCAATTTGTGTATTTACTTCATTTAATTTAGTAGTTACATTTACTATCTCATCATTTATATCAGCTAATTCATCTTCTTTTAATAGTAATTGAGTTTTTAAATCATCCAATGAATATTTTGTAGTATCTGTTTCGGCTTCTTCATAACCTTTTATCATACTATTTAAAGATGTTATAGCAGTATTAATTATGGTTTCATTTGCTTTTTTATCAGATAATTGAGTTGTAAGTTGTACTTTTTCTTTGGATAGTTCTTGCCATTTTGCAATTCTTTCAGGTGTAATTTTTTCAAATAACACTATTGCATTAATTAATTCGTCGCTCATTTCATGAGTACGTACAAAATAACTATAATTTTCTATATAATCAAATCCAGTTGGAGTAACGTCTCTTATGTCACATTTTTCTTCATTACCTTTTAGTTTTAATCTAGTTACAATGTCACTACTATTAGATGTTTTACTAATATCTTTTATATAATTATCTTTTGTTAATACTAACTTCAATACATCTCCAAAAGAATCTTCGTCATATAAATTTAACAACTTATTCTTTTTATCAAATATTGGAACACAACACCATTGCTCACTTATTGTTTCAGTTATAAAAGAATAGAATGAAGTATCAGTATCTTCTTGCATTCTCATTTTAGGTTTACCATTTTCACTATATCTTACTGTTTCATCAACATGTCCTAATCTCCACCCAGTTAACTTATATAATTCATCATTAAAAGCATATATCTTATTATCCTCGTCAGGGTCTAATAATGTTAATCCTATATTACTAACTGTAAAATTTATTTTTTCTAATTTCTTTTCTATTCCATATGCAGTGACTTCTTTTGTATTATTTATTTTGTTTTCATATATTTCTTTAATAACATATTTATCCCCATCAATTTCTAAATATCTTTCATTTTTAAATTCATCATATAAAGGATATCTTGTTTTACCCTTATGTTGAGTGGTTGTATATTCTTTAGGTATAGTTAATTTAACATAATCTATATCATCAAAGTCCATTGATTGTGAAGTAACAAATTTAGTTGAAACTTGACCGATTACTTTGTGATTTACTCTAGTTAATAATATTTCTTTGATTTCTTTAAGTTCTTTCACTATAATATTGTCCATTTAGTTCACCTCCTTACTTCATAGGAATTTCACAATAAATATTAACGTTGCAATCGCCTTTCACTAATATTTGATTTAATCCAGGTTGCAATTTTATCCATTGTCTATTGCATAAATATAATCTATTTTCATCTTCTTCATTCATTACGTTTGTCATATAATTGTCTATATAAACAACTTCGTTTTCTTCCAATCCACTTATCATGAAATCATTTATATAAATTATATTATTTTTTGTACCTAGATTTTCTAAAGTAATTAATGGCTCTAAGGTAGTTTTTGATTCATTGAATATTTCTATTAATTTTGAACCAAATACCATTTCATCACGTTCTAATATTTTATATCTAAAATTATCTAGTGGTTTAAATGTTACTTCTATCCAGCCTAATTGTGCATAATTTAATTTAGGTTTAATTTCAGTCACCATAACATAATGTACCAATGTTAAATCATCATAACTTATGAATTGTTCAAAATCATCAGATATTAGCCAATCACAAATTCTATTATAAATTTCAGTTGTCCAAGTCATAGGTATATCATTTTTATCTAATAAAGCTAAATTTAAAGTAAATTCTTCTGTATCATTTGGTTCTTGTGTATAAGCTATGTTATTTGCTATACTTTCCTTATTTATACTTCTTGAATAAGGTTTACCTTTATAGTTCAACACATCTTCATTTACACCTACGATTTGTACATTAAATTCTTTACAATCTTTTCCCCTAAATATAAAATTAGGTTCTATAAACATCAAATACCACCTCCCAAAATAAAAATAAGAGTATAGGAAAATTCCTATACTCTATTTATTATATTACTCATGTATTGTTCTAATTGAGCTTTGACTTCATTAGCTATATTAGTTGCATTAGCACCTGCTCCACTAATTTCTATTTCTATTCCACCTACATTTATTGTCTTACTCAAATCATCATTTGCTACACCAGCTTGTATATTGTCATTTGGTTTTAATCCTAAGTTTGTATAAATACTATCTATATTCTTAATAGTGTCATATGCTATTTGTAAGTTAGCAATGTAATCATTCTTAATTGTTTCTCCCATAACACCAAATGCTTCACCTGATTCTTCAGCAAATTTAATCATCGCATCTTGTAGATTAATTAGATTACCATCTATGTCCTCAAACACACCTGAGCCTAAAGCATTTTTTACCATTTCAGCTATTTTTGCATCATCCCAAGTTTTTTCTAAATCTTCTAATGCTTTGTCATTACTATTATTAACATTATCTATTGCATTATCAAACATTTTGTCCATTAACTCATCTTGTCTATCTTTAACTAGATCTTGTAGATTTTTATTTTCATCAGCTAATTCTTCCATTAAACTTTCAAGTTTTGCACGACCACTCAATGAAGTATCTCTTTTAGCTAATTCAATACTTTGATTTAATTTAGCAATTTTATCTTGTTGTTCTTTAAGTTGTTCATTATAATCATCTTCATCTTTCTTGTCATTATAAGCATCTTTAACTTTGTTGATTATATCAACTTCTTTATCAGCTTGTTTTTGAAGTTGTTCTTTACGTTTATCTAATTGATCTTGATACATATTTGTAATTTGATCTTCTATATCTTTTGTTGTGTTTAATCTATCTTCGTTGGCTTTCTTGATACTATCATTATAACCATCAATTGATTGTTTAGAATCATTTATAGAATCATTTAAATCATTCCATGTATCAATTAAGTCAGATACATATTCATAACTTCCACTATTTTGAAGTTTATTCATTGCATCAGCGAAATTAGTCATTTGACCATCTTTATCAAATTTGAATCCATATTTTTCTAATTCTTTTTGATATGCTGATTGTTCTTTTTTATAATTTGATAGATTTTTATTAGTTTGATCAATCAATTTATTATAAGTTTCTTGTTTCTTATTCAATAAGTCTAATCTATCAGTTCCATATGCATAGTTTAATTTAGTATCAAGTGTATCTAAATCATCTTCCAATTTACTTATAGTTTTATCTGTGGCAGTAATTGCATTTTTAGTTTTATAAGTAGATTGTTCTAACTTAGCTAAGGATAAACTTTCGTTAGTATCTTTTATGCTTTTTTCTATATCTAAAATGTCATTTTTAGTTTTTTGTAGATTATTATGAACATCTTTATATCCATCTACATATTCTTTTATCTTATCTAAATCAGCACTATCTTGATGTTTGTTTAATACAGTATCTTCATTGCTTATATTACCTAGTTTGTCAAATTTAAATCCGTAGTCTTTAAGTTTCTTAGCATATTCATTAGATTCTTTAGTTTCCTTACTCAATGAACTTTCTAAATATTTCTTTTGTTCAGCCATATATTTTAATTGTTCATTCATGATGTCTAAACTTTTTTGTCCATGAGACATATCTAATTTAGTATCTAAACCATCTAATATGTCGCCTAGTGTTTCAAATTTAGAGTTCAACATTTCTACTGCATTAACATATTTATAAATCTTATCTTCAAATTTCAATTTTTCAAGTTCGTCATTATTTTCTCTAATTTGAGTTTTTAATTTTTCAAATTCTTCTTTTGTTGAACCGATATCATCAAATTGAAGTTTCATATATTTTTCTAAATATGTTTTAGCTTCTTCGTAACTATCTTTATACTTATCGTAATTATTTTTAGCCGTATCAGATATACTTTTCTTAGCAGTTTCATCAGCTTTAGTTTGTTTCTTAGTTGTTTTACTAGTTGATTTACTTGCTTTTTCACTAGCTTTTTCCAATTGTTTAAGTTTAGTTTCCATTTGAGTTAATTTCTTTAAGTAGTTTGTTACATTTCCATCCTCATTAAATTTAAATCCATATGTATTTGATAATACTTTTTGTAATTTACTCGCTTCCTTAGTTTGATAACTATATTGTTGTTTCAATAAACGTTGTTGTTCTTGTAATGATTTATTCATAGCTTGTAAAGTACTTATACGTTTCTTACCAAATAAATTATCTAATTTGGCATTTGCCAAAGACACATTATGTTCAACTTTACTAAGTTGATTATTTAAAGTAGTCATTAGTTCTATACCATTCTTAATAGAAGATATTCCATATAGACCTACATTTATAGGGATTTCTTTTGTCTTGAAAGAACTAAAAGAACCGATACTATTATTTATACTACTTGTTGCATCAGCAGTAAATGAATCTATTGCACTTGTATCAGGCATATCTAATGCAGTTGCTTTGAAAATATGATCAGATATAGGGCTTTCAGTATCAAAAGGATTTACAGATATACCATCAAACATAGGTATACCATCTTCAATTGTAGATTGTAGACCGCTTGATATTTTTGAAAGCAATCCTTGTATATAATTCCAACCATTTTGTATGAAGTTTACTACTACATTTTTCGTACTAGGTTGGTTTTGTATATCTTGCATTTTCTTTTTAGTTTCATCTGCACCACTTTCATTTACGTCAACATGTTTAGTTTTATTTTTAGTTTTACTATCTACTTCTGTTAATTTGAATACTACTTCACCAGCACCATTTTGTGTTACTTGTAGAGTTTTATCATGAAGTGTTTTTCCTTCAACAGTATCTAAATTGCCCAATGCTTCTTGTACGGCTGCCACAACTTTCATACGTTTCTCTTCAGGTAAACTATTTATATCAGTTTCTAAAGAATCTAAATCACCACGTTGTACATCAGCAGTTATTTTAGTACTTATGTTATCATCAACTTTAAGTTCTTTTAATGAATCACTTAAACCAGCAACATCGTCTTTACCTAATATTGTAACACCACATTCAGTTGTAATAACATTGTTGTCAATCAACCAGCTTATCATTTCTTCATAAGTTTCGCATTCACTTAAGCCTTCCACATTAGCATTTATTACTGCTTCAATGTTACCTTTGTCACCTTGTAAACCTGAAATCAAATTATCAAAATCTTGAACTTGGTCTTTATCTCTAAATTCAGTTTTGATATTCATTAATATTTCTCTATGGTCTTTATCATCAGTAACTTCTTTTATAGCTTTCTCAGCTTCTTTTTTGTCCAATTTAGTTTCCATTTCAATAGGATGTTTTTTAGCTTCGTCGTTCATTTTTTGAAGTTCTTCTCTAGCGATAATTGTTCCATCAGGCATAACTATGTCAGTTTTTATATCAGCATCAACCGCTTCACCTTTAAGTATTTTGCTTAATAAATCAGCATTTTCACCTGATAATCCTCCACCTCTAGCTTCACTACTTGTAATCTTAGTGATTATACCTAATTCAACATCGTCTATTTTACCATCATTCTTAAGTGCCGCTTTCATTAATCGTTGAACTTCACTAGAACCTTCGTATTCTATTTCACCTTCAGCATATGCTCTAATTTGAACTTTCTTTTCATCATTCGTTACGTCTTGATCATTCAATAAGTCAGCTAATGTATTATCAGCAACCCATTTAGCATGCAATTCAACTGCTTTTTCATCACCTTTAAGATAATCAGTAAGACTTGAACCATTATTTTTAAGGAAGTCGGCAAGTCTCATTTGTTCTTCGTCCAAAGCACCTTCTAATGTCCCACGTAATGTATCTACCCATTGACTTGCATCTATACCTGTTACTTTTTCTAATTGTTCAGCTATCCCACCAATTGAATCAGCAAATGCGTCAGCATCCCCAGTTAATTGATAAGCCTGTTGAGCGGCATTAATTGTCTCAGTCCAATCCTCAACCTTACTTTTATTCTTTTCAGCATATTCAGCTATCTTATTGAAACCTTCTAAGAATTTATTTTGTTCACTTTGAGTGTCAACATATTTACTAGACCAATCAAATTCATTGAATAAAGTATACATTGAACCTGATATTTTATCGGACATTTCTGACCAATTCTTATAAATACCACTATCATTTAGTCTATTTAAAGCTAATGTTTGTGCAGATTGAATGTATTCACTCATTTCATCATAACTCTTAGCTAATTCTTCATTTTTCTTAGATACTTGTGTATTTCTTTCTTTTAATATTCTATTATAATTTTCACTATATTCTTGAAGTGATTTTATTTGTGCTCCAAAATATTTAGTTTGCATAATTTGAGATTCATTGTTAAAATCAAAACCAGGTTGAAGTCTATCATGAGTTGTTTCATTTGCTTTTTTTATCTCATTTAATGCTAATCTACCAGCAGTATTTTCTTGTGATGCTTTCTTAGTTCTTTCTATTTTTTGAATTTCTTTTAGATTATCAATATAATCTTTTAATGATCCATTCAAAGCTAATAAAGGTTGATTTTCGTCATCCCAACCTATAACTAAGTCCGGTGATATTTCAGCTATTTGTTGTCTTAATGATAACAATTCACTTTCTTCGTCTTTAGTTTTACTAGTCTTTTTATTAAGTTCATCGTATCTTTCAGAAATAGAACTTAAAGAACTTATTTGTTGTCTATAACCAGCAACTGTACTTTCAGTTTCACTAATTCTATCTTGAGCACTTTGATAAGCTAACTTATTAGCATTAGCAATTTTATAAATTGCACTAGCAACTTGTTCTATTACAAATACACCAGCACTTAATAAAGCCATGTTTCCAGCCATAGTTAAGAAACCTTTGGCAGCACTTAAAGCACTACTACCTAAATTAGATAGTACATTTTTAAATCCACCCATTTTAGATGTTGTAGAAGAAGTACTTTTGTTTACTGCTTCTGCACCTTTACTAACCTCAGTCATACCACTTGCAAATTCACTAGTTTTAGAAGCAGTTTCTTTTAATGTGTTACCTACTTTACTACCTTTATTGCTAAAATCATCTAAATTTTTATTAGCATTAGATACTTTATTATCAACGTCAATAGTATAATCGCCCATTTGTTGCATAGCTTGTGCCATTTGTTCACTACTTAAACCAGCTTGTTTACTACTAGATGCATTTTTTTCTAAAGCAGAATTAACGCTATTCATAGTAGAACTAACTTTACTATTAACGTTAACTAATTGTTCTCCACTTTGAGATGCTTCTTTATACCAATTGGCAATTTTAGTCCAATAACCAGTTACATTTTCACCAGCACCTTTTTGCTGTATTCCTTGGAATAATGCATATCCTCCACCTATTATAGTAGATTGTAATAATCCAGGGATTTCATTTAATGATTTAACTATACCATTTACTGTTTCTAAAAATGAGTTTGCTCCATCTAACAAGTTCTTAAACATATCTGTACTCATTACAGTAGTAACTAATTGAGTTATGTTTTCTTTAAGAACTGTTATTTTACCTTCAACTGAATCAATGTATCTTTCATTTTCCTTCTCAGCACTACCTACCATCATTCCAGCGTTATATTCCTTATATTTTATTATGAACGCAACTTCATAATACTTGGTCTATTCCAAAGCACTCTCTTTCGAGACGTGAGTAGACTATTTCTTCACCTTCACCATTACGTGTTAAGGGCAAACTATTTCTTTCTCCATTAGCTTGAGATTTTACTCCTATTTCAAGGATAGTCGTTGAAAGCAAAATCTATTTAAAATATTTTCTATGTCATTATATTCCCAATAAGGAATTACTAAAATATTTATATTATTTAAATTGCAATATTCTTTTTTAATATTATCTTTAATTTGACATATTTCAAATGCATTTTCTCCACCAAAGTGTTCCACAGGTTCATAATGTTGTATTCCATTATACTCTATTACAGAATTTAATGTGGGTAAATAAAAATCAAACTTCAATCTATATTTATAACAACAATCATCAAATTTAAATTCTCGTTCAAATGATATATTGTGTTGCATTAAATAATCCGCCACTACACTCTCTCCTTTAGAGGTGCTACATATAGGACAAGTTCCATTTCTTTCTAAAAGTTTATTATATGTAGAATGAAAATGATGATTATTTTTACATATGATTTGAATATCTTGATTTTGATTCGTAATTGTTTCCAATAGAGTTACACCTATTTGCAACAAATTATTTTTAAGTTGTTCTTGTTTGTTCTTTTCTCTACAATTAGGGCATTTTATTTTCGCACCATTATTCTTAATATTTTGAAAAGTAGCCATAAATGCAGTATCACACTTTGTACATTTAAGATTTAATTTTTGTCGTTGATTATAATATTTATCATCCAATAACAAAATGTTATGTTCATGTAAATAATTTTTAACATATTCAAAGTCAAAAGCCTTGTTTTCATTATTACATTTTTTACAACGATTACCTCCCTTAAAATTGTTCCAATTTATAGTACAATCATGTCCATTTGGGCATATCAAGTGAATCTTATCTTTAGCGTTAGTAAAAACATTTGTTACTTTATAACCTTCATTTTCAATTATAGACTTTCTATAATAATACACTTTTAATTTCGCTTCTTTATCTTTACAAATACTACATTTTTGACCACTTTTGAATTTTGCCCAAGTTCTATGAAATTCATTACCACAAGAACATTTTATATGCAATCTAGTTGTTGAAGCGTTATCATACTCATCTTCTTTTGTTAATAACGTATATCCTTCTTTTTCCAATTCATCTTTTATAAAATTATAGTCTATTTTTCTCATAAGTTCACCCCCTTATAAAATAATATGCAATTTAAATTTTAAATAGATCTTAACTTGCATGAACACCCATTGTTAACTCTTACTTAGGATTTAACCATATAAGAATCCTTACGTTTTTTCTACTTTCGTACCTTCACACTTATCATTACTGATTATGTTGTGGTGTAAGGCTTTAGGGGTTACCTGCTTTTAAGTTTGTGTCCTATGCACATTTCTGTACATACGGAGAATATTGTTTCTCTTTGATACTGTAATACAGTATCCCAGTTATTCATTAATGCTTGTAATGTATTAATATGGTTTTTACCTGCAATGGCTTCAGCAATACCTGATTTTTGAGTTGAATTCAAGTCTTTCCATTTTGAACCTAAATCGTTCAAAATTTCATTCATACCTCTTATCTCGCCTTGATCATCTTTAACTTTTATTCCTAATTTTTCAAGAGCTACGGCAGTCTTATTTAATGATGTCTCACCAGTTTTAGCACTAGTTTTTATACCAGCTAAATTAGCACTTATAGTTTTAAAAGCATTACCAACTTTTGATGCGTTTTGTACCAAATTGTTATTAACCATGAGCTTTTTATCTCATGCTCTAGGGGTTTCCCCCATTTTCATCGGTTGGTCAATTCCAACCTAGTTTAGCATATATTTTCATCCTATTCATTGTACAAGGATGTTGAGAACTCGTGGAGGGATTATTGCTTTCATAATAGCGCTCACCCTCTATGCGTTACAAATGATATTAGATATTATCATTCTCGGTATCAACTTGTTTTAAAAATTATTTTTAAAATTTAGTCTCTCTTACCACCTTAATCTCACGATTTAGTTTGACCGATTTTTCTCAATTCAAGCATAAACTATTGTACTTTCATTTATGCACGAGCATACAAAATTATACTCTCTTGCGCACCAACAATATATGAAATACCTTCATTTAAGTCAACACCCAATGTTTTAAATGATGATGCTGATTGTTGTAAAGCCACACCAACGTCACCTGAGGTAACTGCGAAGTTATTCGTTATCTTCACATAAGATCGTTACTCTTATGCAGTTCTCTTATGAACTTCTCTAGGCTTTCCCTAGACGACGAGACTATATCTTCTAGTTTCCCACTTCCTTTTAAGAAGGAATTACATGATTATTACTCAACACCTTCACCACTTGGCAGTACTCTACTCCCATAAACATGGTTTCGATAGTCGTTGAAGTTTATTCTTGGTTCAATTTTTCATTTAATATTTTATACTTATAATATACTTAAAACAATCAAAAAAATGAACTTTAGAATCTTACCTGCTGATTAAACAATCCTATTGATTTTTAAACATTCACGCTTGATGTTTCCATCTACGTTGTAGTTCAATAGGCTCTAAGTCCTTTCCAGCAATTCAAGAAATTCTTGATTATAAAATTATTTTATAATCCTGGCTAATTTCTAACCAGCATAATTGGCTTGGTCAATATAATTTGTCATCTCATTGTAGTTTTTACCAGCACCTTTAACTATATTACCATTTTTTTGTAAAGCCTTATTTACTCCACCATAAGCAGATAAAATAGATTTCAATTGTTTATCAGCCATATCTTGTGATTGGTCAGATACGTTAGCATACACTGTGGAATTTCTAGCATATTCCATAGCTTTGTCCATATTTTTTATACCTAGTTGTAAAGCAGATGCAGTCGAATTAATTACATCTGTTGAACTGGCAGCAACACTTTTACCAACCTCAACTGCTTTTTGTCTAACTTCTTCTAATGCTTCTGTTGTACCACTAAAAGAAGGAGGAGCAACTTTATTTAAATCTCTTAAGGCACTATCTACTTCTTTTATCTTATCTAAAGAACCACTAAACATTCCTGTTATAGCAGTACTTAATGTATACATTGGAGTTATTGTACTTAATGTATTAGCAATAGTATTCCACATCTTACCAGTACGTCTAATTGATTGTTGAGTACTGTTTAACGCACTTTTAACTTCTGTAGCCTGTTGCTTAATTGTACCAAAAGATTTTGTTTTTATTTCAATATTACCTTCTGATTTCAACTTACTTAATGAAGCAACTAGATCGTCAATTTCCTTATCAGCACCTTCACTTTGACCTTTCAATCTACTCAATTGACTAATCAACGTATCTATGTTTAAATCAATTTTTCTATGTTTACTTAAGTTGTCTACTTCTTGACTTAACGCCTTAACTGCTACTTTTGCTTCATTATATTTATTTACATAATTAGTAATTTCCTCAGATGTTGATTGTGGAGTTATCTTTATTTGAGATAATTCTTTCATCACTGTTCTAGCTTTTTCAAGTTTAGTAGAATCTACATCTAGTTTTAACCCAGTCATAAGTTGTTTAGCTCTAGTTAATTCTTGTTCCAAACCACTTACATCTGATTTCATTTTACTAATTTGATTTTCATTATTGATGTCTACTTTTAAATCTTTTAACTTATTTTGAAGACGATCTATATCAGTAAATAAACCACTAAACTCTTTAGAGTTCATAACCTTTATAGGATTACTTTCTAAATCCTTAACCAAAGTACCATATTTAGTTCTTACTTGTTCAAATTCAGATTGTAATTCTTTTAACTTGGCTTGAGATTCATCACTTCCACCTGATAGTTTAAATCCGTTGTTCAAATCTCTTTCCAAACCTACTATTTTTTCTTGTGTAGTTTGGAAGTTCTTAGCCATAGTTTGAATCATATGTTCTCCCATTTGACCAGTTGATTTATAACTTTGACCAAGTTTAGCTAACTCACTATCAACGTTCTTTAATTGAGTTAACAATACAGTTTGAGATTGTGAATCAGTAGTTGTACTTATTTGTTTAAGTAAGGATTCTCTTTCCCTTAACAATGAGTTTATTTGTTTCAATGCATTACCAGTAGTTTGAGCTTGAGTACCTAAATTTTCACCAAATATACGTTTAGCAATATTAACATCTAGTCTACTAAGTTGTTCTAAATAGCTTGTGACAGTTTTGATATTATTGATAAATCGTTCTTGGTTGCCACCACTAAACATTTTTTTCAATGAATTACCAATAACATCACTCATTTGTGCAAGTTTATTGAAATCTTTTTTCGTAAAAGTACTTATTTTTTCTAATTGTTTAGTAACTATGCTAAATGAAGTACCCATGTTTTTAAATGAATTAGTTAAATCAGTATTAAATCCACCAGCAACTTTACCAGTTTGTCTCATACTTTTATTAAGATCATTCATTTTATCTGAATTTACACTTGTTAAAGACTCCATTGTTTTAGATAGCTTAGTTAACGCACTATTGGCAGTCTTTAAACTTTCAAAATCAATCTTATTCAATGAAGTTAAAGAAGTATTTAATTTTTCAAATTTAGTATTTAAAGAATCAAAATTACTAGTTTTAATACTATTTAATTGCTTCATACTATTTGAAAATGTTTCTAATTGCTTAGTTACCTTTTCAATTGAATTTAATTTAGTACTTCCTAATTTCTCAAGTGATTTTTGTAACTTATCTATACTTGCTACTGCACCATTAGTATTCATCTTGATTTCTTCTTTATTCATTTTAGAAATCATAGATTGCCATTCGTTCATTACTGCTTGTTTATCAATCGTTGCTTTAACTTTAATTTCATGATTTGCCAATTATCTCACCACCTTTCTAAAAACCTTTAGCTCTCATTGATTTATAAAAAAATTCGTCAAATTCTTTTAAGTTATTGTCTATTTCCTGTGATAATGGAACTGCTTGACGATAATTTATCATAGGTGGGTTAGATTTTAGCGAACTACCATGTGCTATAATTTGACCAGTTGAAAACTTTTCTATGACTGTATCAATACTGTCTATACCACCAAATAAACTAGGATACATAACTTCTTTTATATTGATTGTAATTGAATCTTTAGTTTTGTTTATTATTTGAGGGGAATTAAGCATTTGATATGTACGTTGATACATACTAGGTGTATATGTTGCATACACCAATCTATATATCGTTTGTGACATTTTCTCCTTTACTTTTTCCCCAGCTTCCTCCAAAGATTCACTTATTGCATTTTCTACGTCATCTAAAAAGTCTTCTATTGAGTTATAAGTTGCCATTTACATCACCTATTCCTCTTGTTTTTCGACCCCTTCATTTTCTTTTTCTTTCTCTTCTTTAGGTTTATTATCACTTATTTTCTTAATGTCTTCTATTAAACTTTCTAAGACTTCTTGTTTTTCTTCAATTAATACCATTCTTAATTTATTATCCATGTCATTTAATTCAAGTAATTTTAAACTCATGGCTTCAGTTTGTAATTCATGTAATATCTCATGTATCTCAGAAGCAACTAATGATGATACTGTACTAGGATTGTCTAGTATTTCAGCTATATCACAGTCTATTTCAAGATTTGTACATTTGTCAAATAATAATTCATATATCTTTTTACCAGTTTCTTCTTCTTTTCCATCAGTTACACCCATTAATAAGTTTAAGGCTTCAGTTCTATCTTCATCTAGTAAGTTATAGATTATTATTTCCTCTTCTACATCATCCACCATTACTTTGAAAGTTTTTTTCACTTTATCTAATTTTAATAATGATAATTTCATAATTTATCTCCCCTTATATAAAAAAATAAATCGTAGGAAAACCACGACCTCATTTATCTATGGTTTTTCCTAGGGTTTAATCAACTAATATTGTCACCTTGTAATAAATAAAAGTAACATTTTATTCTCATTTTCACCTTTAGGTAAAAAAAATAAAGGGGAGATGATACAAGACCATCTCCCCATAAGATCATTGATAATTTATATTATTAAGCACTTTTATCAATTAATTTGATTATTTCATTGTTAGCATCAACCAATACGTCAAATACTATTGAGAATGAAGATACATCAGTAGCAGAGAAAGTAGTATCAGTATTAACTTGTGGTTTAGCTTTATTCATAGTTATTTCTTTTGTTATTTGTTGTCCAGCTTCATTTACTGCACAGAAAGTACCAACTATTTTAAATGATTTATTAGGTATAGTACCTTTAACGCTTACTGTATCAGTTTTTGCGTCATATTCACCACCTAATAACCATGCTAAGGCTTGGTCATTTATTAAGTGTGATTCCATAGTAAATGTACAAGTTCTTTGTCCATCGAATGCTATTGCATTGTTACCTTTCTTTTGAGCATATACAGTATCAGAACTTACACTTAATGAACAAGTGTTTAAGTAATCAACAGTTATCACATTAGCAGCTTCAGCATCATCTAATGATGTTATTTTTAAATCGATTGCATCTTTTATAGCATAATTTCCAGTAGCCATTTTAATTCCTCCAATTTATTTTAAAAATTATTTTATTTTACAAGTAGTTCGCCAATCTTTGATTTTGTTAACATCATATTTAACACTACCTGACGAAACTACATTTTCATTAACTTCTTTTGATAATAATATATTATAAGTGTTCTTGAATTGCCAAATTGTAAAATCCATAATACTCTTATAATTTATTTGAGATTGCATATGTATTATTTGATTACACATGTCGTAAAAGACATACTTATTTTCTTCTGCTACTCTCTCAGCTTCCATTTTTCTATATTTTTTAAATTTAGCAATTACTTCAGGTTCACCTATCATATCATCATCGGTATCTTTTTTTACAACAGTATCAGTCATTTCTAATACTGTTTCACATAAAAAAAATATATTATTGTCATCAATAATATATTTGCTTTTATATTTTTTCTTGTTAGTTTTTTCATCTATATCATAATGTTTTTCATCTAATATTTTTATAATCACTTGAGAAGAACCATATAAGTCTAGTTTTATAAATTCTTCTGAAACATGATATAACAACATCAATGCTCTTTGGAATTTCAATAATACAGGTTCATTACCTTCTTTTATATCTCGTTCACTTAAAGCATATAGTGTATTTAACATGGATGATTTAACTTTGTCCTTGATAGACATCACAAGATAAAACGGTTCTACAAAATCATTAATGTCCATTTGATTGTCCATTAACTCACCTATGGTTGGTTGTGCGATTTCACCTAAACCTGAACCTTTTGTAAATTCAATAGGGTTACCAGTAAAAAATAAACTTTTATGGATCATTATTTATATCCATTCACAATGTTTACTTGAAATCTTACATCCCAACCTTCATAACCGTCGGGTACATCATAGATTGGAAACGCTTGACACATTTTAACCTTACCTATACTTTTTATATATTTGGAATTATGTATACAATTTGATAAAGCATCAATCAACGCCACAGTTCTAACTCCATTAAGCATAGTTAAGCAATCTTCATGACATAATATAATCACATCATATTGTATTGTTTTAACAGTTTCACTTTCTTTGTAATAACTTGTATATGGTTCGTATAAGCTCATAGTAACACACAAACCTACATCACTTTCAGTTTGTATCTTATTAATTCTTCTACCTTTAAATATCTTATTATTGAATAGAATTTTCATAGGGTTTTTAACTTTATCCAAAGTGTATATATCTTTATCCTTCACATTATTATAGTATAGTAGTTTTCCTACTTTTTCATCTAATATTATTTCCTCACATATATCATGTAAAATCTTGTTTAAATTATCCACGTAAATCATCACTAAACACCTCTAATCTCTATTGTTACAGTACATTCTACCTCGTTTCCATCTTTCATATAAGTGCATATAGTATCATCATAAGTGCACTTACTTAATTTAATTATAGCACCTATGTTCTTATCGCATTTATCTCTAGGAATATATATAACACAATGGTTTTCATCATTTTCAATGAATTCAACATCATCATTATCACAAACCCAATGGTGTTGACCTCGTACAGTGTCAGTACTTGTGTAAGTACCTTCCATATTAGTGTATAAAACTTTTTCACCAGTTATAGTATTTTCATCCATAATAGTTGAGTCAGTATCATTATCAGCCACACCACCTTCTAAATCATCAGAAGATGAAGCAGGTCTTTGAGTGGCAGATACTTTTATAACACCTTTTGTACCAGTACCCAATCCATTAAGTTCATAGTTGTTAATTTGAGTTATTTCAAACACACAATTAGCTATTACTAACTTAGTACCATTTGTAAGTTTCTCAGTTATCTCATTTGATCCCATCCATATGATTCTTTGTGAATCTAAAGTACTTCCATATTTAACATATTGTATACCATCACTCGTCATAACCATGTATTCGATTGCAACGGGTATTTTGTATATTAAACCATTATGTTTATGATTTATATATTGATTACATCTTCTAGCAGTAAATGTTTTCATAGTATCCATTTCTCTACTGTCTTTATGTTTAATCAACCAAAAATAATTGTCCATATAAAAATATCCACCAACATCTAAAGTAGAATCACGATTAGTTTTAACTAACTTCTCGTCACCACTTCTACTATCATTGATTACAATATCATTCACAACAATTTCTTCAAGTGCCATTTCATCAAGTACAGGAAATACAAATGGTGGTGAAACAGGAACTTCTACACAAGTAGGGATTTCATTTTTGTATAACTCAAATGTTCTAGTCATTTTCTTGATTGTGTTTTGTTTATTTTTCTTAGTAGCCTTAGATAGCAATTCCTTGTGTCTTGAATATTTATCAAATGATTTCATTAGTACCACCCTATACCATTGTCATCAAAATCACTTGAGTAAGTATAATCGGTACATCTTTGTTCAAATTCATTTTCACTATTCTTTTTTAAACTTTGTAATTGTTCCATAAGTGTAGCAGGTGATTTTTGATTAAAGTTTGTATCAGAATATAAAATATGCAAATTGCTATCTCTAAGTATTTTAGGTTTTAACCAATATTTAATCATGCCTAAAGCTAATATCATGATTTCATCATCATTTAATTTATCAACAATATGTTCCTTTGTTTCATCAAATTCTAAATTCTTTTTACAAAACTTAAATTCACTTATAGCACCTTTTAGATAGACTAAAAACAAATCTTTTACGTCCTCTTCATTGCCATCATTTAACATTATTGCAATCAAATCATCATCTATGAGTGATAAAAATACTTCATATATATCATTTAAATCAGTCATTTATTATCACCTACATCCAATTTTCTCTAAATATGTCTCCTAAGTTTAATTTTGAAGAAATAATTTCAATTTTATTTCTATCAATTTCATCAGGGTCTTGCTTGAATACTGATAACATTCTTCCAGCAATAGATATTAATAGTGGTCTATCACTTCTTGATACAACGTTTTTAAAATCTTTTATTTCGCTATCATAAATTAATTCTTCAATATAATCTATTTGATGGTTATCTATATCAACGTATATATCCATTAAACCTAAATACACTAATAAATCATCTATTGTATATTTCTTGTCATCTTCTTCATCTACCATAATAACATCAGTAATTAATAAGTAGTGGTCTTCAAACATAAATCTACATCTGTTAACAACTTCTTGTAAATCAGCTAAAGTTAATATTTCTTTATCACCCATTCGTAAATCGAAATATTTATATTTTGTTTTTTCTTCTACATATTTACATCTTACTGCACTTATATTGGTTATTTCAACATCTATTTCATTTCTTTTATTTTTTAGCTCTCTTATTAAGTCTCTTCTTGTGTTTCTTTTAGCAGTTTTACGTGGTTTAGTCTCACTTTTTGTAGTTTTTTTACTAGTAGTTTTTTTACTAGTAGTTTTTTTCTCAGTAGCCATAATATCAATCCTCCCATAAAATACATTCTCCCATGAGAATGTTATTTCATGGGAGATTAATTAATCTATATTATTTATTAACCTATTTTTAACATACCAAATTTAGATGCTACTGCTACACCAACATGACATCTTCTTAAGAAAGAGTATTCAACTTGCATATCTTCTCTATCGTTAACATCAGTTTTAGAAACAACAACTGGTTGTCCTTCAAATCCAGCTTTTAATACTTTTTCTCCAGCTGGTATTATTAATAATACATCATCAGGAACTTCATTTGCACCTAAATCTTCGTTGTACATTTGAGGTAGTTCTACACATTGTCTACCTTTGAATATTTTTACATAACCAAAGTTACGTTTGTCATCGTAATCAGCTAATGCATTTGCACCAACTATGTTATCTAATGCAGTTGCAGTACCATATATAGCACATTTTTTACCAGTTAAGTTTTCAATTTCTCTAACTTTTTCTATTAATACATCATCAGAGTATGCAGCAGCAGTAACTTCTCCATTTAAGAATTCATAAGCGTTGAAGAATGCTTTAGATATTAATTTAGCTAATTCATATGTAAATGATTCAGCAACTTTATCTACACATTCTGCCCATGACATTTCACCTAACATGAAATCAAAGAACTCTTCATATATTTTGATTCCTAAAGTAAATGCTTCAGAACCTATTCTTTTACCATACATTTTTTGTCTTCTTAAAGAATGCATACCAGTTGCTATTACAGATACTTTGAATAATTGGTCGTCTTTTACTTTGAATTCAGGTTTTTCACCAAATGCATAATCTTTGTATTCTACCCAATCAGCAAAATATTCTTTTGTTATTCTTCTAGTAGTTTCAGTTATAGTTTCAGCAACTATTTTGAAAAATCTTTGTTTGTTTTCTTGGAATGCATAGTAAAATCCATCTTCACCAGGTTTGCATCCTATTGCATCTATTAATGCATTTCTTAATATTTCTTCAGCTTGTGCTTCAGTTTCTATATTACTGTATTTAGTATCAACTTTGTGATCATATAAATCTAATGCTAATTTACCCATTTTTATACTTTCCATTTTATAATTCCTCCTATTATATATCTTTTATCTTCGTTTTAAATCTTATAAAAATCTTATAACTATTACTGGATATCCACTAAATAATTCTATACCATCAACTTGTGCTACGGCATCAGCCATAGAAGTTGCTTTTTCTAAGTTATAAGAGTCAGCTTTTGGTTTTAATAAATCACCAACTGCAACTTTAGCTTTAGCAGCTGCAACAGTAGTCACAGGGTCTCCACCTAATAATACATGTGGTTCAACAGATATTAAGTCCATTGGTTCTAAACCATATCCTCTAGTTATACCAGCTTCTTCATTAGGGTCAACTACTACATCGAAACCATCATTTGCTACTGCAAAATAAGGAACTTTTTTAGCAGCTGGTCTCATTAAAGATGCGTTAGTAGTCATTCTTACATCTTCGTATCTGTGTCCATCATCAGCAACAAATACTACTTGACCTTTTATTTCTCCTTCAGCAGGGAATTTTTTTAATTCATATGTTTCTCTACCTAAGTCATCAACATTTTTTATTCCAGTTATATATCCAAATGCTCCATTGTCTACTTTTTCAGTAACTTGTAATACTCTTACTTTTTTATCATTAACGATATCTAATCTTAATCTACCCATTATTATTTCCTCCATTATTTATTCATATATTTAGATACATCACCATAAGTCAAGTTAACTTGATTTGGTTCAGCACCACCTAATTTTTGAACATTATTATTTTCTTCTTTTTTAGAGAATTTACCTTTATTTTCCATATATTCTCTACTAAATAATAAAGCCAATTCTTTTTCATATTCAGTTATTTCCATTTCTCCACTTTCAGCTTTAGCAGTTAATTCAGAGAAATCACTTTCAAGCAATGTTTGATATTTGTTAGTTACAACATCAATTGCTTCTTTTTGTTCATTAGCTTTGATTTGTTTTTCAAATTCTTGTAATCTAGTTAATTCTTTTTCCATTTCATTTTGCTTATTAGCATTGTTTTCAATTTCTTTAGTTAGATCAGCTATTGAATTTGAATAGTTCACTAAAGTTGATTCTACAATTGAATATAAACCTTCAACGTCTTTTATTTCTTCTTCCACATTTAATAATTTTGCGAATTTAGAAAAGTCCACTTCAGGTTCATCAACTTGAGGTTCATCGACTTCAGGTTCTTCAACGTCGTCTACCTTTGGTTCATCAACTTGAGGATCATCTACCTTTGGCTCATCAACTTGAGGTTCATCAACTTTAGGTTCTTGTACTTGATTATCCAAAACTCTTTCCCCCTTTTCATATTGATATATTGCTTCATATAATTTTTGAAGTTCTTCTTTATATGTATCCATGCTAGAATATTTAGTAAGGTTAGCTCCCTCTATTGCAGGTTCGACATCATCACCTAATACAGTTATTCCTTGATATGTAAATTTAGTTATATCATAATAGTCATCTTCTTGATCATAATGACCTTCTCTTTCTCTAATTTCCATACTCACACTTTTATATTCAGAATTTTTTATGATTTCATAACCTTCATTAGAGTAAGACTTCCAAACATATCCGTCACACACGCAATATTCTTCACCATTCTCCCCTACTTCATAAGTAACATTATTTGTTTCGGGGATTACACCTATAGGTCTTTCTAAATATTTATATTCAACTTTGTAGCCATTTGGTGTTTCAATTATTTTAGTCATTGTGTTGTGACCATCAAAGTCATATTTGTCAAGATCTTCATCAGTGCATTTAATATAAGCTAATATAGGAATGTTTTTTAAAGTTGGCTCAGCATCTACTAACGCTTCTTTAGTAAATTTAGTCCAGTTATAATTCTTACCTGTTTTATTAAACTTGATTCTAACTTTCATTAAGTTACTATCGATATCGTCATTAGAATAATTTTCCATTTGAGATGGTATGTTGTATAATCCATTTTTACTCTTTTTCATATCTGTATCACCTCCTTTAAAAGAACATTGTGCTAGATGTTGCTCTTATACAACCATCCATATTAACACTATATTTTTTAATTTTTGGTTCATTATATATAAATTTAAATACCTTGGTAATTACACCTTCTTTTGCAATATAGTCTTCGCCTAAGTATTTAAATCCATTTTTAATTAATTCATCTTTCTTATTTTCATCAAATACATACAAATATTCCACTTTCATCACCTCTAAAAATCTAATTTTAATATACCATTACCTTGTAATTCTTTTGGAGTGCCCTCTATTAAGGTAGTATAAAACATTAAAAACTTTTTAATTTCATTATTTGTAGGATTTCTTTTGTAAGTTTTTCTAAAATATTCCAATAACAATGCTAATGCTCCACTTACATGAGGAGTTGCTTGTGAAGTACCACTTGATTTGGCATATCTATTGCCAGGGTACGTTGACGTGATATTACTTCCATAACAAACTAAATCAATCGTAGAATTAGAGTTGCTAAACTTCAAAACTCTACCTTCAAAGTTACAAGCACCTACATCAATAACCTCTTTATATGAAGCAGGGTAACTAAGTTGATTATCAAGATTGTTACCAGCCGAAGCACACATAATTATGCCATTATCATAAGCATCTATTATAGCATTGTGAAATATTGGTTTATCTATCACACCACTTATTGATATATTTAAAATATCAATCTTTTCGTGTATAGCATAATTGATAGCATCACATAAAGTAGAACTTTGACATTCACCATCTCTACTTAACACTTTCATAACCACTATGCTACATTTAGGTGCTACTCCAATTATTCCATTATCAATCCCATTACCAGCTATTATACCAGTAATATGAGTTCCATGGTTAAAATAATCAGTTACATCCTCTTGAGATCCTTCATTTGTAAAATTTTTAGTTTTGATAATTCTATCTTTTAAGCAAATGTGATTTACATCACATCCACTATCAATGACACCTACTTTTATACCTTCTCCATAATAACCTTCATTCCAAAAAGATTCACAATTTAATAACTTTATACCTCTAGGCATACAATACATTAAGAATTTTCACCCTCAGAAGTAGTTTGTGTTGATTCAGGATTCTCAGCATTACTAGGTCGTCCTCCTGTTGTATCTGATGAACTTTGAGTATAAGCAGTTCCCATAGGATACATATATTGTTCTAAGTCAGCCATATCTTCATATCTTATTAAATTAAATGCTTCAAGAGGAGTATATCCCCATAAAGCTAAGTATTGTTTCTTAGAACCATATGTCGCTAAGGAAGTTAATAATGCAGTACGTTCATTATTCTTAGTATAATCAGTTGTTTCTAACACTTTAAGACCCCAGCTCTTCATTTGTGAATTCAACTTCATTTCACAATTAAATATACTTTCTAATTGTCTTAACATAATTCTACCTAAAATTGAATCGGCTGCATTAGATAAAACAATAGCTTCATTTGATGATTTAGCACCATTAAATACCTCATCATTAATACCAGCCATTGAATATATATTATCTTTTTGAGAATCAACATAATTAACATTTTTATCTCTTGATACACCTATACTAACACTATCTACTTCCATTGGAGTTGTTAAAGCATTGAAATATCCTGATACAGATCTCTTAAATGCTTCATGATAAGCAGATACCATTGGTTTAGGCATAGTAGGTTTACCTTTATCATCAGTAGGTACTTTTTGAACTAATAATCTAGTTGCACTTAAATAAGCATTTATTTTATCAACTTCTTTTAGCTCTTCTAATTTACATAATTCTAGGAACACATCCATATAATATGGTGTTGCTTCACTATTGTGATTTAAACTAAATGCATAAGCATGATCTCCTAATGGATACCAACATTCATTAATTAAACCACTTAAAGTACCTTTCTTATATCTTCTCCATAACCTTTGTATTGGTTTAGGATAATTTTCACAAGTTTCCTCATTAATCCAAGCTAAATTTATAGAATATCTCAATAAACCATCTTTCATATGAGTTACTTCACACATTCTATTTGGCATTTGGAATATGTTATAACAAGTGTCAAATTCTTCAAAATATGTATATACTGTTCCTAGTGTCATACATTCTGACATCATCCAACTTGCATTATATTGGAAGTTAAATTTATCAAATTGAACACAAGCATTGTACTCACTATCTTCTAAAGCACTTTTAGTTTTTATTGAACGTATGTCCTTTGGTATTAGAAAATGATAAAATAGTAATTGATTACTTTTGTAAAGTATCATTTCTTTAAGCATACCATTCATGACTGCCATTTGATTACCTAACGCTTGTAATTCTTTTATATTACTATCTATATCTTTTAACAAGTCTTTTATATATTTAGTATTATATATTGTATCTTCATAATGTTTCATAATTTTATCAGGAGTATTTAAATTAACTTGTGCAACACTTCTTGCAAATGCATACCAGTCACTTTCTTCCTTGCTTAATTCACCCTTGACAAATCTTTCTTCATATTCATCCACTTTCACTCACCTCCTAATCAAAAAACATCCATTCAAAATCATCAGCAGTTGATTTCTTTATTTCATCTTTTTCTATCAATTCAGCTAAATAATTAGCATAAGCTATTGCTGAATATCTATCTTTTCTAGCACTACCATTTACAATGGCAACGTTATCTCTATTGATTTCATATTCCAAGTTGATCATTTCATGTATCATCTTTGTAGTTTCTATGTATGGGAATAACACAGAACTAGCATATTCACCATCTAAATGGAATCTCTTATCAGTAGCCATGTCATTTTTCTTTTCCAAATCATCAACTAATAAACGTAATTTACCATTTATAATTGCATTTTTAAGATAAACAATACAATCATTGTTTTCTCTAGCCATAGCTCTCATACCATACATGACTTTTAATCCATTCTCACTTAATTCAAAGTCTACATCTTTAGCTTTATTGAATAAATCAAATTTTTCATAGTGTGTATCTCTTCTTGCATCATAAGTCACTTGTTGCAAATTGGTTAATACTGCACTACCATTCCCATTTATATCTATTATCATTTTATCACATTTAAATTCATAGAATAGTTCCTTAATTCTAACTGCTTGTACTTGTGCATCTAATCCATTATGAGATTCCATATATACTACTTCTCTATAAAAAGTACCATTATTAGGAATTAATCTCATTAATAAATATATGGAGTTATCGTTTTTTGCTCCTTCTTCCAATGCTATATCACATGCTAAAAGTCTTATTTCACCTCTAAGTTTAGGCATTTGTTTAGCATGTTTTTCTAATGCTTTTTTATCTTTAAGTTCCCAATCTTTCAATGGATAAAATGCTTTATTCAATACTCTACATAAATTCATTTCATCAGATTTAAAATAAGATTTTTCATTTTCACCATACCATAACATTTATATTATAATATTGATAGGCTCTTTATCCTATCGCATATATTTTCATATATGATTAGACTATATCTTCACCTTCAGCCTTACCTGTTCAGGGTTGACTTTTCGTGGGTTGATTATTGCCTGCTATGGCTCACAACCTAGTCGTTACACCTTACAACTACTTTTACTAGCTTTCGTTGTCTTGGCTCGGTATTAGCATATATTGTTTTAATAGTTTGACTACGATTTTAGAAACAGTACGTCTATTGTGATAATTAATTCTATATAAATCTATATTATGTATTTTACAATATTCATTTTTAATTTTGTCATGTTTACGAGTGGTTTCACAATCAAAGTTAACATAATTTGTTGTATATCCTTCTTCATGTTGATTTCCATCATATTCAATAATAAATAACAAATCATTATCTTTTGAATATACACCAAAGTCAAATCTTAAACTTCCACCTTTTATTCCTTTTAAATCATGGAATGTAATTTCTCTTTTAAAATTAATATTGTATTTTGATAATACATTTTTTATATCAAATTCCCCTCTTGAATTTACATTGCAACTAGGACAACTCCAATGTCTAGTTAAGGTTTTAGCATTTTTTGGAAAAGTAGTGCCACATTCTTTATGTTTTACCATAACAGTATCACTAGCCCAATTGCATTCACTTAGCAACTCAAATCCATTCATTTCACATAATGTTTTTAAATATAAAGTATCCCATTTTGTTTTTCCACCTTCACAATATGGACATTTTGCTTTTCCTTTTACTAAATTATAAGGTATTGCATTCCAAGTTAAACCACAATGGTTACATTTTGTTTCAACTCGTTCTTCGCAACCTTTCCATTCACCCACAATAGTGTATTTATCAAACACATCTTTATATTTATTTATATAGTCTATTTTTTCTAAAAATAAAGTGTTACTTTTTTTACCATTTCTTATCATAGTCTCACCCCCAAATAATACTTAGCCTCCACCGAATTTAGTCAATTCTAGTTACATATTTCTATATAACAGGGCAATGATTTTTGGTGAGAAACGTTTACCCTCATATTCCATCATAAATCTAACTTCTCCTATGTCTTCTCTATCCATGTCTATTTTCTCTTGAGTTAATAGCTTATGTTCTAGGGAACATTCATATGGAATGTCACAACAAAATGCGTCCTTACCTTCTACCATACGATTAAATATAGTTAAGAATTTATCCCAAGCCCAATGAGATTTATACCAAGCTGAACTTAGGTACAACTCTTTATTTTGTTCTATAGGATAATCTTTATATTCAGGTTTTTCATAGAAATTAGGTCGTCTTGGTGCAGTTAAGAATTGTTTTAATACTGAATCAAGATTTTCTTTTTTAACTAAACGATATTCATCAACTATAAGTATGTTTCCACGAGCACCCCTAGCTCCATCTCCACTTGTTGATACTCTTATATAACTACCATTCCTAAAGAAACAAGCAGGATCATCACCTTCACGTATCCTTTTAATTTCTTTAGCTAAGGTAGGTGATTTATCTTTCATCTCTTTAATTTTTTCGGTTATAATTAAACCAGCTTGACCTTTATTTCCTGAAACAATGATGACTTTAGTACCAGGATAAAGAATACATCTAACTACACAAAAGACTGCGGTTAAGAATGACTTCCCTAGACCTCTACATGCAATAAAACAGAACAAATTTGATTTCATCATGAAGTATAATAGTATTTGCTGAAATACAAATAAGTGCAGCCTTAAATAATCTTCAACAAACCTATGTGGGTTATTTCTCCAAAAACCAGCCCATATCTCTACTCCATGTAAAAGATTTTCCATATCATCTTTGGTTAAGTCATCTCTACGTTCATGTTTAGTTTTTGTTTCAAATTCTTTATTTAGTATCATCTTCATCACCATCTTTGCCAAACAACTTGCCTACTTTAGTTTTTGTCCAATTCATAACCTTTCTAATTGGTGACAGATAATATCTTTCTATCATTTTTTCTATAGTGTCTACATCCTTAAACTCATCAGCAACTTCAGGTATCGGTCTATCTGTTTCAACCATATTTATCAAATATCCAACAACCATATTGTCGTCTTCCATATATGCTTTAGTCTTAGAAGGTATTACATTTAATTCTTCCATTTTAGCACTTATTCTTCTATCAATTTTATCATAATTGGCATAATCCCCATTAGCCCTACATTTTTCTTTTTCAACTTCAAAATCACACAAGGCTCTAATTATAACTTGCTCTTGTAATGTATTTGAAGGATATTGTTCCATATATAATTTCTCTAATGTTTCTAACCTTTCATACTCATTAAGTCGTCTATTTTCTCCCCATTTAGTGATCAACTTACGATGTTCATCACTTAATTCTTCTTCATCATCTACTAATTTATTATCTTTTGAAGTCTTATTTTTTACCTTAGTGTTGACTTTTGTTAAATACGCTGCCAAAACATCACTTTCATCCTTAGATTCATTGTATATTTTTTCATCGTAATAAATATCAAAATTCATTAATAAATGTTTTAAAGCTAATTTCTCATTACCATCATATACATCTACAAGTTCTAAGAAGTCTTCTTTCAAACACTTTTTACAAACAGGTATTCTTTGATTTTGAGAATTAGTTCTTGAATTTGAAGCGTAGAAATCTCTCTTTATTGATTTTTCACAACCACATTGAGTGCAGGTTAATTTATTAGATATTGCCATACAATCACCGTTACTTAAAACTTATAAAAAGTTATAATTTCCTTTTATTATTCTATTTTAGCGAACCTACTCTAGTAATAATATTTGAAGGACTTAAATTCCCCACTAACGAATGGGTACATATCATGGTTATCTTTTAAAGTGATAATCCATAATTCATAAGATTTAAACTAGCATTGAAATCCCTATCTATATCTAATCCGCATTCATCACATTTATATTGTCTATCAGATAGTTTCAAGTCTTTTTTAATAGCCCCACAATGACTACATTTTTTACTTGAAGGATAATATCTATCTACTTGTATAAATTCAATACCATTCCATTCACACTTATATTTCATTTGTCTTATAAACTCATACAGACCTAAGTTAGACACTTCTTTAGCTATTGATTTATTCTTCATCATATCAGTTATGCTCAAGTCTTCCATCACAACTCTGTATGGTTTGGTTTTCACAATATCAGCAGTTGTTTGGTGCAAATAATTTAATCTTATATTTTTAAGTCTTTGATGAATATGTTTAATGTCTTTTTCTAACTTTTTAATGTTATTAGTTTTAATGTAACGTCCCCCTTTCTTGTTCATTTCATATTTTCTACTTACTTGTTTTTGTAATCTTTTTAGTCTTTTTTCTAATTTTTTAACAACATGAGTTTTGTTAATATTTTTATAAACAACGCCATCACTACAAATTGCTAAATATTTAATTCCTAAATCTATTCCTATTACTTCATTTGTCAAACTTTCAAATTTATTTTCAACGTCTAATACAAAAGTTAAAACCCAGCATCTACCATTATAACTAATATGTGAATTTTTAAAGGAAATTTCTTTACTAAAATCAATGTCGTAAGTAGATTTATATTTAACTTTACCTATTTTTTCTAAATTAACCCTATTATCATAAAATTTAATTCTATCATATCTAGTGTAAAAACTTAATTTAGATTTCTTTTTACTCTTAAATCTAGGTAAATTTGCTCGTTTCTTATAAAAATTAGTATATGCTTTATCTAAATTTCTAATAGCTTCTTTTAATGTCGTATTAGACACCTCATTCAACCAAGGTTCTTGTTTTTTATATTGTGTCAACATCTTACCTAATTCCTTTGAAGAATATTTCTTTTTATCTTTTTTATATAATTCATTATTTAGATTTAATCCCCAATTATAAATATATCTTTGACAATTAATGTGTTTATAAAATAATGATTCTTGTTGTCTATTTGGATATAATTTGATCGTGAATGATTTTATCATCTTGCCACCTCCACGCTCTAAAAAATAAGGATGCACTTTCATGCATCCTTTAATATGGGGAAATTTGATATTATTCAATCCTTATTGTGGGGTATTAAGGATTGAATTGAAATCACAACTATATTCTATTTATAACCTCAACTCAACCCTTAATTAGTTAATCAAGAGTTATATTGTAAGTACACAATCTTCCTTTTTCATTGAAAACCATGAATCTTTGTGCAGGTCTTGAGGTTAATCTTAAATCCCCAGTATACTCAGTGTCACCACCAAATCCACCATTAGCAATTATTTCAGTTCTACCAATACTATCTTCTACTAAATGATGATAATGACCTAAGAATATATAATCAGGTACTTCACCAGTTAACCTAACTAAGTTTTTATAGCTTGATTCAATTTTATCTTTATCCCCATGTGTTGCAAATACTTTACTATTTAATATATTACAACATATTATATCTCTTCTAAATTCGTTTTCAATCATATTAACATTAGATATATCTCTTAATCTATCTTTCATTATTGTTTTAATTACTAAACCAAAATCATCATCTAATGTATTATCTTGTTTTTTAGCAAGTACTCTATCATGATTACCTGAAACAAAATAAACATTTATCTTGCTATATATTTGTGCTTCACTCAATTTAAAAATAAATTTACTCATTAGTTCAGCTATCTCTAATGATTGAATGACCACTTGTTCTCTATTTTCAATTCTTGTTGTAGTGTGAATCAATCCATTTATCAAATCCCCTAATAGAAATAAATTTAATTCACTAACATTATTTGTTTTAGAATGTTCTATTGTTTCACTAAGCAACGTACTTAAACGTTCTCTACATATTTCACTATTATAAACGTTAGTAGTACATTTTACATCTAATCCATAATGCACATCAGATACTAGTAACACCCCAGCTCTTTTAGTATCTTTAACTACATTAGTATTATTTAATGTTAATTTATCCATATCATCTAAACGTTCAACATAGTCATTAGCTATATCAAGTAAGTTCTTTTCTCTACTATATTCTCTTAACTCTCTATTAACTAATGTTCTTAAATCAGTAAGTTTTTGTACTTCCTTTTTGACTTTTATTTCCCTTTTTAGAAGTTTTTCATATGCTTCCATATTCATTAACTTACTATCATTGTCATTCATATGGTTATATAATAGATCTATACCAGTAGCCATTTTTCTAAAATGATCCTTTGACATAAAGTCAATATTATATTTTTCCATTAATTCTTCCCATGTTAAACTTATATTATCATTTATTTTAGCAACTATGTCTTCAATCATTCCATCAGTTAATTCTATATCAAGTTTTCTCCCCATAATATCACCCCATCATGATATTTTATTTTTTAGTTCTTTTAGTGAAAGCCTTGGTAGATTTAACAGTTGTATTAATACTACCTTCAACATGTTTTATTTTACCAGTGTCTTCACCTTTCATAACTCTATAATTTCTAGGTTTGTTTTCTTTTTTGCGTATCTCTAAGAAATTAACTATCCTACATACTTCACCAATGTCTAGTTTATCCCCTATAACAACACATGCTTCTTCTAATGCTCTCATAAAAAGTTTTATATCTTCTAAACTCATCGCTATTCCTTGTTCAGCTAATTTATCTTGTATTATTTTAAAAGCATCCTTTTGTATCATAATATATCTCCCCATTCAATATAAAAAAATAAAATTCCTCATCATCAAATTGGTGTGTCTAGCAACTTAGTTGAAGTCACTAGACACAATAAATTGGATTTGAGGGAAAGTGAATAATGTTTTCGTTAGTAATAACCTAGTATTACCAACTCTACATTTACTTATGATTTTTCCATAGATTCGTGCAACCTTTTTTGTCAATGTATTTACCTTGAATAAACAATTATTGTGCTTTTATTCGTCCTTTATTCCTACATTCCTTGCATTCAGGTTTGTAAACATCATGTTCTTTACTATTTTTAGTAAATTCACTTATTAATTTTACTTCTCCACATGTTGAACAGGTCTTATATGTACCTTTAGCTATGTTAAGATAATACCAATCTTCATAGTCTTTCATATAAACATTTATTATTTTTAATACTATATTATTTAATACTTTACTTACATATTGATGAGATTTCCCTATAGCATCACCTATCTCTTTTTGTGTCATACATGATTGCCATAAGTTTAATATATTACGTTGTGAATCGGTTAACTTAAGTTTCTTCAATGAATTATTTAAGTCATAAACAAGACAAGTAACATCATTTTGAAAATCAACCAATTCCATATCTCTATGTACTTGCAGCAAAGCCTTCATATGTTCTACATCAAATTCATCAAATTCTTCCCAACTAGGATAACCATCATCTTTAAGTAAATGTTTAGGTTTTAAATGTGGATGATAATGCATTTTTACATCAACCATATCTACATTTAAAAAGCCTATTAATTTTCTTAATCTCTTTTCAGTAATATGTGTATTTTTTCGTTCATTCATTTCATTCCTAATGTCATCATTATCTCTTAGTACCTTTAAGTATTCACAAAAATCATGATATTGTTTTATTATAGGATATCTATATAGATCAACATTAGTTATTTTTTCTTTAGGTGCTAATTTATAGTTGTCATGTGGTATTAATATTTTTAAATTCTTACCATTATTATTGTTATACACTTCTCGACTTCTATTATTAACTAACTCATCATCTTTCTTGATAGCCTTATCAAATTCATGCTCGTCATAATATATTTTATATTGAGTTTGTTTTCTTAAATCTTTTTCTTCATCAGCGTACAAAATGTAAGAACCTAACATTTCCAATACACTAGCAACATTAGTTTGTGACCATAAGAAGTCACTCATACCTAATTCACTTTTACATACTCCAGTATCCCATATATCTATTAAAAATCTATCATTAGTAAATTCTTTTCCATTTTCATCAACGACATTCAAAACGTCTTTAACATAATCTATTCTATCTTGTACATCAACTATATGTTTATCTAATTTACAATAATCTTGTATTCCTTTACCATCAATCTTACCACCAAATATTGGTTTTGGTATCGCCATTCCCCATCAATTCCCCTCTATTATTCGTTAATTAAATTAAAAAATTCTTCTAGATCTTGTTCACCATCTATTATTTCATAAAGACGTTTTAAAGTAGCCACCATTTCCATTGAATCTTCATCTAAATCTAATGTTTTATAATGTGTTGCCAATTCATTAATTGTATTTAATTCCACTACTTCTTCAAAATCATTTACATTTGTTATAGCCAAAGCCAATGTTAATTCTATTGCATTTGCTTCGTCATCGTCTAAATCAATAAACTTATGTATTGCATATTGCCCCATAAATTCACCTAAATCTTCAGCATCCATTGTATCTTCTATATTGTAGTTAGCAGTTTTGTAAGCTATTATAGTTTTTACGGCATCTTCTATTATGTCTTCTTTTTCTTCCTCATTAGTAATTTTACCTTCACTAACACCTAACTCAACCACAGTTGTTATCGCCTTAGCTATTAACTCCATTTCTATTTTGTTGAAAACATCATCCATAACAAATCCCTCCTAATAATTTATTGTAAGAATTAAACTTCCTTACATTTATAATATACTTAATTCTTCTAAAAAAGTGAACCTATTTTTGTATATTTTTACAATTATTTTATTAGCAAATTGTTAAGAATGAGAATGACATTGCTATTATGTAGATGTTGAAACCTAATGTCATTATAGCAGGGAAGAATTGATCAGCAGCACCAAGCACTACTATAATAATGAAGTCAAATACAAATAAGAACAAGTAACAACCTATGAATAATAACATACCAGCAAGACCTCTTGGACTACCCATACCAATCATACCTAATACTAATATTACAGATACAACTAAACCAACCATGTTCCAATTTATAGTTTTTTTCATACTTAACATCTCCTTTAATTATTCATTATTTATTATACTATATATATTCCCAGTATCATTAGTTCTAAACATATAATAACGAAATTTTTTTTATTTTTTTAAATAATTATGGCAACCCTCCAATCTTGTCATCGAGTCCCCCCAAAAGTGGTACATATGGTACATTTAAAAAGTGGACAGTTACAGAATTTTTTAAATCTAATCCCATAAGTGTCCACATTATAATTAATTATCTTTTAATTCAATTGTGTGATAAGAATTTACCCATGGTACTTCTTGTTGAAACTCTTCAATATATTGTGGTTCAGCAGTCATCATTAAAATTTGAAGTCTATCAGGGGCACTAAAAACAGTATCGTCAGCAAAGAAAAACCATATAAAGGATGCTAAATACATTGCACGTTCACGAAATTTAATTATGTGATGTATATTGTCACACAAGTATAAAATATTATTAAACAAGTGTGCTTGAGATACAATCATATTCAATTTACCACTATCAGTTGGTGATATTAGTAATTCTCTTCTATGTTTAAACAACTCAATTTTACCTTCATTTAATAATCCCTCTAAGTTTTTAGTTTCTATCATAACATATTCCCCCTATTTTATAATATATTTATTAAATACTTTTGGTATTCCATTGTCCATAAAAGTTTGTTTTGTCTTTTGGATTAAACCTAGGTCATTTAATTTATTAGTTAAATTAGTTATCGTTTGTAATGAATTATTACAAGGTGACAATCCTATACCTTGAGCAATTATCGCGTTAGGAATTGTCTTTTTCTCGTATCTATTACATTGACTAAGCAAGAATAAATAAGTTTTAATAAGGTTGTTATCACCTACATTTATCAATTGTTTTAATACATCTTTGTCGACTTTTACAGATTGATTAGTTGCTATTATATAACATATATGACCAAGTTCACCTTTACGTTGCTTGACTAAATCATCATTTGCAGCCAATTTCTTCATACTTCTTAATATAGTGTTTATTTT